AACTATTAAATCCCAAACTAACGAAGGAAAGCTTCCTATAAATGACAAGGTATTGTCTATCCTAACTGAGGCAATAATCGAATCGGCAGAGGAAGATGAGGTCGAACTTAATACAAACGATTTAGATGATAAAATAACTAAATATTGGAACGAGAGTACACCCTCTCGTTCCTCTTTAGATAATACAAAATACAATTCTGGAGAATACCAGGAGTTTCCTAGAATATCTTCTGGATTGGATTCTATCTTTTCTAAAAGTACAGATAGAGGAGCATTCTCCAAATGGGCACAGAATGTTCTTGTAAATTCAAGTGCAGTTAACCCTGTTACTGGAGATGAAGTAGCTACAGAGTATAATTTAAATGCATCTCTATTAGATTTACAAAATGATCTAGCTGTATCATTAGCAGAATATCTAAATATTGAACCCAAGAATATCTATGATGGAATTAAATTTAATGAGGCTGCTTATAATGATTTAGTTAATGCTGCTAGACTGAATTTTTATTCTTACTTGGATGAGGGCAAATATGATTTTCCTTCTAAAGGTATTCGTGGAGAGTTTAATAAATATTTATTGCTTACTAATTTTGATTCTGCTATTCAAAAATATGCTAATGGGATCATTGTAATTGATCCTATTCAGGTAAACAGCAAAGAACTATTTTCTAGAGGATCAAAATATAAAGCTGGATCGCTCCATGTAAAACAAAGATGGGATGATTCATTTGAAGCATCTTCCATTGGTATTCATACTAATAAATCGGTTCAGCAATATATTTCATCACTTCCAGAAATTAATGCTAAAGGTGTACTAACTGGTAATTCTATTCTATTTAGGGATTTTAATAATCTTATTAGAATTATCAAAGATAAAAATCCTAATTATAGTAAAATGTTAAGAGAGTATCCTGGAGAGGCTCTTAAGGCTACTATGGATGAAATTTATAAAAATCCTAGAAATTATTTTACTGGAAATGATACTATCTTGTTAAATACATTTTATACCGTTTATAATAATGTATTTGGTCCAAAAGATATTAGTTTATATTCTAAAAATACAGCTAATACTAGAAGTACAAAGAATAATTTATATTCTATGATTGTTAATCATATTAACAAAAATGCTTCTATGGAGTATACTCAAACTATATGGGACGAAGAGGAAGAAACATATAAAACAGCCTTATTGTCTAGCACCAATTTAACTAAGACAAAAAGTGATGTATCTAGAAATTTGATTCTTCATGCTATCAAAGATGATTACTCAAGCCTTGTTGAAAAATATAATGTAGTATTCAACACTACTAATGGTAAAATACAATCTTTATCTTTTAAGATAGGAGAAGACAGTTATGTTATAAATTTCAACAAAAATAATACTCCCTCTAATGTAAAAAGTGTAATTGCTAAGTTTTCTAATCCAGAGTATGTAGAATTTTTCAATGATGTTTTTAAACAAAGATTTGATAAGGATTTTTATGCTGGACTACTTATAGCTAATGAGTCTTCTCCATCTAGTGTATTTAAATTGCTAAATTTAGCCTCTAACATTTTCCTGTCAAACAAATTGGGTAGTAACATTACCTATAATATAGCCTCTGGAAAAGTAATAGATGGAACATTTTCAGACAACACTAGGTCTTGGTTTAGCAATGATTTAGGGGCAGTTAGAGTTGATGGATTCAACGGAGCATTAGATGCAGTTGAAGTATTGGCTAGAGCTAAGTCTTATATTAGTAAGGATTCCACTCAAAGTAATGTAAAAAACTCTGAAGGTGCTTCTCTTCCGAAATTTGGATTAACTTCCTTAAGTGAAGGTGATAAATATCTGTTTAGAAACTTATTTAAACAGGTAGTAGAAAACCCCAATCATACCCTTAGACATAACTTATTTATGAATAATAAGATCTACGGTATGATGAGAAATACCTTTAAAACAGAATTTATTGGATACGATGGAGATTCTCAGCAAATAAAAAATATGAGTGATGCAGAACTTATATACGATGGTATTGTATCAGGATATTTTGCTAATAAAAAGAAGTTTGTGTCTATTCAGCCTGCTGTTTATGCTGATAAAGGCAAAATTCAAGCTAAAGCTATCAGGACTGATGAGAAGTTCACTTATGTTAATATTGATGGAGAAACCATAATTAACGATAAATCCTTTTCTGAATTAAGCACTGACGAGTTGGACAATCTCTACTATGAATCTATGAGAAGTCAAATGATTAATCTAAAAAAGACCATAGTTGAAGATTATAAAAAATTCTTTGGAGCTTTACATTCTTTATATCCAAAAAAATATCCGGAAGCTAATTATAATAAATGGGAAGAATATGAACCTCTAGTAAATAAATTATCAAAGAATGATATTTATGTAGCTATAAAACTTCTTCAATCTAAGGGAGAAGATATATCAATTATACCAGAAATTCATTTTACTTGGAATAAAAAAGCTGGCAAGTACATCTTTAATAATTTATTAGCTTTTGAATTTAAAAGATATACCTCTAATAATAGAGATATATTTAACGAAAAAAACAGAATTGAGGAAACATTATATGCAGAGACTTTAAGAAGTGGAGGTGTTAGACTAAGTACTGTTTTAGCTAATGGTTTAGAAAATAAAATTATTACCTCTGGTTACAATAAGTTCGAGGACCAGACAAAGTATTTATCCGACAGACTGTCAGAATCTGTAGTTAAGGAATTAACTAAAAATGGTTCTACCTACGAAGACATTTGGGTTAATAAATCTACTAAGGAATTAAGAGGTTATCTAGCATTTGATAAAAATGGTAAGTTAATCAAAAATGCAGCTATGCCCTTATATAGTGCCGAAAAAGATTTAGGTATAACCGTAGTATTGAATCCCGAACTGTACAAGTTCCAAAGATTAGATAATATTGTGAGCAATAATTATAATCTAGCGACTGTAGGACTTCCATTTTTACATCCTACTAAAGTACAAGCTACTGGTATCGACTCTAAATCCATTAAAATAGAAGAAGCTAATAGAACTGTAGCATTTAGTAAGCGTGGGGTTATTTATGGTGGTACTGGACATACTTTGATAAAAAATAAGAAAGACGGTATTCCTCAATATCTCAATATATCTGTTATAGATGATTTAACAGCCCCAAATATGAGTTTAACAGGGAATAATGAAGACGCTACCACACAAGATGGTGCTATTCATACCAATCCGTTTTTCTCTATTTGGTTTCAAAATTCTTCTCCTGAGTTGACTCATAGTTCTGTTCATGAAAAGCCTTTAGGATACTCTAGTTTAAGTAAATATGGGGCCTCTACTTTATTTAAATGTGCTACATTCTCTATTACTAATTCTAGTATCCGCAGCTCTGAAACAAGTAAGGTTAATAAGGCTACTATGTTGAAAAATATGTCTGACAGACCTTGGGTTATACCTAATTTAGATATATCTCCCTATTTTCAATCTGTGTATTATATAGATCCAGAATTAGATTTGAATAGGTATTTTGAGTTAACTAGTTTAGAAAAGGTATCAACTGATGTAGTAAATGGAAAGGTAGATAATATTTATAAAGCCCAAGTAATAGAGGTAGACAGTAGAGGAAATATTATCGGTTCTGAGACTGAAACTAAAATTCTGCACTTAAATAGTAATTATGATATTTGGAAAGCATTTGGTGGGGCATATTCTTGTTCACTATCTAATGGTAAACTAGAGCCTAGTGAAGATTCTATACACCAAGTAGCTAGAATTGCTAATGATGTGAATATCTATGAAGATAGTGATGAAATAGCAGAATATAATGATTTAGTTAAATTTGGACGTCTAAGTAATCCTAAATTAGCAGAAATATCTAAAATTAAGGATATTAGAGATGTTCCTCAGTATAGTAATAAGCTTATCCCTGAGAAGCACTTAAAAATAGAAGGAGGGAGAACTTACTATCAACCAATGAAATATTCTGATATCCATTACTTAGCTAATGCTTCTGGAGTTAAAAACGGTATAGTAAATCCTAATCCTGCAAGCTTATACTTTAATTCTACTCAGGAAAGAATTAATCCTAATAGTAGAGTTATTTTTGGACACCCAACTTTAGGAAAAACTGTTGCTTCTAAAATGGGATATAATCTTATTAGTTTCGACGATTATAATAGAGACAAAATAAAGAATTATATTGCAAAAAATAAGCTAGAAGGAGAAACTACTCAACAATTTAAGAAAAGAAGAGACCCAGCTTATCAAGAGTTTTTACTTAGTTTATTAGAAGAGAATCTTGATTTAAATGTTCCTATATTCTTTTCCGATTTATCTTTACTGGACGCTATAAATAATTCTGATGAAATAGTAATTGATGAAATCTATACTATGTCAGAAGAAAATTTTATTGAAAGAAATAGGCAGAGGGGAGGAACTGATGATGCTAATGCTAGAGAGTGGAAACATAATTTAGATGAGGCTTTAAATACTTATTTAGAATCAATTCCTGATACTAAAGTAGTTGATGCCACTGGACATGATTTGTTTGAATATTTTGATAGTCCTCTTTTATCATCTGAGTTTGATCCAGCATACTTAATTATTCAATTAACGGCGGAACATGATGTGGAAAATGAGCAAGTATCCGAAATGACTCAAGTTATTTCTGCTTTGGAACAAGGTTCATATACTCATGATATCGCTATCAAAATCTTGTCTGATGTTGGACAAACTATTTCAGATAGACTCGATCTGTATAGGAAATGGGATATTAATACAGAAGTAGGAAGGCAAGAACTTAACACCATTCTAGGTAGAGCACTGTGTAGAGTATTTAATGATTCAGAAGATAGAATTAGTATTGCATCTGCTTATTTGGATAGAATCCAAGAAGAGCTAGCAAAAAGTAACATAATTACTCAACCCATTCCTTTTGATGATAATAACCTATTAGGAATGTTTGAAACTAATTTCAGAAACGGATTTAATAAAGATATAATTAAACGTAAGTTCTCTGGATTTACTGGAGTTATGACTCCTTGTTTTGATTTATATTCTGTGTATGACTATAATGGTAATGTTATTACTGAGCAGGATTTTTCTAGGATAGCGGAAAAAAATGAAACATCTAATATTAAGGAGACGTTAACATCTCTAGATGTAGAAGTTCCAGTATCCCAAATAAGGTGCGGAGATTGGATTGAATTAAATGGTCAAGCAGTACAAGTAGGAACGTTAGTAACTACGTTTGGTAATACTCCTAGTATCACTTTGGAAGAAGTAAAATCTATGAGAGGTCAAACTGTAAAGAAACTTGCCTCAAAAGGTAGAAATCTAAGAGCACAAAATTATGTAGTTACTGTTAATCCAGATCAAGTAAATGTAGAGGATTCTACATTTGATATCTATGATTTGGATTCTGTCTTGTTATCTAGTAAGCTGAAACAGTATGTAAAAGAATTTAACTTAGAGCAGCCCCAATACTTGGATCAGGTATTTATAGAGGTTAATGAACTTATTAAGGCTAAGTATCTAACTATCAATGATAAGGGAGAATCTAGAACTGTTGATTTGATTCCTTATTTAAAGGAGGGAAATATAGATAAATTAAAGAGCTATATTAAAGTTGCCATCCAAGAGGATATGAAGAGTATTCAATCTGGTAAGTATCCAGTTCCAATTAAATATAGAAATGACTCTGCTCAAGCTGATATTATTACATCAGAATATACTCCTAATGAATTGGCAGTAGGTAAACCATTTGCTTCTAAATTCTTGTTATCTCCTGGAGATACTATTAGTAATATTGATGTGGAGTTTTTTAAGAATAAGTTAAGAGAAAGAAGGAGCAATCCAATTGATTCTAAGTTTTATAATCTATATTTTGTTGGAAATAACTATAAGTTAAACTTCTCATATGATCCTAATATTATCAAGAAACTTAGAAGCGCAGGATATACTGTTTCTGAAAAAAATATTCAGGACCAAATAATAACCGCAAATGAGGGCCTTATTAGGAGAATTAATGATGATATTAAATACCCTGTTAATAAAAATATGGCCTTCTATGATGTTACTACTCCAGATGGAGAAACTGTAGAAATGGTTACGGGATTTTCCAATGAGGATATTAAGAATATATGGAATACTGAAAGCTTCTATACTAACAACTTTAACTTCTCTAATTTTGATAAAGAATATAATGATGAAGAGACTTTAAGTAGAAATTTTAAGAGATTATCTAATCTTCTTAAACTGTATGGATCTTTGAACAAAATAAAAGTTCCCATTAAATCATATCAAGAAGCTTTTGAATATATCTCAAAGATAAATCCTGAAGCTGAGGATACTAAGAGAGCTTTTATGATGAATCAATCTTTCAATGAAGCTTTAAAAGTAATTGCTGCTCGTATTCCTGCTCAGTCTATGCAGTCATTCATGAATATGAAGATAGCTTCTTTTATAGACACTGATACTAATATCGTATATACTCCAATAGAAATGTTGATATATGAGGGTTCCGACTTTGATATTGATAAGATCTATGTTATGAACTCTAGTATAGGTGATAACGGAGTATATATTAATTGGTCTCCTTATTTTATGTGGGAAACTACTGATTTATTTAATAAGTCTAAAGAGCTTCCACTACCAAATGGAAAAACTTATACTGTAGATGAATCGGGAATTGATGTGTCTGAGTATAATGATTTAGAATCTTTATACGAAGGTAAACAATATTCAGTATTTTTGGACAGATTAGCTGAAATGTTAGAAAAAATAAAAGAAACTAACATAGTTTCTGGAGCTAGTGACTATTTGTTAAATATTATCAATACTCATAATAAATTCCAATATAATAAAAACGAAGGAGTAAAGAATAAGATATTTAATAATATGTTTAAAGTAGGAGCTGATCCTAGAAACTTCTTAGCTGAAACTGCTACATTAACTATTGACCCTGCTCGTGAAGCGGCCTCTAAATCAACAGCAGGTAGATTTGGGGAAGTATCATCAAATGAGAATCCTGGTGCTAAAATGGTTGCCCAAAAGGAAAATGCTGTAGGTAAATCTTCAATTGGAGCTTTTGCAAATGGAATTAAGGCGTTTTCATCTTTACTTGTTTTCTATCAAGACAATCTATCTAAAGTTGTTCCTATGGCTAAACAAGCATTGGATAATTTCCTGGCAACTATTTCTGTGAATTTAGGAGTAGAGCCTGAATTGGATGTAGTTCTGTCTAGACTTGAAGAACTATCTTTATCTGAGTTGATAAATAGTGGATTATCTGAAGAAGAAGCTAAATTAGTTTTAGAAGCTAGAAAGGAAGACTTTAGACAATCTGATAAGTCTATGGAGCACCTAAACTTACTAGTGGAATTACTTAAGTTATCTGATACAGCAAACGTAGAAAAATATGAGTTAAAGCTTAAAGGCTCATCTAGTTATACAGCATATGATAGCGAAGGTAAACCATTTGAAATTAAGTTTACTCCTACTTTACCTAATTTAAATCTGAGTGCAGCAGATGGTTCTGCTATCTCAGAATTGGTAGACAAAATTAAGAAAGGAGGCTTACAAGAAGAGGTTTATGAAACTTTGGGAGTTATGTTGAATATTTCTACCGATAATGCTAAAGAGCTAGTATTGAAAAAAATCAACGCTTCTGGAGATTTGGCTAAGGTATATATTTACTTGATTAGTTCTGGAGTACCATTTACTACCATTACAAAGTTTATGACATCTAGTGTTATCTCTTTGGTTAATAATAAAGCTCAACGGTCGTTGTTTAACGAAGAAAGTAAATATTCTAATATTAACAGGGCTATAAAATTTTACCAAGAAGGAGCTGATATTGCTGATTATGTTGGAAAGGATTTTGTTAATAGTGTAATAAACGTATTAAACACCAAAATAGACTCCCAAATACCTACTAAGGCTGCTGAATTTAAGAAGTTTATAAAGGATTCTGGTTCCGATTATCTGTATACTTTAATTGATAAAATAACTGAACATGAATCAGATTTCTCTGTTGCTGCTAGTAGAGTTCTTTCTCAAGATGAGATTGAGCAATTAAGAGAAATAGCAGATGAATTAGGAGAAGAAGGATTTGTAGCTAATAGAAGGGATTTTAAGCAAACTGCTTTCTTAGTTAATAGATTCCTTACAGAGTCTATAAACAGAAAAAATCAGTTGGCTACTATTAAAGGTGATATAAATAATACTCTTGAATTATTGAATAACCTTGTGGAAGGAGGAGATGAAATTTCTGAATACTCTCAATGGTGTGGATTAAATCAGGGACTAAAAACTCTTAGAAATGATTTTTATAATTTTATTAAGAGAAGAGAAGATTTCATTAAATCTAAAACTGGAAAGAATTTTGATTTAATTCAGTTCATTAAAGATCCTGAATATAGACAACATCAAATTAATCTATATGAAAAAAGCAAAACTACATTTAATGTACTTGCTGCTATTTCATCATCACCTCACTTTAGTAAAATGTATCAAGCGTTAGCATTGAATGAGGATATTCTTAATACTTTTAGTTATAAGTATAGAACGTTTTCTAAAATGGCTGATCTGTTAGTTCACAGGGGCATAGTTAAGACTATTAAGCCCGATACAATGAGGGTTATTAAGAGATTTGTGGATGATGTAACTATTAGTGAATTTTTTGATAATTTGAGTTTTGAGATTCCTATGGTTGGCGAAGTACTTCCTTATTATAATGCTGATGGATCAACAAGTAAAAGAGAGGAAGAAGTGCTTCAATTAAATGATGTATTTGGAAGAGCTTCATTTAAAAGAATCATGGAGAACTATATCATACCTGAGTTGCAAAACAAATATCCCACTAACAGATTTTTATCTGATTTGATGTTTGGTTATACTAAAACTTCTTTTGGAGTGAGGGATTTTCTCAAACTCCCTATAGACTTAAATAACATATCCAGCGAGATGAATGAAAATCTATTTAACGATTATGTTTCTGGATTTAATTCTATTAAGGATGATACTTATAACAATGTAAGAATAGAGGACTTATTCTTCGCATATAATCTTCTTGTCAGCAACAATGGTTTTGGTCCAAATACTATGACCAGGATTTTTGAGGATGCTATTAAGTCTAGTCCAAAAAATTCAATTATTTCTAAGTTTACGGAGTTTGAAGCTAATCTTCCTAATATGGATATTAATATTGACGAAGACGATCTACTTATTAGATTTGCAGGTGAAACTGGTAGTGGATTTGATGTTCAATATGTAGCTGGTAAAAAAGTTATTTATCATGATGGGAAGGTTCAGGATTTGTTTATTGAAAACAATCCTACTTCTCTATTCTTTAGAGATGGAGTTTCCAGAGTATATAAAATTAAGGCAGATAATATCTATGTTAAATTTATGAATTTGTTTGCAGATAATAAACTTGATATTAAATTAACCTGTGATGAGTAAGAAAGGTTGTGTACAAATACAAATAGGTTCTAAAAAATATACTTTTAGAGATGTGGATATTTCGTCCACATCTCTAGATAGTATTTTAGGGACTTTAGTTAGAAGTAAAAGATTTCAATCGGAAATTGACGATATTATAAATACTGTAGATCAAGATGTAAATGAAATTATTGCTAAAGGAGAACAAATAGCTACCAATATTGGAGATTATGCTATAGGTAATGCAACTAGTTTAAATCTTGCTACATTATCTAGAATAAATCAGTCTACTGACTTTAGCGCAGTTTCTGCTATTACCAATCTTCTTAATTATACTGATAATTCTTTTTTATTTAGTGACTCTACTAAATTAAGTAAAGCCTATATAGGAACTAAAAGGGATTTTATTCTATTAAATCCATCAATTATGGAATCAGGATCTTCTTTATCCCAAACTCTAGCGTTTAAATACGCAAGTAAGGAATCTACTAATAAAAACAGTCCTATTTATAGAACCTTATCTAATTATGTAGAGCAGATTCTAGATTCAAATCATCCATTTAGAGAACATTTGGAAGGAGTATCAGAATTAACAGCTGCCAAAAAGTTGCTATTGCTAGCTCAATCGGACGATAGTGAATTAAGTAAAAATTTACTAAGAGAGTTAGGAGGAATAATAAAATCTAAAACGGAAAATTCTATAAATATAACTGGAACCACAGTTGTAGGAGATAAAATAAAATCAATAATAGGATATGGAAATAATATAACAGTATTCAATAATCATAAATATACTAATTCTAATATTATAGGATTATTGCAGAAGGTAAGAAATTACAAAAGTGCTACTGATGTATCAGATTCTCAATTGCCAGACAATGTTCCAATTCAATTTAAAAAGTTTTACGAGGATAATAAAACTGGAAAGTACGAACAGCTATTAAATGATTTATTGAATAACGAAGATATAGAAGTAAATGAATTATTTGATCCTAGTGTTAATAAAACAATAAATAATATAATTGATTATTTATATAAAACTCCAGAGATTTCAATGGATGAATCTTATATTCCAAAAGTAGGTTCTATTGAAGTGGAGGATGATTATCAAGTAGAGGATAAAGTGATTTATTTAAATGAGAGTAACTACGTAATGAATAGTACTTTAAAATCTAAAGATACTTATGTAGAACTAATATTAGATGAATCAACCTCCAAATTTGCAACAGTAAAGTCAGGCAAACCTTTAAAAATATTAATAAATCCTAAGTATGAATTAACTGATGAACAAATAAAGGAAATAAAAGCGGAAGTTTCAACAAAAACAGGAAAGAATGCAGGGAAAGGTAAAAAACCAAAATGGGTAGTTCTAAAACAGAAATCCATTCCTACTAAATCAGTTGTAAAGGGATTGTCTGAATTAATAGAAAAATTAAACACTGATGGAGTATTAGTAGAGTCAGTACATTCTACAGTGTATGATGATTTTGCAATACAAGCAGTTAAAGCTGCAAATCAATCTGGAATATCTTCTTATATTTATCCAAATTATTATACAATTAATAGAAACAGAGGAGAATTTTTATCTTACTTGGATAGTGAATTAAATTTATCTTTTACAAAATCAACAATAAATAAGTCTTTTACTAATGAAGAATTTCAAAAATTTACTAATAGTGAGAATCCCGGATTATTTGCCAATTTAAAAGAGATGCAAGCTGGGGATACTGTCACAATAACTAATACAGTATCACAGAATAAGATGAAAATGGTTATAGACCATATCTATGATTTTAAATTTAGACCTAAACTCAATCCCTATACTTCCATGTATAATGTATATACTGGAGGATTTAATAAAGGAGTAGTATTTTCTCTCTTATTTGATGATAATAAAAGAAAGACCGGGGTATTAGTAAATATAACTGACAACAATTATGGATTCATTCTATCCGAAGGTAATACCTATGTAGAAATACCTAAGTCTCAGATTAATAGTACTTATTCTAACCATTCTCCTCTGTATATGTCAGACTTAAGATACATTGGAGATAATGTATATTACAATACTTTATCTGGATTAGTAAAGGATGATTTGTTTGTTGGACATAATGTAACAGAATACAAGAAATTCTTCGAGCCAGAACTAAGAGAAATCTTTGAAAAAACTATTTATGATACTTATGAAAATTTCCTAAATGAAGAATTTGGAAATTATAATAACTTTCAGAATAAAAAATTTTATGTATTCGCCCATTATACTCCAGAGGCAATTTCCAGAGTAGAGGTAAATGCTCCTAATTATTCTAACGTAAATATGCTTGAAGTTTTAGCTAATTCTTTGAAAAGATCAGGAATCAAAGTGAATATGTTTACTTCTGATGAAATTACCTCATTATTTGGACCTAATTTGGCAAGTAACAAAGCTTTTATACATAGTGGAATGATAATCTTAAACTCAGATTTAAGTACAGAAGATTCTCCTATACATGAGTTGATGCATTTATTATTAGCTCAATATAAAGTATCTAATCCAGCAGCGTATTCTGAAATGCTCAAAAATATACCTGATTTAACTCAATTTGAAGAACTAAAAGAAAGGTACAGAGAGTTATCTCCAAATGATTATGCTGAAGAAGTTTTGGTACATGCAGTAACTGACTATTTTATGGGAAGGGTACAAGATTATGGAGCCTTAAAAGTATCTGATTTAAATATTAAAGAGTTAGCTTTTCAACTATTCCGGACCGACTCTACAGATAAATTTAGAGACGACTCTGAGTTTATGAATACTCTAATGAAAACATTATTACTAGATGGAAATAGTTCTCTTTTGAAAGACTTAACGATAGGAGTAAATTTAGATAAAACCATTACTGAAAATAAAATTTCTAATGTGAAATCTAACCTAATTCAAAATAATAATTTAAAAATAGACTGTAAATAATGAAAGACTGTACGTATGAACTAACATATAAAGAAATAGCTCGTTCATTTTCAAGTGAAGAGGAATTAGATTCATATATAAGAAATAATCCAGATGAGTTTAGTCTAGAAACAGCAGAAGACTATAGATTTAGTAAAGATTTAACTGCTGAAAATATAGCTATAATCAACAAAGTAAACAATAAAAATCAAGAGCATCTAAAAAAACTAAGAACTAAGATATCAAAATATGACAGTGATGAGTTTGATGATGTTTATGATGATAATTCAATAGGAGTTCTTGAATTTATAAAAACTCAAGGATTGACTGACAAATCAGAACAATTTAATTTAGAAAACTGGGAGAGAGCTTATAGAAGAACTCTAGAAAGCGATTATAGGCAACTGCCAGAAGAAGAAAGGAAAGCTATAATCGAAGAAAAGGTAAATTCTGAAAAACTTAGATTTGACCAAATAAGGAAAGTAGGTAAAGGATTACACAAAATAGCCTATGATGTATTTATGAATCCATTTTTGGATTATTCTAAGTATCCTAAGGAAGTAAGAAGAAAAATTGCTGAATTTGGAAGCGAAAACATTAATATTGACTCATTATCAGATGAAGCTATATTACAGACGGTTAAACAACTATATTCTATTAAAAAGGGATTAACAGCTAATAAGAAAATAAAATATACTTTTATTGAACCCTGTATTGATTTTAAAGACTCTACCTATAATATTAGAGGAAAAATGGATATGGTATTAGTTTACGATGATAATACTATAGACATAATTGACTTTAAAGTATCTGGAACTAATTATGATGCCTGGGATCCGGATAAGAAAGCTACAGCTTTAGCACAGTTAATGACTTATCAAACAATGCTAGAGAATATAGGAGTAAAGCCTACTAACTTTAATTTGAAGTTAATTCCTATCCAACTTGGAAGAACAGGAGATTCTTTTACTAGTTCTAATGTGACATCCAAAATCTTAACTCCAAATATTTCTACTAGGTATAAATTATTTGGCCTGTTGAATATTAAAACAGAATCTCAGCCGCTAACTTCTAAATTAGCTGAGAATACAGTAGAAACTGTAACTAAGATGTTTGGTTTTGATGTTTTTAATTCTGGGTATGACGAAGCAAGTTTCCAAAAAGCCTATGATGCTATGGTAACTAAAGTAGGAAATAGTTATCAGTTTACTATGATCAAAGGAATTATAAAAGGAGAACGTAAAGTATCTAAAAATTCAAGGGAAGAAATAGAAAAAGAATTAAAGAACTATCTGGCTGTATTAAGAGAACATAGAAAAAATCAAACTTCTAAAATAGCTCAAATATTTAATGACTTAAAAGATAGTGAAAATAAAGAAATATCTTTCGTATCAGACAACTCACTTAATAGGTGGCTGAATATTAATCTAACTAAATATAAAATTAACCCTAACTGGAAAGCTATTCAAAATGAGGACTTAAATGCTCTAGGAGTTTTAATGTTTAAAAATGATGCAGACAGAACAGTAGATTTTGTATCTATAATGTATGAAGATATAGACTTACCTTTAAATTTAGAAAAAGGAAATACTATATTAGGTCATTTATATAGTGACAACATGTCCTCATCTAACAAACTTGTAGCAAATATGGGTAATATTGAGCTAGTTAAATTATTGTATTTAGCTAATCAACTAGCCGACAATTATGAAACAGGCGAACTTAAAGTCCTAGGGTTAAGCAATAAGTCCGTAATTGATGATACTGTAATTCGTGAAAAATTAGAAAACAATTATAATATTTTAGCTAACTCAGTTGGAATAGAAACAAATAAAGTTAGGGCTGGAGAACTATACGCTAGGGTTGCTTCCTTATATGAGGCTATAGTCAATTCAACTTCTGTTGCTAATTATTTCAGAGTCAATTCGATTAATCCAAATAATTTCAAAAACGATAAACTATCGGAATTGGTAAATGACAAGGCAGAGCAATTAAAAAGACTAGAGAAGCTAAGGGATGCTTTAAATGAGCATTATTATAAATATAGGTTTAATGCTACAGAAGATAATTCTATATTAGGCTACTTAAAATCACAGGTAGATCTAGCTATTTCTAAACTATCTGGATATTCTATAGACTTTAGGAATGAAACTAAATTATCTGGCAATATATTGGGAGGTCAAGGATTAAGAGAGAGTATAGAAAACAAGACTTTATTTAATTCTATTAATTTAAGACCTCAGGATACTATTCCTATAATTCAAGCTATATACGATAGAGTTATGGAAGCTAACTCTATAATTAGAAATAAGTATATGGCTTATAAAGTAGTTGATAGAAGACATACCGATAAATTTAAAAATAGCAACCCAGGATTTAGGAATAACAGATTTGTTAATAACTCAGAAATAATATTTAAAAATTTAATAGATAGATCTAATACAAGAGATCTAAGGCTAAAAGATTTTAGATATGATGATACTCTTAGTAAAGACGAAAAAGAATATCTAGAATGGTATGTTAGGGATTTAACTAGAATTAAATATGATTTAACTTTAGAAGAGGCAGAAGATCAAGGGTACGATATTTTTCAATTACCATTAGTAAGAGCTGGAGCTTTATCAAGAATAGTAAACAATAAACAAAACATTAAGGAGGCTCTCAAAGATACATTAGGTTTAGAAGATGCTACTATAGATCCTAGAATGAGTTTAGGATTGGATTCTTCTGAAACAGACTTTGGAAAAAATGGGTTAATTTTTGATGGTATATTTAATTCCTTTTCTTTATCATCTGATCCTGACAAAAGATTAGGAATGATAGAAAAAGAGGGATTAGAGTCATTTGACATAAATCTAGAAAGAATTAAGGATTTATATAATTATGTAGTTACCAGAAAGGAAATATTAGACCCTGTAATTGCTAACGTAAGTTCTTCATTGTGTTCGTATGCTTGGAATGCCCAATTAAGTAATGGGCAGCTGGAACTTAATAAACCTACTTTGGACTTCATTGTCAACTTCATTAAATCTTCAGTATTGGATATGTCTTTATTTGATAAAGATGAAAAAGGTTTATGGAGAACAGTTTCTTCCATAAAGTCTGTGGCTAGTAAGATGGTATTAGGATTAAATGTTCTATCTATGGCTAAGGAAGGATTAGTCGGATGGTGGACTTTATTTAATAATGCTAACGCCAATAGATTTGATGACTCCAGATTTGGAATAAAAGAAGCTAGTAAAGCATATTCAATGGTATGGCAGGATGGATTTAGGCAGATAAAAACAATTACTATGGGAGAGCATTTAAACGCTCAATATGGTATAGCTAACGTATCCGAACAGGAAATGGTAGAAAGATTAAATTACTATCAGGGAGAAGTAGGAAGAGTTAATAATATACTATTCTTTACCGCTAGGTCTCCGGACTTTTTACACAGAATGACAGTATTTACTGCTTATATGCTAAAGGATGGTAATTATGATGCACATAAACTAGTGGGGGATCATATAGAATATAATTGGCGTGAAGATAAAAGATTTAGTATTTATGCTAAGTATCAAAATACTCCAGAATCTGAAATTCCTAAATCTGAATTAGAAACATTTCAAGAGCAGAGATCTCTTTATTTGACAATATGGAGGCAAATGATAGATGAGGGAGCTGTTGTAACTAACTGGGAAACTGGAGAAACTAGGTCTATGACGGACGATGATAAGGATATTCCTAAAGCATATACAGTTCTAGAATCAAATAAAATGATTCAGGAAGCTAATATGATGTTCGGATATATGGACAGTACAAACAAATCCATGTGGTTTAGGAAAGGCATCGGAGTTATTTTAGGGCAATTCCAATCATATATTACCGCTAGAGGTGCTCAATACTTTTTAACTCCTGGAACATATAAAACAGGTAAATGGGTTGACAAAGTGGACTCTGTAACAGGAAAAAAGTTATATTGGAAATATGATGATTCTGGGAAAAGAGTAGAAACTACAGAAAACACAGGATTTCCTGTTAAAGACTGGCAGGGAGGCATGATGGAAGGTATATTCTGGAGTTTGGCAAGTTTAATTAATGTGGTTAATTATATAAAAGGAGGAACTAGCAGAGAAGACTTCTTAAAAGCATGGAATGATCCCACTAAATTAAGAAATCTTAATCTATTTTTGGGAGATGTAGGAGGATTAGCTTTCTTCTCGATACTTATGTATCTGTTATTTGGTAATGTAAAAGAAAGTGATAAAACAGCCATTGATAAGAATATAGAATTAGTATTAAGAAATGCTAGTTCTGAATTTAATATTTGGAAAACATTTACTGGCCAATTAGAGTTAAATTTCGTAGCTTGGGGAGTTATCACAAGATTTGTTACATCACTTAAAGATGCTATATCTGGTGATAGTAATTTGCCAAGAGCTTTTGTTTCAAATGTAGGAGCATTTAAACCATTTAAACCAATGATATATGATATGTTTCCGTTAGATGAACAGGAATAAAAATAAAAGGGAGAAGTTGCAATTATTGCGGCTTCTCCCTTATTTTTTTTCATTCTTGTTCCACATATTCAGGCTCACGCTTATCCTGTTTGTTTAGCACTTTAAACATATATTTTCCTAAAGATTTGTAATCAGAATCTAATTCAGAATTATATGCTTTTTTAGCCTTTTTTACTAATATTTTAGTCTCTCTTCTAGAAACAATTCTTTCTCCTCCTTCTAATTCCATTTGTACTCCTCCATCTGGCCCAATCACTAACATTTTAGAGGTTTCGGAATCATCCTCCTCTTCTTCTATGTCAATCTCGTCTCCTTCTTTAATTCCAGAGCCTTGATTGACTTCTAGTACATATTTTACATTATCTTCCTCTGCTATAGTTCTATCATTAGGCTCTCCAGAATATACAGATAATACTTCTTCATCATCGTCTATAAAGACTATATCTAATGGAATATTAGTATCATCCATCCAAAACCCAACCGTTTGAGGTTCATCATATACAAATAACATACCTTCATCCTCTGGTAAAGAATTTATTCCCTGCAAGCCTCTGGATTTTTCCTCATCAGTATAAGCTATTTTAACTCTATACTCTTTATCATTTATTTTAACTATCATGCAATAATTCTCCAGTATTATCAATAGTATTTTCTATTATCTGTTCGGCCAGTAATTTACCTGCTTCTATAGCAGCTTCATCTGTACCTATATTTCTCAATTCCTCTAATTTATCAGTTATTTCTTTAGCAAATATTATTTCAGAACGTTCTATTTCTGCATGCTGTACAATTCCTCCTTCTTCCTGAGTTATTACTGGGATACCCTTTTTAGTTATACCTTCCAATTCAGGATTTAGCTCCACTAGGTTGTGTTTTCTAGCGTGTAATGCTCCTTCTGGTATAATATTTACTTGACCTCCATTTTGGAATATTTCAGGAGCTTGCTGACCACTTTCACCTTCCTGGTATTGTTGCTTCACCCCAGTAAGAGAAATCTCTGTAGAAGACTCTACACTACTCATAGAGGTATTCTTTGGTATATTTCCCCCTTCCCGAAGTTCAGTGGTTCCGATTTTTCTAGGCTCTCCAGATATTGATACTTTTTTCTTTGCTAATCTAGATAACCTCTTTGCCTCTTTTATTTTCATTCCAAACTCTCCAGCTCTTATATTGTACATCCAATCACTAGCATTTTTATTTAAGTTGTCAACTAATTGCAGTTGCTGCACATTGGATGAAGCCAGTAGGTCGTCTTTTCCTTCTTGTAGTATGTCATGAGCTGTATCTCTTTCCCATTGCCTTTTATCTACCTTCTTTTGATATTTTTTTGCTGAGCCTAGTCCTAGTAATCCAAATCTTTTTGAATCATAAGCATCAGCTCCTGTATATGATGAAGAAGTGTCTACCATTTCGTCAGCAGCGTTACCTTTCACACTTTTCACACCTGCCCCAAATAAAGTTCCCAATCCTTTTAAAGCAACTGATGCTATTGTTCCTACACCAGGTATCATTCCTGCTACTTGACTAAGGCCATTAAATACTCCACTAGTAATTTTACTACCTTTATCCTCTGCTTGTGGAATAAATTTATCTGCCACACTAAGTGCAGATGTAGCTAACTCTCCCATACTGGGCATACCTTGTATTCCTCCCACAGGTTTAGACAGAGTGTTGTTAGCTTTACCTAAAGCCCCAGCTTTACCAAAAAATGTAGTCAATCCTTTAGCTTTATCTGAAGATGCTATCGAATTTAATACATTTGCGCTTTTAGCATACTGTTGTAAATCATTATTTAATGAAGTAATATCACCAGTGACTCCATAATATGCAGGAAGAGAAAGTCCTCCCTGAGCTTTTCTAACTAAGGGAGGTCTCTTTCTAGATTTATATTTATTATGCATAACTTGCAGTATATATAGTTTTCAAAGCAGTTATTATAGCTAAATCTTCTCCGCTATACCTTACTTTGATTTTACAATATTTATCTCTGATTCTGGTCTCCTTTCTATCAGTCCAACCAGTGTATATTAATTCATCATCTGGAGTATTTTCTATATCTGTTATATCATAATTAGTAGGTAAATCATCAGTAGTTATTTCTGTGGCTGGTATTTTAGGTAAATTATTTAGAATTATAGGAGGCACAGATTCCCAAGTTTCGTTTCTTTGCACAAAGTACATAGGCCTGATTTCTACATTCCAAATATCTTCCTTATATTGCATATTCCCTCTTAATCTGCCTACTTCTACTATATCATTAGCTTTTTGATGAACAGCTATTCTATATTCATCTAGTAAAGGTTCGTGAACTATCTCAGATCCAGTTATATTTTGATAATCCCTATTATATTTAGACGTAGCCATTTGATAACTATCATATATTTGATCAAATGTGTCTATTCTTTCATAATACCAGGGGAACATAGTAGATTTTACATTTTTAGATATAAGAGTTTCTTTATAATCCCTATCATATAAAATGTCACATCCTAAATTCTGATATAGTTCCTTAGTAGCCTCTTGTCTATAATAAGCATTTTTCTTATCTTTAGCAAAGTCATAGACTTCTCCAACTATTTCATAATGAAAGGATTCTGGCTTAGCCTTATTAGCTATTATATACAAGTTATTGAATATTTTATGTATTCCAGGATTATCTACTACTACAAATTCAAACTCAAATGGATGTTGTTTTCCATACCAGAAACATGGTTTCAACTTATCTTTTATATCTATTATTCCAGATTGACCATGTTTCCAAAAATATGTAATGTTCTTGTCATAGTTTCCAACCAATACTGCTACTGAATTAGTGTAATACCCATTGTTGGCATTCATATTTTCCTTCCATCCATTTACATATTGGGCCATATTTTGGTCTGTAGTGTCATAATCGAAGCTTACATCAGCTTTTATATTTAAGTAAGCTACTATTGTATTCTCTGGTAATCCTCCATTATATTTTAATGAATTGCCAGAAATAGTGAAGTACCTCCAAAATCCCATTTGGTCTTTTTCTATAGAGAAAGTTACATAAGATTTTATATTCTTAGTATTAGGAAGGTATCTATCGGATAAACTTAAAGTCCATTTTGATTGGTTAAGTGGATCTTCTAATGTTATTCCATTAGCTGCTGGATTATTAGTAGAACTAACTCCCAATTTGGAAAACATTTTTGATGTGTCTCTATCAAAACTAAAAAATATGTTATCTATGTTAGAAGAATAGGAAGGAATCCAGGAATAAAATGTTATCCATTTTCCTAATACTTCGTTAAAGCAAATATTCCAAGCTTTTTCTTCAAATCCATATAGATTATCATAAAAAGTAAACATCAAATCTTGCTTAAAAGCATTATAATGCACCTTTACATTTCTAACTCCTATTACAGGAGTCATTTCCCTTTCTTTTAAAGTAATATTTCTATTAAGGAACTGTTGTATCTTAAAATCAGATATTATTTCAAAAACCTGGCCATTAGTTCTCCATATTTTTTTAGCTACTGTATCAATACCGTAAACATAATAGGGAGTAACTGCTATTCCATCTACCCATTGACTACCATAATTACTACTCAACATTTTTGGATTTTCTGGTAATACATTAGAGGTATTAATAAATACTTCACCACCTTGACCTTCTCCAGCTAAAGCACGTTCATTTACCGGTATAACAGCCGTACCATGTTCAAATACTGCAATTAAAAATCCATTAAATTCAAGTAGCTTAGTAAGGCCTCCATAAATAGTAGCATAATCTCTATAATGATTTAATTGATATACTCTGTATCCATTTCTATAAGAGTCATTTATGAATATATCGCTATACATTATTCTTGTAGAGAACACATCTTTTAAATATGGTACATCAGGCATCAAAAAGTTTACTTTGGCTCCAGTTGTAGAATTAATTCCAGCATTCATTACTGAAGATTCAGGTATTTTTGATTCTCCAGTTACTGATCTACTGTACAATGGGAAAAACCCTCTGGATAAACCAGTTAGTCCATTTTCTTCGTAATGAGAATCATCTGTAGTTCTCATTGAAATATTTATGTTAGAACAAAGTTTAAATGTCATCCAATGTCCAATTTAACAGCATTTATATCTCCTCTATTTATATTCTCATTTTTCTCTTTACTGGAGACATCATAATTATCAGACCAGGTATTTTCGTTTACAATTACATCATTATTTGGAGCCTCTGGATCTTGGAAATTTCTATTCATTCTATGGGTATAATTTCCTATATAACAATCTCCTCTATATGCTGTTAAATAGTACCCTACAGAATCATTTCCTATGGATTGTATGTCTATACGATCTGTTATAGGATAAAACGAGGATTTATCATTATACCTAATATTAAAATAATCTTTCATTTTAGTAACATCATATCCGGGTATATGTATGTTTATTATTCTTCCAAATCCCTCATCATATCCTTCTATCCCTATATACGTTCCAAATGATCCTCTTACCAAGTTTATAGCTTCTGTATCTACATCATCTTTCATAAGATACCTAAGTCTCCACGCCTCTTCTGCATTACCAGCTCTTCCAGTGTATTTTTGAGTACCACTTGTAATCATTACACAATCATCTTGTACCATAGTTAGTTTACAAGAAGTATAAGCATAGTCTCTGTCTTGAAATTCTCCTATATATGAGTCTACATAACTGTGTCTAACGTCTAATGGATCACACTCTAAATATCTATCTTTAGGTTGAAATATTGGCCTAGTTATAGTATATTTAGCTCCAGTAAATAATTGGTTGAAATAAGACTGATTTAATTCTGCTTCTGGACATATAGCAGCTTTCATCATTATGCCTTCATATTTATCTGGATAATTGTATAGTCTCTTTTTAAAATCATGAGATATTATTCTTTCATCATCTAAAAATCGTTCAGCTACCCACTGTTGTTTATTATCTTTATTTATATTATTTACATATAAAAGAGGTATATAAGCATTTTTGTCTAAACCTACAGTAAAGGCCTGAGCTAGTATAGTAGGGATTCTCTTTTGCCTAACTATAAAAAATCCTTTTACCATAGTTTTCAAAACTGACAGGGCTGTAGAATCAAATGCTATTTTTAACCCTATTGGTTTTACCTGTGTAACTTCGTCTACAGTTCTAATTTGAGAAGCAGAAGTATTTTTAGTTATTATTCTAATTACACCTTTTGAATTTTCTAATGGGAAATTAGATAACTCTCCAGACTCTTTGAATATGGAATAATCTCCCTCATTTGTTGTTATTTTTATTCTAATTGGTTTACCAGTGTTAGGGTCAAATTCTCTATAAGCTGGTATAGAAGTATAGGAATTTATTACATCTTGGTTACTCGGGTTTGTGGTTACTTCCAATTCATCTCTACCTCTTATATTAAATACTGGTGATAAAGAATAATCTGGAAGTATATATACTATACCTAATCTGTAAATTTCATCGTTCCAATATCCTAACTTATTATATATATTATTTACATTGTAATATTCAAATTGATTAGTAGAATCATCATAAGACGGAGTAAGCCCTCCTACTGTATCTACAGCTACTGGTATAGGATAAACTCTAAGAGATAAGTCAGTTAATTCTTCATAAGGAATATCTACTTTATTTATGTTACCCATGAATAACATATTTTGGCACTGGGCTGCTGTTTTAGCGGACTCTATCAAATTATATTGAATATTTATATCGTTATCACTAACTTCAATTGTAGGCTCATACCCAGTAACAGTAATAGAACAAGAGGTATTTTTTACAATATACTTCTGATCAATCAGATGGTTTTTAGACGCTCTAATTCCATCTATATCTGAGGTAGTTCTAGTATAATATACTCTTACGTAATTATATCCTGGATCTACATTTTCTAAGGTGAATTTAATCATCTTATTACTATTTTCATCTTTTATTCCTCCTTTTATAGAAAATATGTCATTGACTCCTCCTATATGACAAGTTACTACTCCAGATTCTGTGACAAAATCAGTTTGATTTCCATCAGCATCCTCATATTTAAAATAAAACACGTAATTTCCAACTTTACAAGCTCCTCCGTCCTCTATTCCTTTAAATAATAATTTAGGAAGTCTACTTATCCTCTTGTATAGTGAAGTATCTATTTCAAATTGCTCATCATCATATATATTAGTATCATTATTGCCTATTCTATTTATTATCTTGTATGTATTATTTTCCATAGGAGTGAATCTAGTATTTATTAATCTAGGAGGATTTTTATCATCATTTAATATTAAATTAACAGATCCATCATAGGATGGTTGACATTCTATTTGTACTGGATGATTTAAATCAAAATTTAATTTATCTGTAGTAAAGTCAGATAATTCCATAGGTTCCTGAGCTATTCTAGCATTGTTAGGGGCAGATGATATGCCCCCATAGTATAATAAATTCTTTATGCTAGATTTAGTCATTTTATATCCTGAATATTCTCCTATTATCTCTCCATTTTTATCAATTAATTCATTCAAGGAATTAGTTTCATATAAATTAGAATTTACCCTATAGTTTCTAAGAGGATTATACTCCCATGCTAAATTCCCCTCATTTTGAAATAATTTGTATAATGGAGTTATATTGTAAGTAAAATCAGATGAACTAGTATTTATGGATTTTTTACTACAATTAACTAGAAAAGCTGATAAATGTTCCATTATCCTGATACTTTTGTATTACTGCTCACAAAGTCTCCAGTTCCACTCATACTGGCTGTTTCTAACCCAAAGTATGCATCAGTGTAATAAGGCCATTGAGTATCTCCAGCCTTAAGATACCAGTCTATCCTTTCCAATCTAGATTTACCCTTATTATTTGTACTAACAAAGAAGGCATAAACTTGGGTAGTTATAGCTGATTTATTTAATACTGGAATTTTAAATCCGTTTTGTTCTTTCAATACAAACAGATTTTTAAGCATTTTTTTATATTTTATATCTTTTAGTTTTATATCACTTAATTTATCACTACTTCCAGATATCAGTTTATTATCCTCTGTTAGATAATATATACTCGACTTATTTAAAGGAGTGTTTAAATAGTCTACAAATTTACCCATCTTGAAAGTATCTCCATCTTCTATGTATATATATTGTATGCTTGTCTCTAATTTATCCCAAGAACCTACTATATTTGTTATATCCATTGATCCTCCTAATTCTAAGGAAAATCCTAAATACAAATCACTAGAGTTTTCTTGTGTTAATTCGAATAATAAAGTAGTGTCATATTCTACTCCTGGCTTTGGGTTATCTCCTGCTGTCTTTCTTTCAGTATCATCATTATTCTCATATTCCTTTCTTATAAATGGATAAGGAATATTCATATAACTACATTGATGTACATTAGGTTCTCCAGATATATCTTCTATGGATTTATACCATTTATCTTCCTCTAGTTTCCACTTGCTATCTCCAGAACCTAAAGATTCTATCTCTTCTGCTACTGTTTTAACATCAAAATACCTTTCTTTTCCGTCTTTAGGATAAAGTTTAACTGGGGAGTGATTTAGAGAAATCATATCCAAGTTTATATTCCCATCCTTATCTTTGCTTCCAATTTTTATACCTATGTTTACTTTAGTAGAGTATTGATTTGAATAAGCATATCTTTCTGATCCTCTTACCATTAATGTTCTATTAACCTTAGGTTGGACTATATACATATTAGATAATAATTTCTGCATATATTTTATAAAGGTTTTATAATTACTTCCACCAAGATTTATAAAAGCATAATCTGGAGATTCCTCTGTGCTTATATTAGTTCTCCATAAAGCTGATGTAGCCCCCCATCTATATATCTTACATTTATCATAAGTATTAGCAGACATAAATATGGAACCATTTATTTGACCAGAGGTACGGTATACTCCTGGAGTAAATGCTTTATATCTACCTGTCTTTTTTAAGTTGGAATCTAATTTAGCTGTAAATGGCCATATAGCCGAATGAGATAGCACACTATTCATATTATCTGCAAATGCTCTCATAACTTCCTCATGAGGTATATGATTGTGACCATCAGCTCCTAAGTTACTTCTATGTATAAGTAATGTATCTCCATTACCTTCTCCCGTCTTTTCATTTTCACTATTACTGAAGTAAAAAGAATTATCGTCATTACCGTCCCAGTCTCCTGAATAGGCTATCTGCATACCTTGTTCAGATAAATCCCCATTTGATGTTCTAGAATTTCCTAATATCATCACATTTTGTTCTTCTGGAGACATTTGTTTATAAAAACAAGGTCTAGCTTCTTCACATTCCATAGTTTTATTTTCAAATTCTCTATTTGATGCAGCTCTTCTTATTAACCTGCCACTTATAGTTGGCAAGGTAACAACTGAATCTTTTCCCTCTTCAGATTGCTGATTGAATGATCCACTTATATCGAAAAATTGTCTGTCTTTTAACTCTTCAAAAGTCTTTAATACTGTTTCATCATCTGAACTATAAGAGGTTTTCCCCAGTATAGAACTGACTTCTTCTGGTAATTCTCCCTTGATATTCTTGTACGGGACTTCTTTATTAGGAGTTTCTCCTTCTGTATCTTTAGTTATATCTACATATTTTATCTCTTCATCACTAGCTGACCCTCCATACGTCTGTAATTCAAATTTAGAGTTATCGTATACTACTTTACAATTATCTATAGTTAAAGCTCCATCATTTAGCTTAAAAAATCCTGGAGCATACTCACCAAATTGGTAGTAATTATCATCTTCTAAAGGTTTAGAAGAATCTATATTTTTTACATCAGCTGTAATGGTCATTTTACTTGTGCCACTAGTGCCCCAATCTTGGAATAAATTAGCTTTCAAAGGAGATGATTTATACTCTTCTAAAGAAGTAACATTATCTGGGGCTACTGCTTGCACACCAGTAGTGTATCCATTAGCAGTAGGAGAATTATAATATTCTACTTTAAAATCTGTATTGTTACTAAAATCAGTAGATTCAGATAAAGAGGTTTTTAATTTAACCTTATAAGGATCTACCAATATTGTAGAAAAATTAGTTATTTCTCCTTCTATATATTGTTTATTAAATATTCCATTTGTATATAAAAATCTATAAAAATATTTTTCTGTTGATTGTTCTTTGTTTTCTTTATTTATTAATCCAACTGTTTTAAGAGTAATTCTTACTAAATAAAAATTATTTCTTAATAGTTGATTATTCTTTAGCTTAAAATTATCCCCTAATATATTATTATATATATAATCCAAATTTGATTCTTCCTCATCATATTTGTCAGTATACTTTAAGTCATAGGGCATATCAAAATATTCAGTATAACTTCCGTTAAAATTCCCATTAATTGTAGATTTACAATTAAAAATATGTCCTTTTTCATAATAGTTTAATCCGTAGAATACATCATAAAACTCCATAGTTACTTCTTTCACGGATTCTCCTTCCAACAGATTAACATCGAACCCATAATTTAATCTTAACTTATTACCTTCAACATAATATCTCCATTCGTTTAATATTATATTACCAGTACCCAATAGATTAAAATTTATTATTCCAGTTCTAGCTAAAGATATATTGGGGCCTAATTCAGTATATGGTATTATTTTATATTTTAATAAATTATCTTGCTCTCCTTTTTTAAATCCTCCAAATGCAAATGTCATAGATTGCAAATCAGGAGAAGTTATTTCAAATTCTGACTCTTCACCATTACCTATAAATTTTACACCTTTGAAATGTATGTAGTCATTATCTACTTTTGGCCATCCAGAGCAATAGAATTTAACAGCAAACCCTACGTTTTTAGTATCCTCATTTTCTTTTCTATCGTCTGAATATCCTGTATCTGATGAACCGGTAGATATTATAGGATTTCCAGATTTAGTTGGGTCTTTATAAGAAATTATACCTCTACTTACTACAAAATCCTCTAAAGTTTCTAATTCTACTATTAGTAATAATTTTCCGGATTTTTTTCCTTTATAAACAAGTAAAGAATCAAATACCTCTTGATCATCCACATTCCCCCCTATTGAAGGAGCCTCTCCAAATACAATTCCCCTAGATAATATTCCTTCTACTTTACATTCATCATCTATATAACTTATATTTCCTAAATCATCTAATATGGCCGGATGAAAAGTAACCAGCCTCGGCCTATCTTCATCTTTATAACTTATTATGTTATAAGGACTTCCTCCTATATATATTCCAAATTTATCTCCTGGATTTAAAGTCATATTATCTGGCATTAAATCATACCTTATATAATATTTATCTATTTGTCCAGAAGAATCAGTAAATTGTCCTTTTGTTACAACAGTTCTTTTATCACTTATTTCATTCTGAGATAAATTTCTTTCTGGAGAAGGAAAACTTCCAAGTTGGCCCTCATTAGTAATGGGGTTATATGATGCTACATATATTATTCCCCCATATTCTTTAACTCCTAAAGGAACAAACCCAGTAGGAAGCTTTGCTGTCTCTACCCTTCCATTACCTAAATCGTTTTGGAGTACAAATTCATTTCCATTATAAGTAATTAAAGTTGCATTTAAAGCATTAGTTAGAACATTATTTGGAGTAGTTAGTGGATTTAAGTCCATTACTAGTCCTTCACTAAAAGTATTAGTAGATTCTTGTTTGCTCATATTTATTTGTTTAATGAGGCAAAGCCTTCACATTTTCTATATAGTAAATACTCCGCCTTACTTGTTTCATAATCATTTTCTAATATAGTAAATCCTGCATCTAATATATAAGGAACTCTAAAGAAGTATTCTTTATTATATTCTCTTAGCTTACATTCTTCTAAAATTTTATATAACTTAATAGATCCAAATTTAAATTTCTTTCTTTTCCTTCCCCGCTTATTGTTTTGGGATAAATAGTTATTATATTGATTCTGAGTTAACCCAAAATAATAATATCCATCCCATTTGTCTTTGGCTCTATTATATAACACTCTTAATTTAACTGACATTTTTTTAATATAGTAATGGAAGTGTTTAAGAGAATCAAATGTTAGCTCTCCTATATAGAATAAATACTTATTTATAGCATCATCTTTCAATAAAGTATCTCCACCATAAACATTGTGCAAATATAGTGATTTCCAGCCGAAATTCAAAATTCTTTCTATATCTTTTTTAGGAACGGTAGGAAACTTATCTGCAACCACATCATAATAATCACTAACAGTCTTTACCATATTAATAATTAATAATATTGCATTCCTTTATTTGTATTTTCTGTAATTTTATCTCTCATCCATTTACTTAGATAAACTTTCTTTTTAATTTCTCTTTCGTTAGCTAAATACATAAACTGCATTTGGTAGCCAGTAAAATCAGATTTTAAATAATCAACATCAATCCATTTACCATTTCTTCTGGCTTTTTTAAAGTCCTCTCCAAAAGTTCCTACTATATTTAAATAGCATTCTCTCCTGGTAGGTAATTTAAATGTAACATTATTGTTTATAATATCTAACAGTATAATTTTTACTGCATAAAGAAATATTCTTATAGCTAGAGCACGTTTGTCTAAATATCCAAGTAAAGACTTACAAGCTTCCCCACTTATTTTCATTTTCTTAATGGGGAAGTTTGCAAATAAGTCTTTTGTATTAAAAGCATATCCAGTTGCAAAGTTCATATTATTTAACAGGTTTATATGCCTTATTAAATATCTTCCTATCCCATCTAGATTTAGCTTCAAGAATCTCATTCATCTCATTCTGGCTAATGCTTATAGGAACTCTTGCGGAATCACAATACTTAAGCCATTGTTGATACAAATATTGAGCCATTTGAATTAAATTTTGATTATTAGTAATCCACCCTTGTTTTTGCTTTTTGGCAAAGGCTATATACGTGGATATAGCTAATGCCTCCTTTTCTGTTACTTGGGGTAGTCCATCTTCATCTAAAATAACTCCTTTATATAGTATTGTTACTTGTCCATAGTCCCTATCAAAATATAGAATATCTCCTACCCTTTCATATTTAGCATATTTACCACTTACGTATAATGGATTAGGATATAACTTCCTAGCTTCTATATATTGTTCAGTAAACTGAGAGTTATAATCTCCATTGACTGTTTTATTAGTGCTATAGTTCCAATCTTCGTGATTGTAAGTCACTGCTTCTATTATATCACAGTTGCAGGGAAGTTTAATAGATAAGTCCTCGCAAGATATTCTAGAACAATACTTGTATAATCTTACAGTCTTATTCCCTATTAAATTCCAAGCTACAAGTCCTAATTCCTCAAATTCTTCGGGTTCTAGTTCTAAGCCATATAGAGAATTAGCCATAGTATATATATAATTAAAATCATTCATCTGTTAACTTGATCATTAATGGTTGGAACTGGTTGTAACTGACGGTAATAACGAATCTTCTTTTCTGTTAATCTTCTTTTTATTTCATTATTTATAAAGGTAAAATTGTCTATATCTCCTATTGGGCAACATCCATAATGTTCTAACTGTCTTGGATCTTTAAATATAGCTACTACTGAAATTTGTTTAAGAAGTGGTGCGTTAAAGACAAAACAATCATACATATTATTTTTATTAGGAGTAGTGTCTATAAAAACATAAGGTCTATTTTTACCTCTTTTTCTATATTTCCTATACCTCCAGAATTGAGGACTAGTATATACTATAAATGGAACTTGTCTATCTGTGGAACCTATATAATCTATAGCTTCTGATCCGAAATCACCTAATATCTGGGGTATTTCAAAGTGTGCCACTAATTCATCACAATCACTCATTTTGCCACACCTACACCTGTCCATAGATTCACAATCCAGCTCTACACAATTAAGAGATAGCATTAAATCCCTTCTTGGAACCAGTCCTTTAATAAAATATTCCTTTATTATCTGCAACCTCTCATCAACAATATCATCTTCTAGTTGCTCTAAAGACATGGATATATTAGAAGCATATCCTCTTAAGCCTGATATTATATCATTAAATATTGCAGAAGAAAGTTTTTCAAATACCATATTTTTATATAATAAAAAAGGCGAAAGGCTTCTTCGCCCTCCGCCTTTTATAAGTTATTGATTTTTAACCTCTAATTTCTTCAATAGTACCTACATTAGCTAATGCTGCTTCAAATTCAGCAGCAATATCAGTTTTTACATAGAATACATGAGTAGTTGCAGATTTTACAACCTGCCCAACTGCATCAGATCCCATAATTCCTCTGCGCTTACAATAAGTAAGAGTATACTGATTGTATAAAGCTCCAGGAATAGGAAGTTCCTCTTGGTTGATACCACCAAAACGTATAGCTTCCATAGTAGGTAATCTTAAATCATGAATAATATTAGTATATGTGCCAAATCCTTCTTTTCCTTGTGTAATAGTATTTTCTCCATCATGTTCTGGATTAGAAGCATCTAAGGCACTCTTAATTACTTGATAACTACAAGAGCATACATCAGAGCAAGCGCAAGTATTATCATCAGTTAAGAATTTTTCAATATCAGCTTTCTTGAATCTTTCGTATTCATCACAAGCTGTGATTGTAACTGTGTCTCCAGTAGCTGAAATTTCAAATACTTTATTATCCCAAATTTGTTTATATAGAGCAGCATTTTTTACTATTCTTTTAGCAATATCAGATGCCAATTCGCTGTTGTCTTTGATTTCGTACTCAATCCACATTGGTTTGCCTTGAAATACCATATCATTAGCGAAGAATGATACTCTATTTCCAGAATATCCAATGTACAAAGCTATTCTATACAAACCTACTCCATCATTCTTAATTTTGAATGTAATAGTAGCAAATGTTGGATTATATCCTACTCTTTTATAGATACTAACTACATTATCCTTAATAAACTTATTCACTCTCTTTACATTGAAGCTACCTTTTACAACTGGATCTTGAAGAGTATCTTCAGCCTGAGAAGTCCATTTAGGTTTACCGCTAGAATCTACATTAGTGTTAAGTACGTATGTGCCTGTGTATTGAAACATAGTTTATTATTTTTTATTTGGTTGTTGTGACTGTAGCTGAGCTGGTGGGGCTATAGTCTGATTAACTGGTATATTTGTTTGAAGTCTTGGATCACTTGAGTTTTCCATAACTAATTTTACCAACCCATTAATTATCTCTTGACATACATAATCAGGAAATTCCATCATTTGTGAAGTATCTCTTGTGGAATCTAACTGAGTTTGTGTTAGTCTTAAATGTTGGGGTGATTTCAAATAATCAATATGAACATTTATTAATTGAAATACTGAATTGTCTTTTCCATAACGAACTTCCATTCTAACTTTAGAAGCGTTTCCAAACCTATGCCCTATATTCTTTTCTACAAGACTTTCAGAAGAATTTCCTATTTTTATAGTTCTAGATAGGTTAGAATTGTCTTCTGCACTATATGTTCCACTTCTCATATCAGTCCCTGAACCTAAAGAAGTTCCAGGTTGATAAGGATTAGTAGGTAAGTTAACAGAAGTATTTACATTATGAATAAAATAATAAGGTCTCCTGTATGAGGGCCTCATGTAGAAGTTATTTATAACTAGGGGCCACATATCTGATGTTAATCTTTGTGCTCCACAATTCCACAAATCCCCTTTATCCCAACAGTCTTTTTGTTCATTTACTTGAAAAATACATACACAATTTAAAATATGTAAATAGTCTTCTGGTAAATCAACTTCATAAGTAGCTCCATATAAACCTTTAATAGCAGAAGAATTATCTTCCCCATAATCAGCCATCTTAACTGGAAGTAGAGCAGTTGCCTTCAACACTCTCAAATCATCAGTAGTTTGTTGATTAGCATCGTATATATTATATCTAGTATTAATATATTGTAATACTGCTTTATTTACTAAATAGTTAAAGTCTGGAAGTAATAAAGATGGAGCTTCTACTTTATTCATCTCAACTAACAACGCCTCATATAATTGTTTGAGTGTAATAGCTGTATGATTTTATTATAGTTCTTCAATAATCTTTAGCTTGTCCTTTGCATTAGGATTAGTTACCTCTAAACCATATGTATCGTTTTTGATAAGGTCTAAAGTTCTTTTATTTCTAGGATCACGCATCCACGCTATAACCACGTCAACTGTCCCTCCTAATGAAATTCCTTCGCCATATACATAAACGCCAGATACACTGCGAATGATGTTCTTATCTCTAGCATCCATGAATAACATTCTTAACTCTAGATCATCACCAGTGTATAAGTTAATAATTTTTTCAGGAGTCTTAGAAGCTATATCCAATAAGTAATCTTTAATATCAGCATCGGAAGCATTCCTCATGTGCTTACCAAGTATTCTGGCAATCTTAATCCTTCCATCTGCCCCCCTTGGGTCATTAAAGATGTAAGTCTCAGCATCATGTATCTTTTGTCTTCTGCTAACTTTTTTAGATACTTCTAAACCTGGTCTTTCTATATAAAGTTCAGCTCTTCCATATCTTTTAGCATCCCCATCAATAACTAGATTACCTTTAGCATCTCTTTGTCCTCTAGATTGAGCAATTAAAGGACAGTTTTTAATAGCATCCCATCTAGCTTTATCCCAGGGATCGTTAAGGTTAAATTCATGGCCATCCTGAATCCTAAAAGTCTCTGTTACCTTAATTAAAGGTTTTCCAGCATTTCTATCAGATTCTGAAGCAATCATATTACCAAAAGAATCTACTTGTCTGACACAATCAGGCCAATTGCCATTTGCATCTTTACATGGTTGAATAGAATAAACTTGTCCTACTTTACCAAATACACTTCTAAGTATAATTTTATTATCATCCATATTAATTCATTATCGTTTTTGTATATACATATAAATGGTGTGGGAGTGTCTTTCAACTCCCACTCATCTATTATATAATGTTTTTATTTTATAGTTATCTTTTATTAAATTTCTTCCATAATATATGCCCTGTATGGAGAGAATACAGCGATACCTGAGTATCCCCAGTTGATAAGTTTACTAGCTGCTACAGCAGAAGAAACAATACCAGAGCTTAGACCATCAAGACCACCAACTCCTGGGAATTTATTAGTAACGAAGTCACCTCCCTTTAAAGTGAACATTTGCATTGCAGGTTCACCTGTAGACTTATCAGCTGTTAAATCAAGTAACAGAGCATAAGCCTTTTCCATCCCATATTCTCTAGAGAACGTCCTATCTACTTTAAATGAGATAGTATTTCCTCCAAATTCATATGCTTGGAATGTAGCTCCTACGTCTAAGTATCCGTTCTTTGCCTTACTATACATATAAGCTGTAGCTGGCTTAAACCTAGATAAATATTCACCTAAGATATGTTGAACAAGAGTCCACATTCTTTCATTGCAAATAAATACAAAATGATTTCCTGTAGGTTGTTCAGCCTTTTCTGCCATTGCAGACATAGCATCCATAAATACCTGAATAGTTAATTTATTGAACGCGTACTTAGATGCGAACCTTTCTACCTGAGGAATAACTCCATCTCCAATATAAATTGGACGTCCTGTATCAGGATCGACGATAGTAGACTTACCATTTTTGTCTACATTTGTTTTATTAAATAAAAGACCGTTATTTCTAACTTCTAAGAAGCTATTTAATAAGTCTTTTTCCTTCTTATTCATCTTGTACAGAGTTTCCTTTAAAGAACCATTGTCTTTTCCTTCTGCAATACTGATGAATTGATCTTCCATAGCTGCGAATAATGCAGAATATGATACATCAACACGGTGAGTAGTAATATAACCTCTGTGTTTTTCAATATTAGATTGATACTTGATATAACCTTCTTCGTGCATTTCTGGCATAGCATTAGATTGGAATCTAGTAGTGTCTCCAATTTGACATCCAGATACATCAAGTAAAGAAGAATAATCATTGTCAATTAATCTAACAACATATTCCCACATATCATCTGCCTTTCTTACTGGGCGTTCAACAACAAAACATTGCTGCCTAGTTTTATCAATCTTGAAAATATCATATTTTTCGTAGTACCTCTCTTTGAAATACATAATGATTTCAGATCCATTTTCTCCAGTTTCAGTAGGAACTGCTGCGAACTCTACTCTCTTAATGTAGTTAGTTTCAACATCCCAATCGAAATATAAGGAGTCAATACTCCTATATTGCTGTCTCTTATTATCCATGTAAAAGATATTTCTAAGAGATTCAGTAAGGAATGTTGCTGTAAGTTCTGGGTACATACGAGACATAACTCCCAATCTTGTTGGGCGTGTACCTAAGAATTTATAAAAATCTTCATAGGTGTGAGTTTCCGACATTGTCGGTCTTTTTGTAACGAAATTTGCTACTATCATATTTATTATAGTTTAAATTTAATCTAAATCAATGTAATAGGGAGTTGATATAGGTTTGTAGCCTCCCTGAGGTGTTGTTTTAGATTCTGGTTTACGTACTGTAGTTTTTGTAGTAACAGCTGGTTTATCAGGCTGTTTACCTTTTTGCCCATCCTCAAAGCCTTTTTTGTAATTAGCTCTGGAGTATGCATCTATCTGCTCTTTATAGTACTTAGACAAAGTTTCTAAAGCATCTTCTCCATTAAGTGCGAACCACGCCATTCTAGTTAGTGTTTCTGGATCATTTAAAGCACGTGCAAAATAACGTGTTCCAGTCTTATCTACTCCAAGAATAAATTCAGCGATTTCTTCTTTATCCTCATCGTCTAAATCAAATTCTCCAATGGAATCTACCCTACCTACTGCTTCTTGAATAGCATTTTGGAACTCAACTGCTTGCCTTTGTTCTTCCTCTTGTCTAAGAAATTCCTCTTCTTCTCTTCGAGCTGTTTCTTTAGCTTTGTAGGAGTTTCTTAATCCTTGCATTCTCTTCTCCCACAATACTTGATTTTCTTTCTCATGCTCTAAAGCAGCTATGCATTCTTCGTCAGTTAGGTCAGGAGATGTATCTTTTAAGTCTAGAAGGAATAGATCCTCATCAGATAAAGAGTCAATGTCACTATTTTCAGAACTAATAGAATTAATATAATCTTCTACAGCTTGTTGCCTAATCCAGTTTATGTAGTCATTTACTGATATATTGTTATCTCTAACCTCATTTAAAAAATCAATTTCATCATCATATAGCTGAGGTGAGGCGTCAGCTGGACTTTCAGAAGACATTAAAATAGATAATTGCTCTTCTCTAGATAAAGAGTTAAAATCTTTTTCTTCTATTGAACCATCTTCTGCTTCCATTTTAATTGCAGTAATATCCTTAATGCCTTTAGATTTTAATAAAGCAGTTACAAGGTCATCATCTTTGTCTTCATCTCCTGGCTCATCATTTCGTTGCTTAATATCAGGCTCAGGTTCTCCATTGACACCAATATATGGTTTAACGTAATTATCTGGGTCGAAATCTGGTTCTTGGTTACTAACGTTACCTCCTCCACTTTCTCCACCTTCTAATTCGTCGTCAAAGTCTAAATTGTTTAAATCATCAGTCATATTATTCCCTTTTAAAGTTATTTGCAAAGTTAATCATATTTAATAGCTTATCAAAATCCTTATTATATATTTTTGTAAATGATAGCATATAAGGCATTTAATTAAATAATTTTACCTTGAATACGTTTTTACAATTTCATAATAAATATTAGAGTATAATAAGGAGGTTCTATATTAATAGGAGTAGTACTACCTCCACCAGAAGAACTAGCTCCTACTTTGGCGCTATTAAATGCTGTAGTGAAGGTATCTCTAATACCTATATATTCATATCCTAGTTCATTGTCTCCTTCTCTTTCTCCAGTCCACATACAGTAGTGATGATCTCCTCCTTCATCTACCACAAATTCCATATATTTATCAGCAGTCATAAATTTCTTAGTAGATAATCCAGAAGGATCAAATGTAATACTATGTTCGTGCGGTGGAATATTACCACTTTCCAAAGTTACTTCTCCTCCCTCTGCTCCTCCTGTTTGACCTGCTGTAGTGGATGCTTTAATAAATTTATCAGTTAGATCAGGAGTTCCTTCTGTACCATCACATATATGCCATCCTTCTGGTATATCAGAAGCTAAACCATTAAACATTTTAATTTCTCCTTTCAATGGTTCATTACAAGCCTGACAAGAAACTACTATTTTATTATTATGAAAAAATACATCAACCTGATGCTTATCATTATATAGTTTTTCTAGATCCTGTATATTAGTATTAGAATCAAAATTTTGCCCAGAGAAATTGTTTCTAAATTTAGCAAATTTAATTGGAGATTCTCTAAAAGTACAATTTGATATGTTTCCGAATTCACAATTTATAAATTCCGAAGCAAATGTTCCTATAAAAGTGTCTCCGCTGCCACTACATCCTACCATCTTATTATATGTTGCACTTCTCATATTATGATATGATAAGTTATTGCATTCAAATACATTATTAAAAGTGCATAATCCAAAATATTGAGCTTTTATATTATTTCTTCTAAAGTCTCCATTTGTAGTTATAGTGTGTATAGAAGCAGCTTTTATATCGTTATAGTTAAATTGACATGTACTTTCTATATGTGTTTCTCCTACATTAGCTGTTAGAAGGTATATAGGGCCTGTTATAGTATTGTGACTAAAATCTACATAAATTTTACAGGTATCAAATGTTCCATTTATTATATTATCATTTATACCATAATCTTTGTTTGATAAATCTTTAAAGAATGAAACGTCATTGATTCTGCTTATAAATTGGTTATTATTGAGTAATCCCTCTACCAGAAATTTAACTACATCAGCTTGAAATACATTAAATTTTAGAGTATCCTCAAATGTATTTTCTTCCCACAGACTAGATGCTATTTGATTGCCGAACATATCTTTCTTAAAAATACATTTATTTACTGTGTCTACTTTCATATCATTACTGTAAACATTCCCTAACCACTTACATTCGGAAAAATCTCCCATCATTTGATTCTCTCTAAATTCAGCAGGATTTTCTTTATTATAAGTTTCACATTTTTTCATTGAGCCTGTAAGCTGATTACTATAGATTTTTCCAAATATACATTCCTCCATAGACATATCAAATACATTATCTTTAACTTCTTCATTAAAGGTACATTTTTTTATATCTTTATTAAATTCATTATTGATAACATCCTTTTTAAATTCACAGGAATCCATTAAACAACCTATAGAGTTATTAGTAAATGTTCCAGTAAAATTACAGTTTTTTATTTCTCCATTGAAGTAATTGTATTCTATAATGGAGTCTTTGTCTCCTATTGAAACATTTTCAAATGATCCCCCGACAGTATTACTATTTATCCTTTTACCTGTAATTATCATAGGATTTATACTGTCAGATATTCTAATAGTTACATCTAATATTTTATTATTTGAGCAAACTATAGAGTCTACAGTATTCATAGAGGATAAATCTTTACCATCTGGAGAAGTAAAAACATATTTACCATCTGCGTTGGTAAAGTGTTTAAAGTCACATGGGGCTTCATTATTCCAGGAATCTCTTGCATAATATATTCTTCCCTTATTAGGAAATTCTAGGAAAGTATGAGATATATCAAAATTTTCATCATCAAATTCTTTCTCTATTATGGAGTAATTATCTTCTTTAATATCATATCTCATATCTAATATACTATCTGAATCTTCTTTATAGTAGTATTGTACAGTATCATGGAACGATTTGGAGGATTTTCCTTCTAAAATTAACGGTCTAACATTCCTATCTATGCCAAATAAGGGATCTGGATTAACAGCATCTTCTTCATAGGCATCTGGGTTTTCTGAATCATTCTCTGGGTCAAATCCCTCCTTTGGATATTTTTCTCCATATATTTCTTCTACAGGGGTTATTTCCCACTCATTCTGATAATCTATTATAACATATATTTTTGATGGAACTATATCTCCAGACTTTAATATATCCAATGCTTGTTGATATCTTAAAAATACAGGAGGGTTATTAGATTTAGTTAATATATTATCTACTTGTAAATAAGATTCTCCTGTTTCTTTATCTATCCATATACCCCATCCTGAACCTTCTCCTATACTAGGATCTCCTTTTTGATAATTAGAAGAATATATTTCGTCGGTAATAATGCCTTTCAAAGCTTTTATGATGGAATTAAAGTCTACTTTACCATTAGTTATATTTATTATATTTTTTCCACCTATTTGAATGGTTAAAGACTTATCAGAATTTATTATTCCCCCCTCTTCAGTTTGATATATATCTGTATGGTTGTCTTCCGTGCCTACTCTAATATATTTTCTTAGACCTTCTATTATTAGAGCTATACCTTCATCGTCTATATCTATAGTAACAGTTTTATCGAAATAATAACTATCATCGCCTTCTGAATCCCCTCCTATATTTATTTCAGTATTATTTGTTATAGGATATAAAATTCCATTTTGCAGTATATATGCCTTGTTTTCATTCTTTATATATACTACCCCAGATCCACCACTACTTTTTGCTTCCTCTGGCGTATTAAATATGGAACCTATATTTTCTTTGGCTAAAACTTGTTCATTGCCGTTCAATGACTGTTCTTCTTTGTAAGAAATAAAGCCATCTTTCAATTTAGCATTAGAAAATATTTCGTATACTTTATCTCCTATTTTTAAATACAAAGTTCATCAAAATAGAATCCATCAGAATCAGTTGAAGAAGGTTCTCCGTTAGTAGTTTTTATGGCGTCACTATTGCCGACTGTAAACTTACTACCATTGAATAGTTCTATAAACTTGTCTCCAAAATTAATTTTAACTCTCCCTTTGGTTTGGATCACGAAATCTTTTTCTTTAGATCCAAAAAAATTCATGTCCCTCCCCAGTGCCCTAGCTGACCTAGCTAACTCCTTGCTCATATCACTCTATGGTTATAGATATATCATTTTCATCTTTTAAAATCTCTACTAGCTTTTTTTCATATGGAGTAGAGTTTATTACTTTCCCTTTTACTTTATTTTCTCCAACTAATATACATCCAGATGTATCAGATGGGGTATTTCCTCTGTGTATAAGGATTCCATCAAATCCTGGAACATTTAAAAGTCTGGGTAAAAGTCTTTTAAATCTAGGAGACATATTAACTATTACTTTATACGTACCAGGCGGTATAGCGGTTTCATTAGGTATCTTAGTTTCTCTAACAACATCCTCTAGGGTATCACAGAAGTATTTACCATTTATATAAAGTTTGCCTATAGTATATTGAGGTCCTTTAAAAATCCTTTTTAATAGTAATTCCATAAATATATAGATTTTATGTAAAGAACTAATAATCTATTAAGTTAATTTAAGTTAAAGACACCTATAAAAACGACAATACCACTGATACAAACATGCCAGTGGTATTTCTTATTTACCTATTCTTTTGTTTCGCTTGATTGAACGCTGTCAATAACTCGTCTACATCTGAATCACTAAACTTCACCCTACCAATAGTAAATCCTCCTCTTGCTTTTAGTTCAGATTTAAGTGCATCTGCTATTAAGGGTGCATTAATATTTCCATCTTTGTCTACGAATAAATCTATCATTCCATTGTGTTTGTCCACCCAATTCCGAACTACATAGGTTACAACCGTTTGAGCTGGAAGTGTGGAAAAACCAAAGAAGTTGGAAGCTATACCTTTAATATATTTTTCAACTACTTGGATTAATAATTCTTTGTCACTTACCATAATAACTATTTGCCAATTGATAATTCTTCATATCTCTTCTTTAGTTCTGGGTCATTTTCAAGTAAGTGAATTAGCTCATCAACTTTCTTTTGTTTGGCTTTTAAATCCTCACTTACTTTATCCTTAATCCTCTTAATTGAGTTAAGAAGATTATTTGCAGCAGTTTTCCCCTCTTGAGTATTCACATATTCTTGAGAGAATTTTTGACCTAAGAATCCCATAAATCCTGCTTCATAAGTTTGTTTTGCCATGATATATTCTGGAGATTCTGACATCATTGCTTGTTCGTCAGAACTCATACCGGAAACAACCTTATTTATTTCTTCTAAGATAGAACTACTACCTTGTTTTTGTTGCATCTGCTGCATTGCAGCTAACTGTTGATAATAGTTCTGTTGTAAATCTTGAAGATTAGTTCCGAAAGGGTTTTCAAACATTACTCTTTAGCTTTATCAATTAAATCTTTCTATAACTATACTAACATTATATCCTGGAGAAGTAACTCCTGTTATTGTTAATGCAGAAGCTCCAGTGTTAGAAATAGTAATTATATCTCCTTTCTTTAAGAACTCTATGGTTCTTACTCCAAATTCCTCTACTATAGGAGTGGCTCCTCCAGTTCTAGGATCGCTGGCTACAGGAATCCCGTTTATATTAATAGTTGGAATTACTGTTGCAGATGCTGTAGCTGGAGTACCAGTTACTTTAACATCTATGTAGTAAGTTCCAGTATTTTCAACAGATAACGAGCTTCCAGAAATGGAGATATTATCAGCACTGGAATGTTCTAAAACAAATCCAGGCTGTAATAATCCTCCAGTAGCAGCCCATGTTTGAGCTGTACTATTTTCTACAAGGGTATAACCAGGCGTTGAGCGTCTCCTGTTATTGCAACAGTTACAAGCCATGTTTATTATTATAAGTTTTGGTTAGACCCGCAGCAACCAGTCCAAGTAGTTCCACTACCAACTGAAGTGAAAGGTGTGCAATACAAAGGAGAGATACTTGGAACAGGAGCGCATAAATTACTATAAGCATATTTTAATTCTCCGTCTATCTTATGATCTATTTGCCTTTGTAGATAAGCATCAGAAATAAGATTCTGTTTTTCAGCCTTGCAGCAGCAGTCGTCAGTGTACTTGTTAGCCTTAACCTGAGTAAGTTCAAACATCAGAGGAATAGCAGCACTAGTAGCGGCTTCTCTCTTTTCAAGTTCATTGATTCTAGTACTCAATCTTTCAAAAATGTCTGTTTTTTCTTGAACATCTTGTTCTCTCCTCTTATAAAGTTCATCACATAATCTAAGATTCTGTGCATTGTCTCTAGTTAGAAGATCAACATACATTCCGCTCTTGTCTTTTAAATCTTGTACTCTGTCATTCCAGATTTGATTAGTTAAAACCTGTACTTCATTTCCAAGTTTCTGATTAGTAGCATTTATATAAGTATATAAATCTACATCATCTTGTAAAGACTGAACTCTGTTAGCCCAAGATAAGTTATCAGCCATTTGTCCCTGAGCCATAGCTAATGTTTTAGCTTGTTCAGCTGCTTGCATAGCACAACCGTTGTTGTTTCCTCCAAATAGTCCACCAAGAATGCCATTGCCTCCACAACCACATCCATTGTTGTTACCAAGAGCTGCAAAGGTACGACAAAAATTTTATACCTGCAAGAAAATTATTAACTTTTTTTAAAAAATTTTTTTATTGATAGTTGTAGTTTGAAAATTATGGATACTTTTACCTCATTAGTAATTTCTTATATTTTTTAAGATTACATCTACATAGGCAGTATGTAAGCCTGTTTCATTGGGTACAGCGTATGCTCCATATGATCCCGAAGCCCAAGTTTCTCCAGTGTTATTATCTATGGTAAAATATAAAGTATCTCCAGAAGAACTAAATGTGCATAGTTTTTCATTCCAATGATTGGAAGATCGATCTTCTCCGCTATATTTCCAAGTAACTGGTAAGGAGTCGCTTCTTTGTTCAAATCTTAAATAAGAGGATGATACATTATAATTCATAGTTAAAGAAGTATTTCCTGCTTTTAAAGTTCCAGTACTATTTATACTTTGTACATTATTATAGTAAGCTGTTCCCCCATAATGCTTGTACAGTATGTGATCCTTCTTCAGTATATGTTATTTTCTTAAATTGTGTATCATAATATGGAGTTCCTCCATCTACAGAGATCCATGCATCTGCATCTTGACTAGATTGATAAGTATTGCCTGCTGTACAATTTTGAAGGGTAATTGTTACATCAGTTTTATATTCGGAATCTTTCCACTTACAAACTCCATTACTTACAGTACCTTTATATACTCCATTTACATAAACATCAGGTGTACCCTGATTTGTATTAAGAGTATATTCTAATTTTTTACTTCCTAAACATCTTCTTAACATAAAATATTTTTTGTTGGGAGTCTTATTGATGCCCCCCCCCTATTTATCATCATTGTGGTTAATTTATTCTTTATAAGCATAATATCTAATTAGCACTGTTCCATCTCCTCCAGTTCCATAGGAGCCGCAACCTCCTCCGCCATATCCTCCACTTTTTCTAGTACCTTGACCAGTACCACATCCTTCATCATAATCAGATTCGCCTCCATTTCCATTATCTCTATTTCTATCAGCTCCTCCGCCACCAGCATTTCTTTTACCTGTTGGTTCACCGAAATCTCTAGTTGTATATCCTTGACCTTTTCCTCCTCCATATTTTGTTCCAGGTTGATGATATACTCCATTGTCATCCGTTATTCCAGGTGCATCAGATCCATCTGATCCAGCATAAAATTCATCTCCTAATTGATCTACAGATCCTCCACTACCACCATTCCCACCAGTATAAGGACCTCCAGTTGAATTTTCTCCATTAAGTAGTCCATTGCCTGAAGGGTTTCCTCCATTAGCTCTATAATTAGAGTTCATAAATTGAGAATATCCTCCTGTGTCTGGATACCCATAATATAACCCTTCTCCTCCTTTTCCTACTATAATCTCGATAGATTGACCTGGAACAACTGAAACTTGGTTTCCTTGTTTTACTCCTATGGAATCCTTTTTAAATGTTTTGGTATACCCACTTCCCGCTCCTGAACCGTTTCCACTGCCTCCACCTCCTCCAACAAGGAATACATCAACTTCTTCGCATCCAGCAGGAACAGTCCAAGTATATGTGCCAGCAGGATAAAATCTCTTAATAAATAATTGTTTCTCTCTTTTATTATTAATACTTCTTCTTAACATACTAACCTCCTTTCGGTAAGTATGTCAGTAATTAGGGAAGTAGTCCCCCCAAAATTAAATTATTCATAAGCTTTATATCGTATTATTACTATACCACTACCTCCAGAACTAAATGATTTGGAAGAGCCATATTTTACTCCTGCTCCCCCACCTCCATATCCTCCTCCGCCACGTTGGATACCCTTATCAATACTACTGTAATGTCTAGTAACAGTTTCTCCAGATCCTTCTGTGAAATCAGATATTATTTGTAAAGCTTGATTATTAGAACCTCCGGCTGCATGAAGAGGTTTATCATCCTCCCAAAATTCTGGTACACCAGTTCTATAGCGATAAGGATTGTCTCCAGTAGTATTAGAATTTGTACCATAAATAGATATATCATAAGAGTCTAACTCTACATTTCTGTCATCTTTTACATATTCTATAGTAGTACCATCATTTTTACTCACTCCTATTATCCCTGAGTTTCTATATATTCCGTTGTTAGCTGGACTAGCTGCACACGTTACATAACAATAATTGTATGGATAATCATTAGGTAATCCGTTTCTAGATTGAGGTCCTCCATTTCCTCCTGGAGCAGTATATGTGTTATTATTAACTGTTAAGGTAGAGGGAGATCCATCGGAACTTACAGAAGATCCTCCTGCTCCAATAGAAATAGAAACTGACTGACCCGATATTACAGAGATGTTTTTGACTGTGTTAGTTCCACCTCCACTTCCAGGTCCTCCTGGAGTACAGCCCCAAGTTATCCAATTTCCCCCGGCTCCTCCACCGCCTACTAAAAATATATCTATTGATTTACATCCAGCTGGTATAGTCCAACTAGTAGATGAGGTAAATCTTATCTCTTTATCTACTAATTTCTTAGACCCAAGAGTTCTTCTTCTCATGATTCACCTCCTTTATCTTTACAATTAAGGGATTGTAAGCCCCTCCCCCCCGAATTAAATATTTTCATCATAGGTTAAAAAATACTGATAAAGATCCATTATAACCATTATCTGTAGTAGTATAATTTAGTAATATGTATGATCTATCAACTCCAGAAGCTGTACTTCCTTTAGTGAATCCAGTAACACTGTGATCAATGAGTGATATATCTCCTACTGATTGTGCTGTATTAGTTCTATCCCATCTATATCCTTCGTATATTACCCATCCAGTAGAGGTAGATCCACTTTTAGGGGTAACATCAGTACTAGATTGTAAAGTTTTAGATCCATAAGTTTTATCTCCATATGTAACTCCTGTTTTAGTAGTTCTACTCGTATAATTTAAAGTAACAGAACCATTAGCATCTATATTTCCAGTTCCAGGAGCAGAATAAGTAGTTTGATAACTAGTATATTTTGGTCTTGTATATGGTTGAGTATAAGTATTTCTCATAACTCTAAGAGATGCTGATGCCTGTATTGCCAGAGTGCCTTCTGATGGCCAAAATGTTCCTCCTCCTCTTAGTTCTCCAGAGGGAGAATATTTATTACTAGTATCACTGCCAGAATCAGTAGATTCAGAAGTACTAGTTGACGTACTTGGGACCCCTCCCTCTATCTTCACTGTATATGAATCTGCTCCAGATAATTCCACTATCAATTTGCCAGAAGATATAGTACCTACTAAATTATTATTAAAATATACAGAACCTCCATTACAATTGGAATATACTGTATATGTAGATTTCTTTTTATTTCCTAAAGTTCTTTTTCTCAACATAATTATTAAAACTAAAAAAGATAGCCATACAAGGTTATACTCGTACAGCTATCTTTCTATTATTACTCAGCTATTTGTACATAGATTCCAACTAAATCAGCTAAATTCTGATAAACTGGTTGTTGTGAATCTCTGAAACACATATAAGTTACTCCATTTTGAGAATAGTACTTACCAAGTTCTAATTCCATATTATTATTGAATGGAATTGGATCTTCTTTAGTACCAGCATGTTTTTCATTTATCTCTTCGTATAGAGCTGCTGTCTCTATAGATGGAGGCTGATTTTCTAGTACTGGGTTTATCTCTTGTTTTACTTTGTATAGCTTATCATCATACATAACCCTTTCTCCTGCTGATAGAGATCCTCCTATGAATTCTTCCCATTCTGGATGAAGTGATTTAACACTTAAAGCCTGTTCATCTGTAAGGCTCATAGTATTTACAGCCATTTTAGCAAATGACATTAATTGCATTTCTGGAACATTAGCTGTGGCTATAGCTTCCGAAGATAGTATATCTTCTTGGGTTAATTCTGTAGGTTCTGGATAACTATCATCTACTACTATAGTTTCAACTTCCTCTACAGATTCACAAGAATCTATTTGGGACATTTTATCTGTAAATGATACATTACATTGCTGTTCGTAGATAGTTATAGCATCTACTACATATTCAACCGAATCTACGTCTACTGAAACATCACCAAGTAAGATAGAAGAATCTCCCGATTTTTTGGCTATATTGGCTTCATCTTTCTTTATAAGTCTCTGATAATAATCCATATAGATAGGGCTATTATTGTATTTAAATTCTCTTAATTTAGAAGAATGGAGCCTTCCTAGTTCTGCTATTTTATTGTTTTTTGCTTGTTTTAGTAATTCCTCTGGAGTTGGCCCAGGAGGTTCTGGGCTTAACTCCATGTTAAATACTTCTTCTGCTGAGGCATCTGGGTTTTCCTCCCTAAAAGCTACCTGTTCTTCACTAAGTAAAACCCACTTTCCACTCTTGTAATCTTCCCATGTAGTTCCTATTTCATAACTATTTTCGTCTAATAGGAAATCCAATTCTACATAAATAGTAGTTGTGTCTTTTTGTATGTATATATTCATTATGCTATTTCTCCTATTCTAATTGAGTATTTACCAGATTTGTAACACCATATAGACATTTCTATAAAGCTCTTAGATGGAATTCTAACACTAGTTCCATTCATTGATACAAAATTCCCACTGTTTGGTATTGGCTGTGTAATTGTATTAGAACCATTGTTATATATTCTTATATATAATTCTTGACCTAGTTCTAAATTAGAAGCTAAACTTAAGCTTGTTGCTGCTGTTACTGTAGCTACAATAGAACGTTTAGTAATTGGCAAACTAGCCAAAGTAGTTACAGTATTAATTCCAGTAATAGTATCAAGAGTTTTCTTGTAAGATGGAGACATTAATCCACTTTCAGTATCACTAGTTTCTTTTTTTGTGGCGTACTCCACATTTCTAAAATTTATATCAATGGTTCCATTTTCTGTATTAATATTACTAATAATAATCTCAACGAAATCTTTTAAATTAGCAGTTTCAGCCCAATGCCTAAACCCTTTAATAGTACTACCATCTTTATAAGCGTACACATAAAAACTTGAATCAGTAAAACTAATACCTACAACAAAAAATTCTCCACTTTTAACAGCATTAAGTTTGTCAGTGTTTGTAGTGATAATGCCGGTATTTGTACCTGTGCTAAGATCTTTTATGGATGAGTTAATATTTAATTCAATCCTATTAAGAACATTCCTATCAGCGAATTTAGTATTAATGATATTATCTGTGTATTTTTTGGTTACAGGATGATAATCAGCAGTAGGTGTATACTCTGTTGTATTAGTTTTAGTAAGAGTATAATTAGAAATATTTTTGTTAGTTACTAAATTATTATCATTATATTCAATGTTGCATGTGTTATTAACAGTATTAATATTAGTAATAATAAAAGCAACACTTCTATTATTGTCTTGATTAGTATAATGTCTAAAACATTTTATACCCTCACTATCATTGTAACTATATAAATAAGTATCAGAACCATTTAAATTACAAGTAATAACAAACCATTCAAAAGGATTAATACTATTTAATGTACTACTATTTGTAATGTTAACGCTGTCATTTGTTCCCACAGTTAAAGTTAAAGTTCCAATGTTAACACTCCTAAGGACATTCTTATTAGACTCTAAAACTGTGGATACATATTGACCATTATCCATCAATGCTTTAGTACCATCTCCATCTACCACCTCATATAATTCTCCTATTTTATATATAGTAATAGAAGTATTATCATCATCAGCTTGTAGGTCAAAATGCATATATTTATAATGCCTATCAGAAACTCCATATTTACCTACTATATGATAAAGATTTGGAGATGCAGCTATTACTTCTACATTGTTTCCGATATGAGATCTATATAACTGCTTATGTAGAAGTATATTTTCACGAAGATTTTCTATGCTTCCATAAGTAGTATTTACAAATTCAGTAATATCAGTTGGTTCAGAATATTTTTCCCCTTCTTTTAATAAAGCACTAATATCAAACCATTTATCATCTACGTATCCTTTAGTAGATGGATTATATTCTCCAGATGGAATATATTCAGTAGAGTTGTCCTTAGCTAAATAGTTCGATAAGTCTACTTCTGGAACCAAATCTTCCCAGGATTCTCCATTTTTATATTTAGTCAATCCATTACTTGGATTAACCCAAATCTTTTCGCCCTCTGTTGGTTCAGTAGTACCTACATATACTTCGTCATTTTCCATAGTTAATGTAGGAATAACTATATACTTAGGTTCTGAACCACCCTCTGTGTATTTCGGATTTTTATATTTAATTACTGCCATATTTTATTCTGCTATTTGTACATAAATTCCTACTAAGTCAGATAAATCTTGATAGACTGCTTGACCTGTATCTCTAGTACACATATATATAATATCATCTTGGATGTAATATTTTCCTAATTCTAAAGCCATATTGTTGTTGTATGGTATTGGGTCTGTCTTTGTCCCATCACGAGTTTCATTAATTTCTTCATACAATGCAGCAGTATCTATAGATGGGGGTTGATTTTCTAACACTACACTAATATCTTGCCTTACTTTGTATAAAGCATCTTCATGCAAAACTCTAAATCCAGTAGATAAAGATTTACCTATAAATTCCTTCCACTCAGGGTGCAAGTTCTTTACACTAATAGCTTGGTTATCAGTGAGTGGAGTTGCATTTATAGTCATTTTAGCAAATAGTATAGCTTGATTCTCTTTAGAGTTTTTTTGTCTGTTACTTGCTAATCTTTCTAATTCCACCTGAGTAGTATGAACTTCTTCTGGCAATTCTAATTTAAAATTCAACTCATTTATTTCTTCTATAGTAGAACATTGATTAATTTCGTTTACTAAAGTTTCTACTACTTTTTTATATTTGCTACTATAATTATCTATCATCATCATTACTTGTAATACTGACTGAGCTTTTAAAGTAATTATAGAATCATCACAAGTAAGAGAAATAGTAGAATTTTCTGCATCAGACTCGCATTGAGACTTAATAGTTGCTCTTTCTGCATCAGACTCGCATTGAGACTTAATAGTTGCTCTTTCTGCATCAGACTCGCATTGAGACTTAATAGTTGATCTTTCTGCATCAGATGCCCAATACTTATGTCCATCTATATAAAAAGAATTAGGTTGGAAGTTATCTCTTACCCAGTTTACTACTATGGTTTTTAATTCTTCAATAGCAGCTTTATATCCTAATTCTGCTTCTACATACTCATATAATTCTGCTTCTTCCTTTTGTTCTTTAGATATATTCCATCTAACTCTCCAAGAACCAGAACCAATGTATTCAAGCAGTTGAGGTTTTAAAGTGCTACTTGCTTTTAATATTCTCATGTTATTCAAATTTGTAAAATCCATTTTCTGATATTATCTTAGTTTCAAAAGGTAAATCTGAGTTACTAATCTGCTCAGCTGCTTCAATAATCATTTCAGCAAATGTAGTAAACTTAATCTCTCTATCTTCATAAGTAGCTGAAATATCAACACATTTATTACCTCTTTTAAACTTGACTTTCATGCTATTAATTATTATAATCTTATCTACTATGTCAGGTACTCTAACACGGGTTTTAACTTCAATTCCTAAATCCTTGAAGGTTCTCATTCCGGTATATGTTCTCCATAGATTACGACAGTTTGCATGACAAAAAATCCCCCAATATGAGCCTAAAATATTTCTTTTGGATTCAAATGTATTGCTCTGTCTTAGTTTATTAATAAAGTTCTTTTTGATATATTTTCTAACAAGTATATATTCATGCCTAGATTTGTATCCTAAAAAGTCTACACTTCTAGATTCTACTGGAAATACCTGCCAGTTTGGTTTCAATTCTAATTGTATATCCTTTAAATAGTCCTGTATCTTATGAAATATGTTCCATAGATATTCTTTTGTTGGACCTAATATAACTATATTATCACAATATCTAAAATAGTATTTAACTCTTAGAACTTCTTTTATCCAGTGATCCATTGGAGTTAAAAAGAAATTAGCAAAATATTGAGAAGTATAATTTCCAATAGGGACTCCTTTATCAGTGGAGTCTATTATTTCTTCTAGTATTATCAAAAGTCTTTTATCTTTAAACTTACGGGCTAGTGCAGCTTTCATAAGTTCTTGATTAATGGAAGGATAAAATTTATGTATATCTAATTTTAAACAGTATACAGTATTTTTTTTATCCTTTAATGCCTTAGTTAACCTCCTTAATCCCATATGGATTCCTCTTTCTTTAGTAGATGAATATGTGTCTACTATAAAAGATTTTCTAAATATTGGTTCCATATAATTCATAAGAGCATGTTGTGCTATTCTATCTCTTATGGGAAGTTTATAAATTTCTCTAACTTTGCCTCCAGTCTTTAGATTAAATATATAGTATGGAGATGTTCTATAAGTTAGTGTTTTTAACTCTATTAGAAGAGTTTTCAAATTATTTTTTAAATCTTTATTGAAAGCTATTACATCTTTGTAGTGTTTCTTACCTCTAGTAGCATTTCTGTAAGCTAAGAGTATATTTTCTTCTGTACATATTTTATCAAATAAACCATTTATTCTTTTCATAAGCACTATTGTTGCAATAAAGCACTTCGCTAATCAGCTACCATACTTTTTAAAAAATGCATTCTATCTTTTGCCAAGAGGCAAGGTGCAGCCCTACTAAAATACAAAGTGAAAAAAAAATGAACAATATTGTGAGAGCTGATATTGGTATTAGAATTGCTAGAATCATTATTAGCATTGAAATAAGTGACGCTGCTATTATCATTGGTAGAATTATTAGAGCGTATAGTAACATGCCAACTAGAATTAGCTACATTGCTCTGTTTTTTATTTTAACAGAGGATGTTACCTACATTAGCTTCGGGCAGACCTGTTAATCTATTTATTTAAAATCCTACTGGTAATGATTTAAATTCAACAGGATCTTCTATAACTTGTATAGACCCTCTATATTGGATGCGAGAGCCGACAGTGGCACTAAAATCGCCAGAATCATAAGTATTGAAATAAACGACGCCGCCAGCATCAAAGGCAGAATTATAAGAGCGCATAGCAACAAACCAACCAGAACTAGCCACAACGCCCCAGTCACAGTAATGTGTAGTAGAGGAAGCACTTACTTCTGTAGGAATCATATCCCCATGTTCGCCCCAATATACTTTACTTATATATCCACTTCTAGCTGACCCACCTACATCTACTGTACGATAACTAGCGGTAGGAACTGCATCTGGTTCAAATCCATCGTAAATATAGTAAATAGAGCCATTAGAATGTATTCCACTCATCCATTCATACTTACCTCCGTAGAAATCTTCTATACCTAAGAAACTAATTTGAGTAGAAGTTTTTCCATCATTATTACCTAATGAGGATGTAGTACCAATAGTTCTGGTATATGAATCTTCTCCATATCCGAATTGACTCATTCCTTGTGGATTCCTGTTAGCATATTTAGCATAGAATAAATGAGCTATTTTGCAGTGAGTTTCATAATCAATAATGTCGAATCCACTTCCTAATGCTGTAGCATAATTATGAAGTACTACAGAAGTTAAACTTCCAGTAGATTGTCCTCCCTTTTTAGACCATAATTTATTGCTAACATTTACAGCTTCAGTTACTCCTACTAATACTCTCCTAGATTGTTTCCATCCATCTTGCTGGAATTGCGATACTTGTAAAGCATGAACTCCAGATGTAGATTCGTCTACATTGAAATAATATTCAGGTACATCTGTCATCCATTGTCCCATACTTCCATCCAAACTGGCAGCAGTAGTTCCATCATGGAATAATTCTGAATTATTTTCATCTAAGTAACAAATAGCCACTCCACTGCTAGTCTTTTTAACTAAGCATCTTTTACCTTTAATCCAGCTGGTATCAGTTCCTCCATTTTGCTCTAATGTATTAGCTCCATCTGAATCTTTGAATATAGTACCCATTGCTGGAGCATACACATAATTGAGAGTAATATCTCTATTTACCCTATCAGCTGTATATGATTGTGTAGCTGGAGTAGAGTAATTAGCTTTTTGATCAGCTGCTACAGAATAAGAAGAGTCAAAAGGAACTTTAAGCACTATAGCTTCTCCATTCCAAGTATATTCTGTAGGAGTACTTGATATTGTTACAGTCACTTTCTGTCCATTGGCAGAAGTACTATCACTAGTAGTTACTGTTATAGTCACTACTTCTGCTTTGTAAGTACCAGTAACTGATTGAGAAGCTCCAGAAGCTTGTTGTGAAATAACTTCAGGAGTTTTATATCCTTCTACAGCTGAAAATGTTATAGTATAACTTTTACCAGTTGGGATCTTAATAGTTTTGCTAGTATCAGCGTTACTAAAACTTAGCGTCTTTTGTGTGTTATCATACTTTACCACAGCAGTACATGATGCTCCCAATCCAGAAGTTTGGTTACATGCTTTATTTACAGTCACTATAGTGGTATTATACACTACAGATACATTTCTTGTTTCTCCCATAACTGCTGTGAATGATTGATCAGCTGGAGTAGAATATCCTTCTACAGCTGCTGCTTTAATTGTGTATTCTGTAGAATGTGGAATATTAAAAGTAAGTTCAGATCCTTCCCAATTAGCCTTTTTAGTAAGACCTGAACATTCTACTGTAATTTCTACACCAGTAAGATCTGAATTGGGATTAGACTGATTGGAAGTAAGACTTACTTTTACTGTTTCAGTAATTTCTCCAATTCCACCTCCTCCAGCTATTTCCTCCCATGAACCATCTTCCTTTTTATATTTCATGGTTCCGTCTTCTGGGTTAATCCAAATATCGCAATCAATTGATGGTTCAGTAGTACCTACATATACTTCTTGTTCTTGATGTTCTACCCAAGATTCATTTTTTCTGATATATGCTTTACCATCATTAGGTGCTTCTTCTACTCCCTTATTATCATCCACATACTTTTTCGTAGCGGGGTTATAGTTAGAAGTAGGTGTATATTCTTCTGTATTATCTTTGGCTAGATAGTTTGATAAATCTGTAATTGGAATTTCAACCCATTTTCCATTTTCTCTTACATATTGTTTTCCATCCTTTGGAGCTTCTTCTACTGCAAAGACAGTTGAATCTTCTGATAAGTCTATCCAGATTTCTTGTCCATCAGTAGGTTCAGTTCCTTCAGAAATTAATATCTCATCTTTAGGCAAACAATAGTAAGTTCCATGAGTCCATATTAAATTGGCATCCTGTATAAATACTATGGAAGTATCTAGGATATTACCAGCTTCAAGTTCTGACTCGAAAGTAGACTTAAGCTTAAAGTGAATTAATTTCTTATTAATCGCCATATCACTTAAATTATTAATTAAAGGAATTGGGCTTAAGCCCAATTCCTATTTATGCTTCATGCCAAATTAAGGCATCATCTAATTTGTTTATTGCTTGATTTATTGTATCTGTAGCTGCAACAGCTCCACCTTCTACAGTTGAATATCCAGTTAAGGTTATATCAGCTCCAGATAAAACTGGATTAGAACTGATAGCTTTAGCGTTTACAGTATAAGCATCTACAGTAGCTTTAGCAGCTTGATACCATCAGCTCCTACAGTTAAAAATGCTTCGGAGGCTGGATCAATAACTGCTATAAAGTTTTTACCTTCTAGCTTGATACCAGTGCTAGCTGTATATACATCTATTAAATCAGTAACATTTACATTAATTACTTTAGAGCCTGCATCTACATTAAAAGTAAATACTAAAAATGTCCCTGTAGTAGCTTCCCCGATTGGTTTATCTTCTGAGGCCACCTTTAATTCTACTGATTGTAACATTCCATCCTTTATAAAGTCAGAAGCTGGAATAGATGCTATCTCAGTAGAGTTTTTACCTATAAGTTTTAATCCATCTGTAGTGCTCCAAGTAAGATTAATGTTAGCTAATAAACCTTCTGCTGCTTGAGTTAATACCTTATCATTGGCATTAATTTTTAATGATATTTCTTTAACTCCTTCTGATTCTGCCTTGTCAGCTATTACAATAGCCTCTTTACCTTCGTAAGAAGTTAAAGCAGATTGATCAACATATAATCCGTTTTCTGCATCTAATTTAAGAGCGTTGTCTCCAGATTTTACATTTACTCTAATAGTAGTTTTCTGGCCTTCACTTGGAGTAACTACTACAGATTTATCAGCAGCTTCTACTTTATTAGTTGTTACCTGTTCTTGTAAGTCATTAATGTCTTGTACAGCTTGTTCTAATGTACTTTCAGCAGTATCAAGATCATATTCTAACTTGCCAATTGCATCATTTACTTTATCTGTTGGTGCAACAGCTCCTCCAGCAGATGGTTTAGAATACCCAGTAAGAGATACATTAGATCCGTCAATAACAGGATTTTCTGTAATTTTTTGTCCGTTTACTGTATTTTCTTTTAAGGCTGCAATAGCGTCAGCATTGGCTTTACCCTTTGCTCCGTCATATGCTGTTCCAGTAATTTCTCCTATAGCAATGGGATCAGATACTGCAACCATTTGTTCTCCATCCCAACGATAAAGAGTATTAGAGTGTCCGTTTTCATCTTCTCCTCTTCTATTGTAAAGGATTTGAGGTTGAGGATTAGATTCTACCCAGCTTCCATCTACTCCATGAAGAATTTTCTTAGATGTAGTATTGAAATAATATTTATCATTTTCCACTGGGTCTGGATTGGCATCTACAAATTGTTCTACCCCAAGAACATGTCCTACTACTCCGTCAATTTGAGATGGATCTATTTTCCCATTCTCATCAAGAGTTGCTAAACCATTAGCCTGACCTTTAGTGTCTTTAAAATTCTGTAAGTCAGTTCTAGTGTTTTCTCCAGCTAATTCCAGTTTACCTATAGCTTGGTTTACTGTATCAGTAGGAGCTATACTAGATTCGTTACTAGCTTTAGAGTATCCATCTAACTTAATATCTGCTCCATTAAGTACTGGATTTTCACTTATTACCTTAGAGTTTACTGTATATGCTTTAATCTCATCAATTTCTTCTTGAACAGAAGGACCTTCTGGATCAAATCCTTCAAGAACAGCATCTAATTTCTTTTTATCTTCTGCGGACATTAATCCAGCATTAGTTCCATCTGTAACTGGTAAAGACAGTTCTACAGAACTTCCATCACCTTTAACTATAGTAAATTTATGAGAAGGTTCATCATAACTTATTTCACTTACTGTGGCACTTTTAGTACCTCCATAAGTTTTGTTATTTACTATAATTTCAAAAGTATCTGTTGCAAAATATATACCATCTAAGTGTGTAGATTCGTTATATTTTTCTTTTGAACCTCTATAAAATTTTACTTGAGCCATATTTTTAATTAATTATTGATGTCAATCCAGGATAAGTCCTTGATGTAAGCTAGAGTTTCTTTAGATTTATCCGTAAGTTCTACGGTTGGACGATCAGAAGAATTTAAATTAAGATGTAGCTTAGAAGATCCAACTTCCATCTGTTGTACAGCTCCATCTTCATAAATTCCAACTTGAGCCAGGCTAACTCTATCTTCTTGTCCATCTTCTTTAAGCATAGTACCAATAAGTTTACTACCCTTTGGTAATAATACTACCTTGTTGTTAGTAACTAACTCCCTAGCCCATGCTACAAATTTGTCATCTGCTTCTGATTTTGAGTATCCAGGCTCCTCACCTTCCATTGCATTCCATTTAGTTCCATTCCAAACTACATGGGTTCCTTTAGAATAGGGCCTTCCATCTAATTCAAAAGCTTCTCTAATCTTATACACATCTCCTGGTTTTAAGTTTTCACTAGGAAGATCATTCAATGTGTCTACTACACCTTTGAACGAATATACTCCAACAAGAGCTTGGGATACCTCCTCCTTAGTAGCATATACTTCTGGAATCTTATCAAACGCTTCTTTGTCTGCACTAGACATTAGTCCATTTGATTTGGAAGTTGCTGGAGGTAAAGTAATAATAGTTTCATTACCATTGGTAGCTCTAAACTTAATAGTATCAGGAGTAATAAACTCTACTAATGTAATTAGATCTAAATCTGGATTATTTAAGTCCAATCCATATTCTACTCCGTCTACTATAATTTCTTTAGTATCTGTAGAAAAATAAATAGCTCCTGGGTATCGTTCAGATGAATAAAATTCTTTTAATCCTCTAAGAAATGTTACTTGTGCCATTAATTAGTTATATTAGACCACTCTAACAGAGCATATAAGTTATTATTATTATCTTTTTTTATTAAATTTCCTTCTATTTTAGATATTCCTACCTTATCAAGTAAAGGTTTAATGGAAATCCAATAATATCTATATAATATATTTGAGGGATTATCAGTATATTCTTTATATGTTAACGCATAATATGGGTTTCCTATTATTGGAGCGTTAGTAAACTGATTATATTCTTTCCAATCTAAATAAAGAGGACTAACCAGTAATTCTTCCGAGTACTCTGGTATAAACTCTCCTTTTATTAATTCCATTTGCGGAGCTTCCCATTTTCCTAGTATACAGTCTTGAGTTTTAGTTTTACCATATAAAGTAATATATCCTCCTTCTCTGTATGCCTGTGCATTAGCTCCTACTCCATCAGATGTTACATATAATATTTTGCTGTCTATTATATTTAAGTCAGCATACACTACGTTATCTTTAGATTTGGAAAGAGTTATGGTTTTAGTTCTTCCTACTTCAAAGTCGTCTACTAATTCTTTCAAATTAGTGTAAACTTTATCTCCATTCACTAAAGTCTGAATAAGTATCTGATCCCCTACATTAATATTGGCCACTCCAGTAGCCTCAGCATCCTCCACATCCTGTTGAGTAGCTATTTTATTTTTGGACGCTACTAAGAAATTATCTACATCTATCCAAACTGTACTTAGTGTTTCTCCTAGTCTATTCTTTAAATATAGTGGTCTTCTGTTATTTTCAGGATTACCATATTCTATAGATATAGCCAGTTTATCAGTTTCTTGTTTAACATATTCCTTTACATCAGGAATCCCTTCTAGAGCTTCACTAAATTTTTTAAATTCAGCATAATCCTCAGAAGAAAGCATACCAGGCATTTCTTCTGTAACTGGCCCCATATGTATTTGTTGTATATCACTGCCATCAGCTTTCTTATAGGAAAGCAACATATGATCTGCATCATATACTAATGAAACTATTGGAACTTCTCCTGGATTTATATCTACTCCATACCTCTTATCACCCAAGTAAATGTAAGGCTTATCAGTTATGAAATAAACCATTCCTGGATCTTTGTTCTCAATATTCATATAAGCTAATAAAGTAAGCTGTTGAAATCTTATAAAATACTGGGAATTATTTAATGGGATCTTTGCAGATATACCATCATTTTGTTTTTCTATAACTACCCCAGTATTTTGGCTGCTGATTTTTAGGTCTGCAAATATTCCATCTTTATCTGAATTTATTTCTACTACATTATTTGTAGATTTTATTTTCAGATCAGATGATATAATTCCATTAACTACCTTAGTCCTAATAGTATTAGTATCTACTCCAGATATTCCACTTCCTACTATATAAGCATCTAAGTTAAAGTAAAACCTTTTATCATTACTTAGTACTAATGCTATAACATTTGTTCCTATAGGAAATGGGCATCCTTTATCTATATCTTCAGATGTTACTACGCTAGACCCAAAGTTGGTAACGTGTACCTCTTTTGGCATATCTACTACTGTTATCTCTGTTCCATCTATATTAGCTCCTACTAACTGAATCAAGTCTGCATTAGTAGGATGATTTCTATAAATTAATTTTACTATTCCTCCTCCAGCAGACGTACTAATTAACTTAGTTATCGCAGATTCAGTTAAAATGACATCATTTTGAGGAATAGTAGAAGCCTCTTCTGATACACTGTATCCTCCAAAATATGTCCATAAATAGTCTAACTGACTCATATTAGCTGGTCTGGGAGGCTTCTGTCTAATCACTTGTGTCATACTTCAATCCAAGATAATTCTGGTAATTGTTCTGATGGAACTTTTCCATCAACTAGATCTGCTTTAGAATCTAATGCTTTTTGAGTAGCATTTGATATTGGCATATCTGAAGGTGATAAATTTTCTACCTTTCCTAAACCTACTTGATCCTTAGTTACTCTATGAGGATTATTAGAATTTAAGATATGTTCAGATAATTTATTATTTGTATTAGAGATATTATCCTCTACTTTTTCTACCCTAGATTCTAAATTATCTATATCCTTCTGAGCCTGTGAAACTGAAGTTTGAATATCTTTTATATCCTCTTTCACTTTAGAAATTTCATCAGAACTAGATTCTGATTTTTCCTTTAGTTCCTCCAATATTTCACTGACTTTTACATCATTATGCACTATATTATCAGAAGTACCTCTTACATAAAGAGAATTTCCTTGTTTTACTAGGATATTATACTTATCTACATATAGTCTAACATCAGCAGAAAGTTTATCAGGACCAGCTGTTAAATCTTCTATTCTAGTAAGAATAACTGTATCACTAGGTCCGGAATTGTCAACTATCCACTCTCTTATAAGGCTTCCTACTGGAATATGTATAGTTTGTTTATTCCCGTCTAGTAATTTGAATACTATTACTATTTCCTCATTTGGTGAATCATAATAAGCATCCTCTACAATAGAAGATATACCTAATACGTGTTGAGCTACTACAGAGTCATTAATTTTTAAGGTAAGTACTCCATTATTATATTCTGAAGTAACTTTCATATATAATCCATCTGCTTGCTTTTTAAGTCCATTACCATCTATAGATGATAATTCTAAATAGGCATTTATGAAAGTTCTTTCTAGCTCTTTACGTATATCTAATTTTACTACATCTTGATTTTCTGTTTCTAAAGCTTTATCTATGGATATATCCTTTATTTTAAAATCTAGAGTTTTTAGAGCATTCATTACAGAAGTAGCATCTTTAAGATAATTGGTTTCTTGATCAGGACTAAATTTTCCATCACTATCCAATCCCACTCCTACTTGAGTATCATTTATTTCTTTCTGTATGTTTTTAATAGAATACTCTACATTAGATTTTAATTCTATTACGAAATCTTCTATCTCCCTTAAAGTTAAAAACTCTTTAGAGGGCAGGGGATCTCCATATATTTTATTTAGATATTCTTCAAGTAAGGAAGATAATGTAGTATCATCAGTTATTCCTTTTAAGAATTTCTTTAATTCTACCCATGTATCAATTTCCTCACTTTCTGGGTTTTCAGTATTGAAAAATTCATTTAATTTCTCAGATACTTTAGTTAATGAAGGATAATCTAAAGTATTTAAATACTCAATGACGTCTCGTGAAGTAGTTCCAGCTAGAGCCATTATCTCATCCTTCATTTGGGTTTGACTTTCTTCTATTCCTGAAATTTTTTCTCTTAACTCTAATATTGCATTAGATAAATCTAAGATACTATTTAAATCATTCGGAATATTAGTAGGATCATTAGTTCCCCATATAGCTTCATCGGCATCTTTTCTATCTTGTATTTCTTTTTCCAGTTTTTCAGAAAGTTCTTTTAATTGACTTTCTAAATCCCCTATACCTTTACTTGTTATTAGTTTAGAAAAAGTTAAAGTTCCATCAGCTTCTCCTACTACCCAGTAAAGGCTCTGTACTCCAGAACCATCATCTTCTACGATTTTTAGTAAACCTTTATGAAGTATGGCTTTATTTTCTGGTTGGTTGTAATAATTTCTTAAGGCTTCCTCCGTTTTAAATACGTAATCAGCTTCTAATGGGAAGCTACCTCTCCTTAAAAAACTACCAATTACCTCACTATATTGACTCATTAGATATTATCAAATTTAAAGGTTACTTCTACGTTATTTAAACCAGTTAACGCTTCTCTATAAATATACACTGTATATACTTTCGTTGCTCCAGTGGGATATACTAATGGTAAATCTGCAATTATATCAAATGCATCAATTCCAAATTGTTGAGAAGGGGTTGTCATCTGGTATAAAACTTTATTATCTGATTTTGGAATCATTATGAATGGATGCTTAGGTTCAAGAGGAGAATCAAATTGATACCTATGAACTATTGTGTTTCCATCTAATAAAATTTGAATATTGTTAGTGGGATCTTTAGATATAAGAGATTCTAAAAATTCTAGGTTAATATTAGAACCAGAATACCATTTTGGTAACAATCCTACATATGTAAAATATCCTATCTTAGTAACAGATGTAGATTCTAAACATGTTCCGTTCATATAACATACTTTAAATGTAAATGTAGTGCTTTCCTCAGTCAGAGGCAGACTAGTGTCTGTATACATTCCATTTACAAATTGGTCTGAGGTGTATGTTCCAATTAATATGTCATTTTGATATAATTCTATGCTTACAGTATCAACAACAGCTCCATGAATATACATCTCTACTGGACATCCATTTTCTCCAGCCCAATAAGCAGGAGATTTTACTTCTATTCCTTTTCCATAAAAAATTAAATCAAATATTTCTTGACAAGTAAGATGATTAGGTAGTTGAGTATTGTCTTCTACGAATCCTACAGTCGTTTGAACTGGACCACTAGTTTTCCAACCTTCACATCCCACTGAGCTATCTGGGTTACTTATAAGCTCTTTGAGTTGCCTTAAAGTAACAAGATGAGAATCTTCAGTAGCATCTACACCAGATTGAGGATTAGTAAATGGAACAGTTCCATCTCTTTTTACATAATGCTCATTCTTTACAGATTGTAAAGTTCCATGAGGATCATATGAATGTATATGTTCGTCTAAAACAGAATTAGCAGCGTCTCTAACTAATCCAGAGATTATAGAGTCTAATTGCTGCCTAGAGTACGTTTCAGACTTAGAATATGTTTCAGTCTTCCTATAATATTTAGATAATCTATCGTTCAGAGTAGATATAAAGCCGTGAGGATCTATATCATATAAATGCTCTTGAATAAGATTATCTACATATCTCTTAGTTGTTAAATGACCATCAGATTTAGGATCAATTCCTAATTGAGGTCTTTTAAATGGAGTCGTTCCATCCATCTTAACAAAAGGCTCTAATCTAGAATTAATTTCCTCTCTATTATAAAGCTCTTTTTTAAGATATACTTGAGAAGCTTTTACATATGCAGTTAAAGCCTCTTCTACTAAGTACATTATATTATGTGGATCAGAAGCTTCCAAATGAGATCGCAGAAGACTCTCAACGAATCTCTTTGTAGTTAGATGATATTCGGTAACTGGGTCTACACCAGATTGCGGTGCAGTGAATGGAGTGCTGCCATCATCTTTCACAGTTCCTTTTAATTTATCATCTACTTGAGGAAGTATAGAGTGAGGATCATCAGCATTTAAGTGTTGTTGTACTACTTCCTGAATTATTTTTTTAGCAGCAATATCAGATTCTGTTTTATTATAAACATCCTCTAAGGACGGCACTCCTAAATTAGTTCTTGCAAGCTCTTTTTCTACCTCACTTTCAAATTCTCCTAAGTAATTATCTTTTTCTAAATAGTTAGTTGGCTCAGCCGTTGTTATAGGTTGAGCGCATTCTCCACCAGCACCTGGAGTTAGGATGTCTTTATCTGCCATTTATTATTTAAATAAAATTGTATGGTAAAAATAAGTCTTCTTTTATCTAACAGGTTATCTGAGCTTAATCCAACCAAGCTGATTTCTTCTAATATAAATTGATAGTCAGGTTTATGCCCTTTTTCTGTAAGACATAAAAGCTTTTGGAACTCACAAATTATCTTTCTTTTCAATTTATTGACTGCATCCACATCCATGTGATGGCATCCGTCTAAATTCAGATTTACATAGTCCATTACAACCTCCTATTTGTTCAATAATTCTTTCTGCTTCAGCTAGTTGCTCAAATTGCACCATGTACTTAATCACATTAATAGCCATCCAAACATAATCCCTTCTAAATATTAAATCAGGGTCTATAGTGTTCTTGTCCCAACAAGGAGAAAAGGCCCTCTCATTTAATATTTGCTGGCACAAAGATAGGTAACATTTATTAAGAAAACAAATGGATACATAGTTTTCACATGTTCTAGATATTGTAGTTTCTTCTGTGTTTCTTTCGACTACTTCTATTATAGTGGCCTCTGTGCTTTCTCCATTTATATACTTGAATAAATTAATACCATCTGAGTAATACACCACTTCATACAAAGGAAGAGATGATCCAGTTTCTTTAGCTTTTTCTCTGTCAAACCAATCCTTGCTGGGTAATACTATATGCAAAACAGTAAACCACCCATCAAACTTAACAGGTAGTGTTACTTGTTTTGATTCTGTATTATGTAAAGAATACACTGGAATTTGTAACTCATATCCTTCACTTTTATTGTGTTGCAGTAAATCTATTGATACAGTATCAGAATACTTGAATCTCCCTTTTACTGTAACAGTAGAATCTTCTGCTAAATAACCTTTATTACCAATTTCTGTTTGGTCTTGTACAGTCACTTTGCAAGAAGCTTCGGTGCAAACATTTATTTTTAATTCCATATTTTAGTATTTTACTTTATTATTATGCATGTTCCCATCATACATTTGAGCTACTTCTAGCTCAACCCTTTTGCTATCATTCTCTATAGTACCTTCTTTATACTTTTTATCAGCTTTAGCTTTATACCAATTTACTCCAGACTCAGATTCTAATTTAGCTTTTTCTAATTGTAGTTTAGCTTCATTTAAAGATTCTATTTTACTTTGAGCTTGCTGTAATTGATTTTGAGCCTGTTGTAATTCTTGAGTTAATTGTTCCACCTGTTGCTGTAGCTGAGCAGTAATATTATTTTCTTCTCTCTGCTTCTTAAGAGATTCAGAAACATTAGTCTTTAATTCAGTTAGGCTTCTAGAAGTAATAGCTTCTACTATTATTGATGGATCTACATTACCAGCTTTTATAAATTCAGGAATTAGTTGTTTAATTAATTCCATGTCTTGTATTACATTAGTACTAGAAGCTATATGTATATCAAAATCGGTAACTGTAAAATATTCAGGCAAAGCAGTAAATACCTTAACACCTTTATCCCCTAATATTAAAGCTCCTGTTATTCCTTTTTTGTATACTATCTTAGCTGTATTTAAACAGTCTATTAATAACTCATTGGTTAATAGATCCATTTGTTGATAATATTGTTTAGTAACAGTAAATGAGTTTTTGATCCCTACTTTAACGTTACTAACAGCATCGTGTTGCTCTATTCCGTTTAATCTTTCACGGAATACCCCAGTAATAGATGAGCAGGTATTTTCTGTTCTTTCTATAGCTAACTCTATAGCTTGTATAGTTGGGGCTTTAATAGTATCATCAAATCCTGCGAAGGAGGTATTGTTATTAAATGCCCTTCCTTCTTGTGAGGTGTCTATTAAAGCTACTCCTCCCTTCTTATATCCCAGCCATTTTTGCAATCTTTCGGGAACATCTGCCCCAAGAACAGTCGGTAGCATAGATAAATCTAGCCAGTCTCCAGAAGTACCACTATTAGCAATTAGAGAATCCCTATAGAAGTGGAGAACATCATACTTATCTTGTAGATTAGCACAAGCTAGTACTAAAGAATAGGCTTCAGCACTTCTAGTAGAATAATATATACCACTAGTAGATAAAGTACAAAATGAAGGGTTATCTTTAGTTCTCACAACATTTTGAGATATATCCGAATGTATGAAAATACTTTCTCCTATCCTAACTCCTTCATATCTATCCATTACGAACTTACCATCTTCTTTTCTAGTTTCAGTCCATTCTACTTCATATACTGGAATAAGTTTATAATTAGTTACTCTGTATTCATCAGCTGGGAAACCAGGAACTATTTCTTGTCCTGCATCTATTCCATCTGTAGCTGGATATCCAGTAGCTTGGTTAGTAAATGTTCTTACATAATATGTAGAATTATCATATATCCCTTCATATAAATCTTCTAATTCTTTTATAGTATCTTTATCCATTATTTCTCCATACTTATTAAGTATTTGAGTCTTAGACAGCCATTTTCTTACTACAGCTCTATAGCTATTTTTAATGTATATAGATTCAGGGTTTTTATCTATAAATACATTTAACGGATTAAGAACTTCTATATCTATATTATTTCCTTCTGGAGAAGGTTTTACTCTATAGTAAGCATATCCAGTTATAAGTAGATCCTTAAATAAAGTTTTTAGCTTTTCCGTTAAGTCTGTATTTCTGGATTGCATTATATATTCTAAAACATTTTGTGCAGCTATCTCATACTCTGATATATAATTTTTATCTATATCAGATATTATCTTTTTTAGTTGAGATTCCACTGCTTTATCTGTTATATTCTTTCCATCTACAAAAGCTAGTATAGAATTATTAAGGTGAGCCTTTAAATAATTAAATACTTCTTTTACTATTTTAAGATGTTTATCCCTAGCTATATTAGTTAGTGTACCAGTATCTTTGCAAGTAACTTTTGGAAGAATAGGAGTTTCTAAATATTCTCCAATTAAGGCATCTATATGTTTCCTTATCAAAGGTATAAACTCTATAGAAGTAGGATTACCTAATCCAAAATTCTCTTCCAAAGCTCTAAATTGCTCAGCATCCCTTACACCATTGTAATAGTTATAAGCTTTTTGTAATTTATACTTAGGATAAACTAATTCAGTAATTGCCTTATTTATACAGGCAATCATTTCATCCTCAGTTTTCTTTTTCATTTTTTACAATCACATGATGTATCCATATTACACTCTTCCGGAATAATCTGATATCCAGTATAAAAAGAAGTGTAATGTAGATGTCTACTTCTTAGCTCTTTCTCTATATATTTAAGAAACTGATCTACATTTCCTTCCATTTGAATAGTAAGAGGTCTTTCTATATTATTCAATCCAAGAGTAAGCTTGTATCCAATTATATTTTTATTACAATCTACTAAATTCTCTACTTTTATTTTGCCTACATACTTAGCACAATATGCCTTTTCAATTGTATCTAGGACGGCTGCTTCTATCTCTTGATGGGTCATATTCGTTTCTTATATTTGTCTGAGTAATTTGGTCCTTATCTGGAATTACTCCAAATTTCTTATATCCTCTTTCATCTGTATACCATCCAACATTTCTCCACTTTTTATTTACAACTTCATCAGCTCTTGGCAATACTCCTATTAACTCTTCATCTGCTAGCATACACATTCCAAAGGCTGCTACAGCATCGAATTTTCTTTTATTCTCGTAGGAATATTCTAGTAATTCATTTATTAAATCTATAAACCATATATGTTCGCACCAATCCTCTACAAATGAAGCTATTAATTCTAATTGATGTTGAATAGTTTTTTCATTAGCTGGAACTCCATATTGTTTACTAACGGAGTTAGAATCATCTAAAGTGGCCCTTGTTCTTCTCATTAACCACTTATGTTCTATATTTTTGTCTACAAGAAAGTTCTTAAAGCCTATCTTTGAAAACTCAAGAACTGCTTTGCAATTGTAGTATTCTAATAGTTTTAGTGCAATTCTATATGCTTCTCTCACGTCCTGTGGTCTATCTTTATAATAAGCCACTGGCATGGGAGGATTTACTCCTTGCATTCTTTTAAGAATTATTATACAGAAATCAGAAGGATCTTTAGTAGCGTCGGAGGTCTCTTTTTGCCCTAAGTCTATACCGTCTATACCAGCCACATATAAATTTCTAAATATAGAATTATCTTCTCCCTTAATCGGATGTTCCAATATTTGTAATTTACTATTATTACTTGGTATAAATTTAAATCCTTCTATATTTTCTTGAGCATGTTCGTTATTTTTAAATTTATACTCTAAATACCCATTTACTGGTTTGGGGCCTCTTTTATGTAACTCTATAGCAGCTTTTTGATTAGCTAATAATTCTCTATTAAATAGATTATCACCTTCTAATGCTAAAGCATCTTCTGGAGTAAAACAATACTCTGCACAGAACATTATATACTCTTTAGCATTTTCTGCGAGAGCATTTTTCTTTTCATTATAGTATGCCTTAGCTTTCTCAGTTAGAGTTACTCCTCTATCATCAATATATCCATCTCCTGCTACAAAAGTAAAAGCTGGAATAAAATACCCAGTTTCTACAGGATCACCAGTTTTAGAGTATCTATGTTTATGGGGTAATACATTATATCCCTTGGGATTATAAAACATTTTTGATAATCCAGCTAAAGCTGGACCACTATCTCCTCCAGTACCCCATACAAATCTTGTACCAAACTTATTACCTAATATTTCTACAAGAGCATTAGCCTGTATATAAGTTTTTAATAAAGCAGGATTAGAACCAGCTTCTTCAAAGAATAATCGGTCCACACGCTCACCTCTAAGTTTATTTGGGTTATCTACTACAATACCTAGTATATCAGATTTCCATCCATACTCTTCACGCTGTTTATTTAACTTAGAGGCTTTTTTGTGCATATCATTATTATATCTTTGCCGTACGTGACGCATTCCATCTTCTGTTTCCACATTCAAGAATTCTAACTGTTCCCAACATTTCTTTAATAGTGGTTTTAACTTACCTTCAGCATACGCAGAATATATAATGTGCATGTCCCTTTTTACTGTATACAGTCTAACTCCTAATGATGCGGCTATTTCACTAAATCCTACTCCACGAGCTTTTAAAGCACATACATCTTTTTTTAGATGTTCGCATAAGTCTATATAATGAAAATACTCATATTGTTTAGAAAAAAATCTTGGAAAACTTACTTCACGACCACTACCAGCGACTTTTACGTCTGTTACATTCATTAACCTATAAAAGTTCAAAAAGAAGTAGTTATCTCCTGTTATTCTATATCCATTTACTTCATATCCCTCTATACACCTCCTATATTGCTCAGACCAAAAATCTCTATGAGATTTAGTTCCAGGTTTATATTGGGTATAATGACCAGAAGAAACTTTCAAATCTCTAACTTCAGTAAACCAATCAGGATTGAAATCTAATCCTTGTGTTTCATTTACTGGCCTATATTTAGTAAGTTCATAAGATAAATCAGAATCGAAGTATGATATTTCTTGGTCTATTGGAACATCCCAATTTATTTTGGAAGACATAATAGGACTATTCTGTTTTCTAGCCTCCTCAACACTTTCTTTAGTTACCAAGCTAAATCCTTCTAAAGCCTCATCATTTACTTGGATATTGTATCCTAATCCTACCTTAGTAAGGTTTATATTATCAGGTAAAGCTTCATTAATAGCTTCAGTTACTTTTCCTTCTATTAACTTAGAACCTTTCTTTCTGCCTCTAGCCATAATTAATCGTCAAAAGTTCCACTTCTAACATCTCCTAAAACATCATCTTCTCCTCCAGATTGTTCTTTTTTAACTTGTAATTCTAATGCTTTGAGATTTTCATTTACCTCAGATAAACCTTTTACTTCAAGCATAATATCCTTTACTTTAAATATAGGTTTACCGGTCACTGGATCTCTTTCCTGTGGATCAATACTGTTGAAGTAATCTATAAATTTTATAACTGTATTTTGAGCAGCTTGAAACATTTTTACTGTTATGGATGATTCTTGCAACTCTCTATATTTTCTACATGCTGCTCTGAAGATAGGATCATCAAACTCTTCTTGAGTTAAACCTGCATCTACCATTACATCTTTATGTCTGGCTTGTTCTGGATAATCAGAATATGGAGATTTCCAATCTAGCATAAGCCATATATAAGTAAATTCTCTAAATGCTCTAGTTTTTTTAACTCCAGTTGGATCCTCTTTAGTTTTATTTCTCTCTAACCCAAATAAAAGAGCAAATTCCTTAATTAGCAATATTTCTGCCTCATTAATTTCTACTCTGTTTAATTGATGATTAAACGTAAACACATTCATATTAGTCCATTAATTTATTTATATTTACTTATTTAAAATAAGTATTTCTAAAATTTTCTGTAAGAGTTCCTCCGTTTTCGTGCTTTCTATATCTTATAGCTTTCTTATTCTTTTCCATTAATGTTTTCTTTCCTGAATTTGAAGGTCTACTTATTCTGTCCTCGTCATGAGCAGCTTCTGAACTTCTGTTTAATTCCTGTAGCCTTCTATGCTGGGGGCTTCCTTGTTTTATTTTACCAGATTGATAATCTTTTACCAATTTTTCATGTTCTTTTGAATCATACGCTTTGCCTCCATTTTGCATTTTCGAGCCTCCGCACATTGATTTGGTTTTCCCTCCACATTCCATTTTTTTCTTTTTCATCTTGCTGCCACATTTATCTTTAGCTATCTCTGACTTAATATCATTAATAGTTTTCCCATTTTTATGAGCAGCCACTGGAATAGCCCCTTGTATTTTTTTACATCTCATGCAAGGTTTACCTCCTGCTCTAAATACTTCTACTTCATATCCTTCTGGACACCTGTTGTTAAGCTTTTTAATATAATTAAGTTTAGTGCCTAACCTAGCCATTAATGTACTATTTTCCATTTGTTGATTATAAATTTTATCGAATGATGTTGTTAGTTGATTAAGCTCATCTGTTGACAATGCTTGAATCTTCTTATTTAGTTCGTCCCCATCTTTGCATCTTAATATCTTAGCAGCATACAGGACGAACGCTCTCTGCTTAGAATCCAATTCCTTCATATACGAAAAGGAAGACACTTTTGATGCCTTCCTATATATTTAATTATTACTATTTTCTGCTGATTCAACTATAAGAAGGTCTTTAGTATTAAAAACTGCTTCTTGTAATTCCATGTTGCTATTGAACCATCTGCACTTGATTCCTCTAAAATAATTACTTTTAGGATCCCTCAAGTAAGAAGATACCTTGCAAACTACTACCATTTTTGGTCTATTAGGTATATTTTGTTTCAGAATAACTGTATCACCCGGCTTAAAAAATATTTTTTCTTCCATTTTCATTAATTTAATTTTTTATTCTTATATTCGTCAAAACGGTTAGTTAATCCCTTATTAATTACTACTAGTACATTGTTTTGTCCAGTAATCCAAAAACCCTGTCTTAAAAATGGAACAGGTAATATCATTCCCGCTCTTAACATTATGTCATCTCCAGGTTTAATATTTACCACTTCTGGCCCAACTTCTATTACATGTCCTATTTCTACAGCTTTTGGTTGTTTTTCTAACTGTCCTGTTTCTTTAGTTAATTCTCTTCCATCAAAAGAAGGTAAAATTAATCCAGAGTCTGTTTGAATTATTTGTTCGTAGGGATTTTCTGTATATAATTTAAATAATATATATGGGCCTACTGGCATAATTTCTAGATCCTCTGCTTTCTTTTTGTTCTCATTGGACTTGGCTATTTGAGCATCAATATTTTTTCTATAAGCATCTTCAGCCTTTTTATTAGCTTCATTAAACGCCCTAACTGCTTCTTTTTTAGTCATTTCAGATATAGTTTCAGCTCCTGACATAGCTACTGAGTTTCCTCCCATTACATAATTCATTTGTCCATTATTCATAATTTTATTACCATTTATTTAATACACAATGCTCTTCTTTTACTGTTGTTTTTGCTTTTAATATACATCCGCATTGCGTACAGATTTTACCTAATTTTAATATCTCCTTAGCATACTCACATCTATTACATATATCCATTCTAGGATTACTGACTTCCTTGTTTAAGTTAAAAATATTATTTATGTTTCCTATAATAATATTTCTAAATTTCCTTAGTATCTTCATACATCCTTACCATTTGCCTACCGGGCATCTTTCTACTCTAGATTTAACTTTGTATTTTATTACACATCCACATCCAGAAGTATATCCTCCTTTTGGTGTACTACTTACATCTCCCGTTTGAGGATTGTAAAACAAACGTTGATTACATACTCCGTTGTTGTATAGTGGACATTTTCTACAAAGTTTTAGCCTTTCTTCTACTAACTTGTCCATAACTTAAAATTATTAACTACGGCATTATATAGTATTCTGGTCTGTTTTAATGTGTGAAATATAAATAATTTCGTCTCCATTCATATTTTATTATTACTATGCTTGCCGTAGTTAAAATTCTATTCTTTTTCTTTGTTCTTCTGCTAACTCCCTTTTCCTTACTGTTTTGTAATAAGCTAACATCCTTTCTACATCAGATTTTAGATAATCAAGTTGATATGTAGTGACGTTTCCATTGTGATCATAGTGAACCAGTATTAAACCCTTTACATTATATTCTGGATTTATTTTTTGGAGCATCCAAGCATATGTACTTAATTGTAGAGTATAATGAATATAATTGCAATCCATAAGATTATTTAATGGATACTGCATCATAGCGTTTCTTTTAGTAGAAGTATCAAATCCGGATTTCATTTTTATTTCTTTGTTAGTCTTATAGTCTACAATATAAATGTCATTACCGTCTTTAATAAGAAGGTCTATTTGACCAGCTATTTTTAGTACCCCATCATCAGATTCTCTATAAACTAAATATTCTGGAAGAATACCTCTGTCTATAGACTTAACAAGTTCATTCTTATCTGGATTAACATAACAATTAAAGTTATCGAAGTCCTTGTTTAATTTAGGAACTATTTTTTCCTTGAATTTTCCACCTTTACTATAGGCTTCTAATTGTGCGTGAATAGCTGTTCCTCGTTCACAAGACTCTTTGTTAGTTTGTTCCCATTCATCAAGAATATCTTGTTGTACACTAAGAAAGTCCTTTTCAGAAATGTCATATACACTTAAGACTCCTATATCAAATTTATGAGTCTTTAATAGTTTAGTTTTTTCTAAAGCGAATCTTTCTTTTCCTAATATCCTTTCTAAGGCTTTATATTTGGACCAAAAATCCTTATCAAACTTAGCCTCAAACCTACCTATTAAGGTAGTCACTGAGATATACTTTTCATTAGTACTCTCTTTCCAGTACACATGTTCTAAATCATTGTACAAACATTCACCATTTCTTTTATCAACCTTCATATTATTTCATATTTTCTTGTTTCTTCATGTAGTCAAGTATGTCATATAATTCAGTCATACAAGGTTCTATAGTTTTCATATAATAACCTAATTCATACTTCTTAGTATTTTTGTATAACATTACTAACATACCAGCGGTGTTAGTCCTGCTTTGAATAGGATAAAAAGCCGCACTAGATGCATCACATTCTTTTAGCTTAAAATATAACTTAGGATATTCCTCCTTCATATTTTCTACACTATCAACTCGTAAATATTCGAGTTTGTGGATTCTATCTAGCTCATTGCCGTAATTGATAGCACTTAATTCATGCCAATTACTTATATATGGCTTAGTTATGTCCCATCTTCCTTCCTCCGTAAGTCCAGTAATATACAAGTAAGAGAATCCCTGTGAGCTTGTTTGGGAATTATGATAACTTAAAAGTATAACATTACAGGCATCCGGATCACTCATTAAGATATGATATACATGTCCGTTTATAGCAGGTGTCATCTCTTTAGAGTAATTCTCCGCTTTTGTTTTTAGCTCAAGAGTAGTTTTAACTGTATCGTCTACTATTCTATTGCCTAAATCTTCATAAGCTATTATTGATATGACGAAAAACATCACTACAATAATGAGATTTTTAGTATTCGAGCTTAATTGAGATACGAGCGAATACAGTTTTGTAAAAAGATCTAATACCATCTAATTATTTTGTTTTTGGGTTAATATATAGTTAGTTTAACAATTCACTACTTCTATAGTTCCTCCATTTTCCAGTTATCTAAGATTCATTTGTTTATGTGCAAATTTACGACTAATTTCGTAGCATAAAAAGTAAAACCTTAAAATACTTAATAACGATGTATAACGAAAAGTCTTATGAACGTATTGCGGCTGCTCTGAAGGACCGCATTAGTAAATTATCTTCGGAAGAGATTATGTACCTTAAAAAGGGTGGCCCGGTGAAAAGATTGCTAGAAAAGGGAGGAAAAAATAAGATACATATTAAAAAAGAGAATAGAGGCAAATTTACTGATTATTGTGGAGGTAAAGTAACTTCTGAGTGTATTTCTAAAGGAAAGAACAGTCCTAACCCAGCAATCAGAAAAAGAGCCACATTCGCAGCCAATGCTAGAAAATGGAACCATTAAAACCAATAGAATTTCCTAATAGGAAAGAAGTTGATATAAATTTAATACCTTATAGGAGTCTCGATGCTGCTCTTGGAAAAAAAGGAGTTAATATAAATAATTTAGTTAGAATCTTTTCTCATATAAAATTATTGCATAAAAACAATCCTACTGTTAGTACTTCGTTTAAAAATAACGTGTCTTATTTAGGAAATGGAGTAGAAGAAAGTAGGTTGGATCACACTATAACAAAAAAAGGAGGAGGAAATGGAATTTACCAAATAGATAATACAGAAGAGAATAAATATAGATGGAATGACTATAGTGATTTTATTCAAAAAAATGGAAATACTCCGGAATCTCAAACCGATTTTATAATAGGAGAGGCTAACGATGAAATATTGCATCTGACAAAACCAGATAAGAATGGAAAACAAACTGTAACTATTACAAACTGGACTCCTTGGGCAAATAAAAATGGAGAACCTTTAAGAGGTCAAATAGCTAAAAATGTATTCATGGATCCAAATTCCTCTATAACTGATAAAACTAAGGCATTAGGAGAACATATATTGAGGCCTAAAAGTAATGTGTCATTAGATAAAAGAGCAGAATATTCCAACGTGATTGCATTTTTATTTAGAGATCATAAATATAAATTTGGAGGAAGATTTACTCCAAAAAAATCCAAGTTAGTTAAGAATGCTGAGGAGCAAAACTCTAAAAGGGATATGAGAAAAAAGTTTATCAAAAGTGATAGACCTACATATACTAATAATAGAGTAAAAAAGAATCAGAGTGGGGGAGTATTATCCATTGATCCTAGTATATTTGTATCTTGGAATAATATTTCTACTTCCAATATAAAATTGCCAGAAGTAGACTATACTCCTAAATCCAATTTGGATAGGTTCCTTGAAAGAACAGAAAATTCGGCATCTATCAACTTACTTGGTAATCCCAAAGAACAGGAAGAAAAACAAGATCAAAAAGAAATTCCTGTAAGTAAAGAAGAGCCTATTGTTAAAAAAACTCCTCTGGCTAACCCAAGTAAAGGTAATGATGCATTTAATAAGATATATGATGAATTAATATTTGAAATGCCCGATGCTGCTGAATATCGAGATTTCTTAACTACAGTAGCTAAGTATGAAAGTGGGTTTGATAGTAAGGCAAAAAATAAATATGCCCCAGCATGGGGATATTTTCAATTTATGCAAGATGATAATAAGTATAATAATATTAAGTCTTATGCAGGAGTAGATACTCAAACATTCCTAAACAATCCAAAATTACAGATACGTGCAGCTATTAATTTAGCTAAAGCTATGGAAAAAGGTTTCACTAAAGAAGATATAGAGGCGGCTAAATCGAAAGGCATAAGCAGATGGGGTATGTTAGGTGGAGCTTGGTTAGGAGGAAATGGAGGGTTGAGAAAATATTTATTACAAAACATAAACTCTTCCGATAAGCATTGGAATCCAGAAGGAAAAGGAATAGATATGGAAAATCAAATTAGAAGGTACAATTTCTAAAATGGATTTTAAAACTTTTATATGGGATACTGTTTCTGAAGGCAAAAATCCTTCTAGTAAAAGAGTGGCTGGATGTTTAGGGTGGATATTATGTTTAATATCTGCTGCTGTGGCATTATTTCATGCTATACCTAGTCCTGATATAGTTGAAATGTTATTTTGGTCTAGCTGTGCATTACTAGGAATTGATTCAGTAACATCTGCATTTAGAAATAGGAATCCTTTTAAACAAACAAATTCTAATGAATCCAAAAAAGATTAAATACGGAACTAGAGAATATAAAGAAGCCTACGAAAATAATCAAGTAGTTAATTCTTATAATGGAGATACTTATGAAGTATCCCTTCCAGAAGTTCTTATAACTCCAAGAAATAATTTAGATCTAGGACAGGTAGTTAGAAATGGAACTAGTAAAGTAGCTAGGCCAATTATAAGAGTTGCTGAAACAGCTTTAGATTTCTCTCCATTATCTCCAGCATTAGCTATGGGAAGAATTGGAGCTGCTGCTTCTAATTATAAGAAAACTGGAAATAAAGCTCTGTTAAAGAAAGCTATGAGTTCCGCAGCATTTGAGGCATTACCGTATATTAATATAAAAGCACTAAAACTTCCTCTATCTGAGGCTGATGATATAGTTAAAACTATAACTAAAGAGAAGTTTGGGATTGATAAAATATCTTTATCTACTCCTAAGAAAGGAGTAATAGCCGATATAGAATTGAGTCCAGCAGAGGAATTTGGAAGAAAATGGATGAGGCCAGAATATATTAATGTAGCTAAAACTGAACAAGGAAAGGGGACTATCTAATGTATTGTACGATGAAGGTATAAAACATTCCAAATCTAAAGGATATGATGGAGTTCTAAGTGGAGAAGTTCTATTACAGCCAGAAAAGACTGTAAAAACTCAAAGGAGGTTTAATGGTCCTCAAATGAAAAATTATATAGATGAGTATAACTATCCTATAAAAGGAATGGAGTCTCCAAAAGATCCTAATTTATCAAAAAGAATAATAGAAGCGTATAATAAAGCTAATGAATACAGAACTACAGTTGGTAGAGAGTTACTAAATATGACACAATCTTTATTTAGAAATTATAAACCAGTATTAGCAACACAATAAAAAAGCCTGGCACTATTTGTAGGTGTCAGGCTTTTTCTTTTTATATATTAAATGTTTTCTTGTATGCACTTAAAGTATCATCTACAAACATAGCTGCATATAATAATTTTTCGGCTTTTGATTTATCTTCTTTATAAATTTCTGTAAATTTTTCTACAGTAAGTATAGACTTATCTATTTTTTCTATTCTGAATTTACAAGTAAGAGGAATATCAGACTTTTTCTGATTCCCAATAAAATTGGATATATCACACAATTCTAAGAATGTACATACTTTTTCTACTGGAGTCTCTAGTATGCCTTCATCTAGCAAATTTTCAAAATAGAATTTGTAATCCTCATATAAAATATCATATTCATTTACAAAATCTAATAATTCAGAAACTCTCATAGAAGAAACTTTATTTAAGATTTCTAGTTTTTTCATGGTAAATTAGTTACTCTTACATCAATAGGTTCGTCAAGTGAAACTTGTGGCTTATTAGTAACACTTACATCTACATTGTTAGTTACAGTTGTTTCTACATTATTATCTACATTTATATGTCCGTCATCTACATGTACGTTGTAGTTTTCATAATCATCAGCTGTACCTACATTCGTAATAGTTACATCTTTCTCTATTACTTGTATAGAAGTAATGACTTTACTAATTAAGTAATCTTCGTTAATATTAAGTTTCTTCCAGATGGCATCAATATTTAATTCCTCTGGAGTTAATAAAAGAATCTGTGAGTTTTTCTCTCTCTCATTAGTAAGTTTACAAGTTTTCATATTTTCTAACTCATAAACTACTAGGCACAATAAAGAATGTACCTCCTTGTTAATTGTAGTACTTATGTTACTTGTGTACCTTTCTGCTGCCATATTTATTTTTGGTTTTAATTATCTGCAAATATAGTAAATATTTTCCATATTTCCAAATGTTCAATAGATGATTTATAATCCCCCCCCCCACCTACTCTCAAAAAATGAAATAATATATGTTGGGGTAGGGGGAGTACACTACCCTTTAAGGCCCCCACCAGGAAGCGAAAAAAAAACAAAAATTCTCACAAATTCAACTAATAGATTTACAAACAACAAAAAAATTTATTTTTATGGAAATTTTGAAAATTATCAAAGCAGAAGGTTTAAACGCAAATCCGAGTGAAGAAACGTTAAACAAAGCAAATCGCCCTATTTCAAACGTCGGTGCGGGCTTGTATCGTAATGGTTTTACCGTTATTCCGTCGGCAAAGGTTTACGGAAAAACTTACAACATTAACGGGAGTACGCGAGAGGGTGCAGTTTTTGTATCTTTCTTGTATGACGAAAACGGAAAATTTGTTAAAGAGGGCACAGTTTCAACAAATGCAATTTTGCGCCAATTGTACCCAAATACAAATGATGCAACCGCACCGGAATATCAAATTACCGGTATTGACAAACACGGAAATACGGCGGTTGAGGCGGTGAAAAAATTGGTTGAAAATGGTCTGTGTATTAAAGTTGGACAAATTAAACCAATGTGCGCACCCGATTATATTGCAGCAGCTAATAAAATGGATTTTAGCAACATGACAAAAAAAGATTATCCTTTCTTTGATATTGTTGCTATTCCTGAAACAATTAAAACCGATTTAGCAAAAAACTAAATTAGTTCGTTTGGCGGTATCGTATAACCGCCAATAAACAAAGTATAAACTATTAAAAAATATAAAGATATGAAAACGACTAAAAAGAATACAGAAAAGAAAACAAGTGTTAAACCTATGTTAAATAAACCGTACAAAGTAAATGCTTATGGTATGGTATTGTTAGAAGGTGAAGGAAAGAGGGATTAATCCCTCTTTCAATCTTTTTTATGTAGCACTAAATAAAAACTATGAACTCAAAGCCAAAACTTGAAACAGTGTTTGGAAAAATCCAAAATAATGTACTCTATCATAATGGTAAGCAGGAGATACTGCAATATAACCAGTTTAATAGAGATATTCCCTATACATACATTCAAATCTTGAGACGAGATAATAGAATCTATGTAGTGGATTTTTTCTGATATAATAAAATGAGTTAAGATGAAGATTAGATACTCACATAGAAGTTTGAGAGCAGAATGAAATGTGAGGTATATGATCTTCATGGTCAAGGTAAGAGTGAGGAGGCTAGTGATTCTCCCTCCCGATTCCTATTAAAATCCTGACCATACTCATTTTCTCGAAAATAGAATATATTTAGCTATTTGAATCCAAAATACATAATTAAAAACCACATCTTTTTAGGTAGCTATATAACGTTTTCATATCTTTAAGACCTCATTAATACTAGTAAAAATGAGGCAATAATCCTTGAAGTGGTGAATCTTGGATACTATTATATAAGGCAATCACCAGCTAAAATCTTCCTAATTGGGAGTAAAAAACTTGGATGAATGAAGTACAAATTCGTCTATCAAGTTCTAAGTTTCTAAGTCCTATTCCCATCTGTAGGGAAAGGTTTATATGAACTTTTAGGGACTAGCTCAATGGTAGTCACACTGATAAGGTGAGGTTCGAATCCACTGTTCCTAACATTTTTTAAAGTTTGCATTTTGTTAAATCCTCTCGTTTGTGAAAATATAGAGGATTATTTAATTGAATTTTATTAACTCATAAAATATAATAATCATGGCAACAATTTTAGAAGTAAAAGGAAATGACATCAATATAGAAGTAGAAAAATTATCTATGTCTCTAACCAAGTTGGGATGTAGAGGAACATTCAATAAACGCTTCTTGATTTCATTTTTTAAACAACAAAATTTAGAGAATGCTGAGTTCATTCCAAAAGCAATGACAATCTTTGGGGTTTTAAGAATAACAAATAGCACAGATTGTGTATTTAATCTTAATAACTGGAATATATCATCTGCAAAAGGAATCATATGCGCAGCATCTTGTGAGAAACAAAAATCAATTAAAGCTTGCATAGATTTCTTGAAAGAGAATGGTTATGTAGTTAGAACAAAGTAAAATCTAATTGTCAATTTGACAATTACGGCATTCACCTGTTTCTTATTCATTTTACTAAATATAATTGTAATCTAAAATACTATAGGGATTACTCCTTGGGAGGATAATTACATGATAGAGGAGGTAGTAGAATAAGTCTCAGGTGCAAATCATATAAGAGAAATGAAAGAAAAATTACTAAAAGAAATTGAAAGAGCTTATCATAGCACTACAAATAGTGCTAAAAAGATTACTCTGGCAAACTACTATAATACAGTTAAAAATGAAGAATCAATTGATTATGGATGGTACTATAATCAGTTGAAGGAATTTGGATTTAATATCATATAATTATGGATACATTAAAATTTAGACTTAATACTGTTGAGAGAAGTATTATTCTCGAAAATATCCAAATGACTCAAGACCGTTTTTCTTACAATAATATAGCTTTTGCGAAAGAATCAGAAAATTCTGTAAAAGTTATTTATAAACAGGAAATAGTAGAAGACTCACAGAAAACAAAAGATATTGGTCTTTCTTGGGCATTAAGTACTATGTATCGTGCCCTTGCACAATATAAAGACCATATTTTTACATATCAATGATAACTGTATAAATTTCGTTAGTTAAATTAATAACTGTTAGAAATTATGGAACAATATTTAAATGCAATAGTAAAAAGAACAGTACAGAAATATCTGTTTTCACACATCAAATCTACAAAAGTAGTTTTAGGATTAGCTGGAACTCATCCAGAAGAATACATAAAAATACTTCCAATTAATCAAAGAACAATTTTAGTAGATTTTAATCCAGTCAATCCATTTATTAGAAGAAATTCTATAATAGGAGAATTTGATTTGCTGCTTCAGGAAAGAGCTTTGGTTACATTTGTAGATTGTGATTTCTGTAAATCCTATAAAAGTAATGGTGACGATCTTCTTTACATTTACAATAAAATGAAGAAGAATACAGTTCGCAATAAGTATATAGCTTTTACTTTTTCTCTTAGAAGAACTGGATTGGAAGATACCATCAAATGGTTATCATCTAATATTCCAGAATGCAAAACTACAATACTTCCCAACGCAGTTTCCTATAACTTTGGAGACAGGAGATACTTAAAAATATTAAATCCATATCTTATTCAGTATCGAGATTCTGGAGATAATATGATTTCTGGTCTAATCAAGCTCTAAGAAAATATGACATGTAAAATATACAAAAATATCAGGCTGACTATTAGCCAGCCTGATTTTCCTATGGTAGCTATAGGAGTAGACTCTACTCAGTTTGGCATTGCGTTAATTTGGGTTTCATTCATAATCAGTTGGAAATAATGGATTCTCTAATATTAGGATTATGTATAGCTTCAGTAATCTTATGGGTAACTAGACTTTTTGTTTCATTTGATAACGAAATTGTAGTAGATTTTGGAGATCATATAAACAAAGTAAAACTCATAAAGAAATATGGAGACATAGAAGTATTTTACTTCCAAGACAGAATAGGATATGCTGTTAATGGAAAGTTAAAAGGTGAATTAGTAGATTTGTTAGATGTAACGGAGTACAAAGAATATGAATAAGAAAAGTATAGTAGGTAATTTATATTACCCAAAAGATAATTCCTATATAGGAATTTATGATAGTGAAGGTAATCTATCCGAAGGAGGACAATTAGTTAGTAGAGGAGATAAGCCTATAGGAAACAACCTATTTGGCCCAGTTTACGAAACAGTGTCTCCAGAATGTACTATAGTATCTGAGCCGTTTGTGGAAAAGATTAAATTCTTGGATAACACATATACTCATCCTTTTGTAAAAGTAGAATGCTACGGTCTCACATATAGAGTATTATGGAATCCTACTTGGATGTCTTCTGTATCTTTATCTGATTCTAAGAAAATAAACTTAGAAAATATGTCAAATGATGAGTTAGCAGATCTATCTATTGAAATTAATAAGATTTTAAAATCAAGAGAATGACTCAAAAGGAATTTGATAGCTTGCCAGATGCAACTATGCTTGCAGTGGTAGGTAAAACAATAAATGGAAATTGTAAATTTTTCCTAAAAGGAGAATGGTATACAAAAATTGACAACAAGATTGAGAAATGGAAACAGTAATCTATCATACCGAAGTAGATTGTTCTCAGTTGTTTATTTATGTAAACTACCTATTCATGGATTCTAAAGGAACAGTTCTAAAGCATAAGTCTTTAAAACTAGACTATGATAGAGACTATTCTGAAGAATCTAATCTCAAAGACATTCCTGGAATCATATTAAATGACCTAACCAGGGAAAGTATCAAATGTGACAAACCTCAAATAATTAAATTATGAATGTTATTTCGTTGGGAATAGGTTCTTATGAGCGTTCTCGTAGAATACAGTATTTAAAAGAACAGATAGCTTACTTAGGAGAACTTCCCTGTACTAAATCTGTTATTGAGAGAAAAAATGCTCTGATGGGCGAGTTAGAAACAATACAAGAAGTTGATTCTGAGAGAATTAACGAATTATCCGACTTATAATGTTTGCATTTGTTTATTTTTTGCTTGAGGCAGCTATAAAAGATAATATCTTATATGGCATTCCGCTATACACTAGTATAGAAAGTAATTTGCTCACAGTAAAAACAACTGAAGGCAATACTATTCAATTGGACTTTATGAACGGCAAAATCGAGAAAGTATGGATAAATGGAATATTCATTCCTTTATCTATTGAAGAGAGGCTCAAAATAACTATTCTTGCTATATGAAAAAAGTTATTTTGGGATTGGTGGCGATTATCCTTCTTACTTGGATAACGTCACCTAATGAATCAATAAACGAGAGAAACAAACGATGGCAAGAAGAGATAAAATATTGCGAAGAGGAAAGACTCTATGAAATCATGGACTCTATGGAAATTTATAGAGAATTAGTTGATGATGATATTTATCAATCTTGTAAGAATAAAATATTAACATTTTAAAAAGAAAAATATGAGAACATTTGAAGCAATGATTGGCTTGACTGGATCTAAAGCATTAGAAGCCAGAGTAAAGAACGTAATCCGTAACACATCAGCTACCTCACGTCAGGAGGTAGAATCCTACAAGCAAGAATTTAGGAATCTTCAAAGTAAATTGTTCGAACACACTGATTTGGGTCAAAGAGACAGTAATTCTCTTACAGTAGATATGAAAGATCCTTCTTCATGGGTAAAAGAGTTATACAACATTGTGATTAAAATGAATGTTGTGGCTAGCAAAATACAAATCTGTGTGAATGTTCATAACAAAATGTTCCCAACCAATATGGTTGAAGGCTTGGATTCCGAAGATCTAGAAATGATCAAAGACATTTCTGGCAAAGAAGAAGTGGCGGACAAAGAAACAGAAGAATAATGTTACAATAGGGAGGTGAAAATCCTCCCATTATAACTATATGTTTAAAATAGGTGACAAAGTTAAAATTGTAGGATATACTCAGGTTCCAAAACACTTATATGATTTATATTGGAATCCTGATATGGAAAAGTACGTAGGAGTGACATCTACTATATCTGAAATTTGTGGCGGAGGAAGGATACAAATTGAAAGGCAATCACTACACATGGAGTGAAGTTTGGATAGCTCCTAATGACAATGTAGAAGAAGAATTATTGTTGTTATGAAAAAGATACTGATCTTATTCTGTTTACTTGTTAGTTTTACAATAAAAGCAGAATCATTTAATTATATGTATTCTGGCAAAGCGAATCAGTCAATAGAATCATATACTAGAGTTAATGTGGATCCTGTAGTGCTAAACTTCATTGAAGAGTTAGAGGCAATACAACTCGTATTTGAAGGGAACAGTATTATGTTCTACGTAGTAAAAATCTACGAAGGAAAAAATGGCACTATTATTAAAACTGTTGCAAGTGATGGAAGACAGGCTGAGTTCAGTATAAACAAATCATCAACAGTTTTCTCATTAGGAGAATTTATTTATGTAATTACTAACTTACCTAAATATAAATGGTAAAATGAATCAAACGTATTTTGTATTAACACCTGATGGCATCTGTAAAAAATTTCTGTCTGGAGCTTTAACTAAGGAAGAAGCTATACAGGACTACATGGATAAGACAGATGGAGAAATTCCAAAAGGCACATTAATGGTAGAAGAAAAGGATATTGATTCTTGGACTTGGAATCCAGTAAAGAAGATATGGGAGTCAAAAGATCCTTTGCAGGAAACGGACAACAAGGAAGATCCTACAATGTCCCTTCCTCAGCTTTATTACGTATGGGATTCATCAGCAGGAGTAGCTGCTGATATATTTGGAGTGTTATCTTTAATAGAGAAAAAATCTATGTGTGAATTGAAAATCACTAAATTATAATTTTTGTATCCCATAAGTATCAACTACCAAGTAAGAAGATATAGTACATCCGATTTTAAATTTGGAAGGAAAACTTCTTACTTGTTAAGCATTAAGGAAAATAATTTCTGTAAATTACTTGTGAATATAAAAAATTTGTAGTAATTTTGCATCACTAAATTCAAATAGAACTTAATGCCGAGATGGCGGAACTGGTAGACGCATCGGACTTAAAATCCGATAGTCCGGAAGGGCTGTGCGGGTTCGAATCCCGCTCTCGGTACATAAATTTAAATATTATGATTATAGAAGCTGTTTATTGTAGAGATAAGAAAGAATTTGAATATCTTGAGGAAATCAGAGAAACTAAGTTAAAACTTAGAAGATTTGAACACATCGGAGAAAACAGGTTTGAAAAAGGAATAACAGTACTTGTAATTCCGGGATGTGAGCCTAGTTATCTTACAGGTTCTAGAAAATTTGCGGAGGAATGGAGGTGGACAGATCTAAACAGAAGAGTAACAATTGGTTCACTGAATGATTTTGTTTTGGAATTGGGAATCTCTTCTGCAGATTCTGTAAGTTATGATGAAGAATATTTACTTTTAATATAAAATTAGATAAAACAATGTTTGACAAGAAACAAAGCTATCTGTTTGGCAACGAACCAGTAAAGAGTATTGCAGAAATCACTTTGAGTGGCAATGGTGCTGTAAAATTAACTTCTACAGGAGATCCATTTACAGACCAGTTTTCTTTAATTTCTCAGTACAGGCAGTTGCGTCCTTATGCTGATATTGATAAGGATATGCGTACATTATGGAATATCAATCAGCTTGATGCAATGAAATTGGTATTCTATATTCGTTTGGTAACTCGAAAGGTTGAATTATTAGATGGTTCAGAAACCACTTCTGTTCAGCGAGGGCAGGGAATGAAGCATGAAGGGATTATGAGAATGATTTGGGTGGCTATAAATTACCCTGAAGTATTCTATAACAATCTTCCTTTGTTTGTAGCAGCTGGTTGTTGGAAGGATATTTTCCAAATGATGTCCTATGATATTCAATTTCATGGGTGGAAAGGAAAAGTGCTAGATTGGAAAGCATTAGGTGATTTTATTCTAGCTGGTCTGGAAAATCCTAATACTTGCAATTTAGTAAAGAAATATCTTCCTACTATTAAAGCTCGTTCTAAAGCCCGTACTTTGGAAGCACAGGCGGATACGATTATTGGAAAGTATATTGCACATAGATTGTTTGGTAAGGGACAGTTTAAGGCTGACCAGTATCACTCTCTCAACTATAAGCAATATCGTCAATTGAAAGTGTCAGGAACGGCTCATCAATGGCAACAGCAAATCTCAAGGGGAAAGTTGAATATAAACTTTTCTACTGTGCATGGTCGTGCTCTGGCTTTGCTAGTTTCTGGAAATTTCCTAAAGAATAATAACTTAGAAACCGCATACGAAGAATGGATTCTAAAACAACCAGTAGCCAAGTTTACTGGATATGTATATGAGTTATTCAAAGGAATTGAATATAATAGTCCTACTTACAAGAAAATGACTGTAGATAAACAGTTTGGAGGACTTATTGAAACAGCAAAGAAAGGAATGAATACTAAGTCAACTTTCTTAGTTGCGAGAGATACCTCTGGGTCTATGAGTTCAAATGTAAATGGGACTAATGTATCAAGTAACGACGTTGCCAAAGCTATTGCTCTCTACTTCTCTTACTTGTTAGAAGGGCCATTTGCGAGTGGATATGTGGAGTTTGCTAGCAAACCTACATTGAGATTGTGGAATGGTAAAACTCCTACTGAGAAGTATTTCAATGATAGGGCAGAATCTTATGGAAGTACTAACTTCTTAGGAATCGCTGACTTATTTGTCGAAATTTTCAGAAAAGGAACTCCTATTAATCAGTTCCCAAAAGGATTGTTATGTGTAAGCGATGGAGAATTTAACATAGGGCAGTCATATTATGGATATGGCTATCAAGATTCTACACAAGAATCAAAGACGAACTTTGCCTTATTCAAGAAAAAGTTGCTAGACGCTGGATTCCCTAAAGACTATGTTGATGATTTCAAGATTGTTCTGTGGGATATACCTAACAGTTTCTACAGCAGAGAAATTAGACCTAAATTCGAGGGGTATGCAGATACTCCGGGATTCTTCTATATGGGAGGTTTAGATCCTTCAGGAATTGCTTTTCTTTTAGGACAAGAACCTACTCCAGAAAATCCTGAACCTAGTACACCTAAAACAGCTAGAGAGTTGTTTGAGGCAGCTATGAATCAGGAACTGTTAAATCTGATAACAATTTAGTAATTGGGAGTCTTCGGACTCCCGTAATATAAATTATCATGGACAAAATTTATGACGCTTTAAGAAAGCTTTCTTCTAAATCTAGTAAGGCTCAAAATACTAACTCTGAATACTTCTTAGAGTGAGAGTTAGTGATCATACAAGTAATGAAATGGCCTGTCATAGTAATCATTTATATGTTCTTACTCATAACAACCGGAAAAATCTATACACTGTTTGTTGGGGCAGAACAGTACAACTTTGCACATATTCAGAAGTCTTACTCTTATTGAAAACAGCAAAGAAATTTAATTCTACTCTAAGTACTTTGCTTAATGTGCCAGAGGAGAATAAAATAGATGATAGAGAAGTGGCATCTTGGAGTGCTAATATAAATAATGATCAATTTCTTATTGATAATGGTTTTGACGTTAGTCGTCTTACTAATAGAGAAAAGAAAAAGGTGAGGACAGCATTTGCTATTTCTGGCGCATCTTTACAAGAGAGAAAGAATGCAATGAAAAAAGAACTTTCTGATATTATAGATGCCCGCTTTAAAGAAACTAAGTCCACTTTGATGAAACTTAAGACTAGTGACAGAATAGATAAGCTAATAGAGAATAATATGAGTAAACAAAGAAAAGTATATTTTGGTTGGCTTATAGAGCAAGCTTCTTCGTTTTCAGATTTACGAAATATAGTAGACAAGGCTAAAGTTTATACAAATAAACAATAGGGTAGTGGTCCAGTCCGGTCTAGGGCGCTTGCTTTGGGAGCAAGAGATCGCGGGTTCGAATCCCGCTTACCCTACAAATTATCTTGATGACGTTTGGGGCACAAACAGCAAATTTTTCATACATCTATCATTACTTTTAATTTAAATTATCGGATTTATGTATTATAGTAGAATATAAATAATAAAAAGTGGAAGAGTGCCCCGTAATTCGGAAGCTAATAAAATTATAAGACACTATAAGGCATAAATCCAAAAACAAGAAGCCTAACAGCAAATTTTATAAATGTTTACCATTAATGAACATAACCACAAAAGGTTTCTGTAAAAATAAGAGTGTTAACAGCAATTAACAATTTAAATTTTATTATTGGGAATAAAATAACTATCTTTGCACTCTGTATTAATGGGTCGATAACGGCAGTGGACTGTAAATCCACCCCGCTTTAACAAATAGTCGTATGGACTTTGCGGTAGGGGAGTTCGAATCTCTCTCGGCCCACAAATCCCTCATTGTCCCTGATAGAAATATCAAACTTTGAGGTGAAGTATATCATTTTGCCATGATAATAAATAAAAGTAGCATTGGTTCGTGAGGATAGATGCTACAACAACGGAGGCGTAGTGAAATTGGCATAATACCACACTGTCACTGTGGAGTTTGGGGTTCGAGTCCCCCGCTTTCGGCTACATAGATAAATTATATGTTTAACTAAATTTTTACAGTTTATGAAGAAAGTAATTAGGAAAATTGGGAAATTCTTAGAGAAAATGGATCCCAGAATGCTTCCTACGGGTATATTACCTATCATAAATAGGTAAGCTACCTTTTCTTCCTCTTGCAGAACTGTCGTTTTCATTTCAATATAAATGGGAGTTGTAGTTTAACGGCTAGAACGTTATACTGTGGATATAAAGGACTAAGTTCGATTCTTAGCTTCTCCCCAACAAGTCAACTACAATTTGGCATAATAATAGGTTGACAATAGTTAGATGATTGCCAAAACATCGTGAACTATCCTAGTAAAGTCGAAACCGCTGAGCCTCATTTCATTATGATACCTTAGCACTTTATTGCGGGAGATAGGAAATTCTCCCAAGTAAAAGAAGACTAGCAGCAATATATATTTAGCCTGGTAAGCCGTGGGTTATAGGTTCGAGTCCTGTAGATGAGTTTACTCATTTTAGCTCAATTGGTAGAGCAACGTATTTAAAGGTCTTCTGTTATTATAAAGAGACATACAGCAAGATTATTTTCTTAATCTTTATAGTTTTAATTAAATTTCAATTAGACAAAGAAATAAGGTTCGAATCCTTATCTAACTTTCTGAAATACCTAGAAGTTAGTAGTTTAGCCTGGATTTAAAACAAATAAAAAAGGTGGTCTCTTGCTTAATCGCTCCTTTAGCTCAGTTGGTTTAGAGTGCTTGACTTACATTCAAGTGGTCGTAAGTTCGAATCTTACAAGGAGCACAAATTGTTATTAATATGAATGTTATAAACAAGATTAAATCTTATATTAAATTCTCATTCAAAAGCCCAATTAAAACAGCCTATAAAGTAGGCTCTATAATTGTGGTTCAGTGGAAAGATGGTTCTTTTCATTTCTATAGTAAGGTGGGACCAACTGAATTTGCAAATGCTATAACTAGAATGAAACTTACAAAATATAAAAATGAAGCTTTAAGTAAAGTATATTCTAAAATACGATCTGGAAAAGTATGGAATGGTTAATATTTCTGTTTAGAGTATTTTTATGGTCTATATTGTTTTCTTTCATAGTAGTAGTGTGCGTTTCAGTTTATAAACTAATTAAATCGTCGGTATAGCACAACGGTTAGTGCTCCAGTCTTCCAAACTGGAGATGTGGGTTCGATTCCCATTACCGACTCTAGGAAAGACACAATGTGGTGTAGAATTGCACATCTAGGGTAACAACTAGAAAGTGGGAGAGTAATGACCTCCCATTGTAGGCTTTCAATTACTGTTTCGACATTTTCAGTCTAAATGCCGTGTCTGGAGCGTCAGTAACCAGCCGTGCTCTACGGTTAGAAGAGTCCGTGTCTCACTGGTAAGAGAGATATCCCTGGGTAGCGGATATAAATTAGCTACCAAACATCGCGGAGTAGAGCAGAGGTAGCTCGTCAGCCTCATAAGCTGAAAGTCGCAGGTTCGAATCCTGCCTCCGCAAGGCTACATAATAGAAACCTCCACGTGGTGTAGCTGGATAATCAACTAATTCTATTAATAATACATGGATTACAGTAAATTTGAAATAGTAGCTAAAGAAAGAGGTTATACAATAACTCCTGATGGAATAGTTTATAATAAACATAATAAATCAGTAGGAACTAGTGGTAAGAGTAAATACAAATATTTTTCATTTAGAATAGAAGGAAAAATCATAAAAGTTTATTTTCATAGATTCCAAGCATATAGCAAATTCGGAGAAAAAATATATAATGATAATATAGTAGTTAGGCATTTAGATGGAAACCTACTAAATAATTCTATTTCAAATATAGACATTGGTACGAGTTCCGATAATATGATGGATATTTCAGAAAAAGTAAGACAAGAAAAATCTTCAAATGCTAATAAAAAAATACTCTGATGACACTGTACTTAAAATACAAATGGATAGGCAAAATGGAATGTCTTATAAGGAGTTAATGTATAAATACAATATTTCTAGTAAAGGAACTCTAAATTACATTATTAATAATAGATAGTTAATATGTATGATATTGATCTACAAAAAGATAGAGAGCATGTAAACTCATATTATTACAAATCTAAGAATGAATATGGACAAATAATAACTTTGGAAATCTATGAAATATATAAAAACCAGGGTTTATGAACGTCACCTTTTACATTGCTACTAAACGAAAGAATGGATTTCAAGAAAACTTAATAGTTGGAAAGGATGGAATGAAGTCATTATCTTGGGCTAAACAATGTTTAATGAACTTTATTAACAATAACATATGGAAGAATTTTTTAAAGGGAAAAGTATTATTGGTATATCCAGCTAACAATAGACTTAGAAGAATATATGAAAGATCCCTAATTCCTATTGGATTTAAAGTAGCAAAAAATAAAGACAAACCATTATATTTGAAATTAATATGAAATATTTGTTATTTATCCTGTTATCTGTTTCCTGTACAGGAAACTGCCCACATAGTAATCCAACTACTCCAAAAAGACAATATGTAGAAGAAATTTGTCCAAAATGTAAAGGAACAGGGAGTGTAGAAATGAGTACGGGCCAGAAAGCTGGATTAGCCATTTGTACGTTAGGGATGGGCTTACTATGTGATGAAACAGAATGTGAAACATGTAATGGAACTGGGATAGTAAAAATACCAGTACCTAAAAAAGGAATAATCGAAGAATGATCAAAGAAATTATGGAAGTAGGCTCTTCTATTAAAAATGGGAGGACTATACAGGATGTTGCGATTAAACTGGCAGAAGAGTCTGGAGAAGTGATGGGAGCTATCAGTACTATCACAGGATTATCTAGCTATAAGAAAATAAATGAAATGGATTTGTGTGATGAATTAGCAGACACATTAATAAATATAGTAGATTTGGGAAGATTAACGTATGGTGATGAATTTCCTTCTTTACTTGGTAAGTCAGTGAAACGCAAATGCGAAAAATGGAAAGAAAAATATAAATAAAAACTTTAAATATTGGCAAAATGAGACATTTTATTTTTGACGTGTGGATTTGGGATAAATCTCACCACAGCAGGCTTTTAGGAACTTGCAGACTTGAATGCTCGAAGTTCCCTTGTGATAGAGATTGTAGAGAAGCATTAGCAAAAGATGCTAATTATTCTAAACATATTGCATCTTCAGAATGTGAAGTAGCAATAGGAAATATCAGGGAGTATATTCCTTGATGAAGATAGGCTGTTAGCTCAACTTGGTCAGAGCATCTGACTGATACTCAGAAGGTTCCCAGTTCAAATCTGGGGCAGCCTACTCGGTTAAGTTAATAATATTTAGATAACCAACAGCAAATTATGTTTGTCCCAACTAGAAGTCATGAGTTCGAGCCTCATTTACTAAGAAGTGCCTTAGTAATAGCTCAGTTGGTAGAGCGCCAGTTTATAAAACAATGGTTATCTGTATAAGAATACTTACAGCAATTTATTTTAAGCAATAATCTTTTAAATTATCAAGCTAAACAAAGTATTCTGTTACTAGTACGTGTGGCCGAGTGGTCGAAGGCAGTAGACTGTTAATCTACCGTGGCGAAAGCCCCATCGAAGGTTCGAACCCTTCCGCGTGCGCAAATTCACAATATTATAAATATGAGAAAGAAAGTTAAAGATCTGAATGAAACGGAATTTCTGGCTTTGATTGAATCTGGAAAATTTAGAATCAAGACAGAGGAAGAATTATTAGAAGAAGGTTGGGAATATGCAGGCTGTGAGCTTGAACATGAAGACGAAGAAGTAGGTATAGATGTTGATATTCTAGAATTATCTACACCTTTAACACTATCTGATATTGAAGAAGTAGATACTAGTGATTCTTCTTTTAGGGTAGATCTTGATTGTTTAACTAACTGTTGGTTTCCAATGAGTATTATAGAGTATTCTGATTTCGGAATTGATCCAATAGTGCTGGATATTCCTAATGAAGAAGATCTTTTGCTGGTGTAAAATCCAGCTTTATGGGCCGGTAGCATAATTGGGAATGCGCTTGATTTGCACTCAGGAGGATCGGGTTCGAGTCCCGCCGTGTCCACAATATTAATGAATTTTTACTATGAATGTGAAAGATTATTACAGAATACATCCAGATGCCTCTCTAAAAGAATATATTGAAGCTGAAGAAGAGGAATCTAAGAAAAGAAAGAAAGAATTAGAGCAGCTAGAAGAAAATAAAAATAAATGGTATGAAAATCTAATAGGGAAATATTTTATTCTGAAATTCAATTTTGAAGTTACTGGATTTGTTTATATAGACAAATCTCTATTTGAGCAAAACAGTAGAAACTTTGATTCTGGGTACACTTTATATGAAAAGTATAAAAGCAGAGATAAAATTTCGGTGTCTATAGAAAAGCATAGACATATAAATCCTTTGTGGTTTAATAATCCTTATATAACTTATGGACAAAGTGATATAGCAAAGGAAATATCTAAAGAAGAATATGATAAAATAGTTGAGGAAATTGAAAAATTTCTACAGTGTATATAAATATTTTTTTTAAATTAAACAAGTAAGATGAAGAAAGTATTATTTCTTTTAATTGCTCTTATGAGCGTTATGTGCTTAAATGCACAAGAGTTAAGAATGCCGAAGTATAAATTCACTGATAATTGGTCTATCAGTGTAGGAGCTGGAACTAATGCCACATTTGGGGATAATTACAAATCAGTGGACACAAAGAGAATTTTTGGTCCAACGGTAAATGTTTCCCTTAATAAATATTGGACTCCAGTTTTGGGAACTCGTATTCAAGGAGAGTGGGGACAGAATCATGTTGTTCCTACAAATGAAATTTCTGTTATTAACAGATATGGATTTTACTTAGATGCAATGCTGAATCCGTTAAATTTATTCTCTCAGAATTATGACAGACCAGTTAACTTAGTATTGATAGGAGGAGTAGGTTATGCACATACATTTGATAATGGAGTACTACCAATAGGAGATTATGTAGTTCCTAGAGTAGGAGTTCAGGTAAATGTTGATCTATCTAAATCTATTCAGCTTAATATAGAAGGAAATATGTCTGCTCTTAATGATAAGTTCGACGGAGTAGTAGGAGGAGCTAGATATGATGGAATGTGTAATTTAACAGCTGGCATCACATATAAGTTTAAAAATCATGATGGGACTAGAGGATTCACATACATCCCATCTTATGATCAAGAGGATATTGACGCTCTAAATGAGGAAATCAATAAACTTAGACAGGAATGTGAAAAAGCTCCAAAGGTCGTAACCACTATTGATACTGTAACAGTAGAAAATATTGTTGTTTTAAAAGAGGTGGCTCCTACTACAGTAAGATTTACTATCAATTCATCTAAGATAGCTGATGATCAAATGGCAAATTTAGAGAACATAGCTACTTATTTGAAGGATAATAAAGATATACGTATTTCTATTACTGGATATGCAGACGCTGATACAGGAACTCCAGAATATAATATGGAATTAAGTAAAAAGAGAGCTGAATCAGTGAAAGAGGTATTAGTAAAATATGGAGTAGAGGAATCTCGTTTGGTAGTCAGTGCTGAAGGAGATAAAGTACAACAATATGAGGAAAATAATTGGAATCGTGCTACAATTATGATGAGTATTCCTCAGGATTAAAAACACAATAAAAAGTGTTCATAATAAATTTAATAGGTTATGGATCGTGAGATTAGTAACCTATATATGCCCCTATCGACAAGTGGTTTAAGTCGTCACACTTTCGATGTGAAGTCACGGGTTCGAATCCCGTTGGGGGTACTCTTTAGCGTAATCCTCCCAGCTAAGAAATTAGCTAGGCAATAATAATCACACTAATTCTAAGATAACGTGAGGACATGGAAGTCTTAGACGTTAGCCAGCAACGTAGTACGCAATGATGGAATAGAAACGGCTGGCATCCATCAAACAAGGATACAGACAGCAAATTCAGTAACTAGTTATAATAAGTTCGAGTCTTATATTCACCAATGTGGAGAATTGCTATTTGGAGCACAATTGAGTTTAGGTATCCTGATTTATAAGAAGACTTACAGCAAATCAAATAAAATGGTTCACAAATTTGACTGAAATTCAAATTAAACTGGTTCAAATCCAGCCGTAAGTGCAAGTCGGCATAGTCTTCTGTTAATTTTTTTAAACTTTATCAATATGAATAGAGAGCAAAGAAGAGAATTAGCCAAAAGAAAATGGCTATCAAGAGCTAGAAAAATTTATTATTCTTACTCTTACTGGTATCAAGACAATCCAAGTAAAAGAAATAGAATAGGAAAAAGATGCGAATCTATTACAGATTTTTTGGATAAAGTTAAGTTTTCTAAATTATTAAAGAAAACGGCTGTAACAAACTCTTATGTATCTGATCAAATGGATAATCACAGAGAAATTAAAAAGGAAAGACAAAAATCTAAAGACTTAATAAGAGAAGGTATACTTGAGTATGCGGCATAAAATTACCGTTCGGGGTTAGTGGAAAGTGCGCCCCTGCAAAATATAAAACACTTATCGCACCATGTGGACTACGGTTGAGTCCACAAATGGAGGAATAAGCCTAATTGGTAAGGCAGGAGTCTTGAAAACTCCCAGTAATCATGTAAAAGTGATGTGTCGGTTCGAGTCCGACTTCCTCCTCTACCAAATCAATGAAATTATGAGCTACGGTAAAAAATGGAAAATGACTAGAAAACAAATTGGAAGAAACCCACATAGCAGAAGATGGAAATATAAAGTTTGTGGAGGAAGAAAAGGAAAATGCAGATTCCAATTTTTTAGACATAAAAAGTGGTTCAAGACTTTAGAAGGTAAAATATCTATGAGATTTGCTATGAGCAGAGAAATATGGTATTGGGATTAACTGTTTAAATAAAATATTTTGACCCTAGCCTGGCAAGGATAAATGTAACTCGTAAAAAGTGGAATATTTGTAGAAATTCAAATTTAAGGAGCTTAGATTTTGGACTAAAAGTCCTTATGCTTTTATGTTAAGTCGTTGTTCTACATATTTTTTATTACATAAAGTTAGGAACAGCAATATAAAAAATTTACGTCTACCAACTTAAATCCAGAGACGTATAGCTCAATTGGTAGAGCCTTGAATTTTATCAAGAGGTTATAGGTTCGAGTCCTATTCTGGTAAAACTAACTTGTTTTTATAACAACAAAAATTTTAAATTAAAGATGAAAGTAGTACTAAGTACAGTATTAGATTTTGAATCCTTAGAGGGTTTAGCAGCTGCTTGTGCAGAATGTATTGAAAATAGTGATTTAACATCTCTTGACGATGGAGTTCCAGAGGATTGGGATCTGCCCGAAGTTTGGAATGAAGAAGCAATCAAAAACTTCTTAAAATTTAACGGATCTCTATTTGCCAGGGATCAAGGAATCGATCTTGATAGTGATCTTTTCAATGATAATTATAGTGAAACAAGAGTAGAAATAGAAGAGTAATTGTAATGAGGATGTAGGCTTGGAAGTAGCCATCATTTAAAGAGTTGCGAGCGGAAGTTATGGTATATCCTTAAGTCATGTATAGCTAACATGATGTGGACAAGCGTGAAGGTATAGGACTTACTAGTCCTTCCGTAGAACCGCAGGGAGGTACAAGCATTAATCTCGGAGAGTAGTATTCCAAGTCTGAAATGACAAGGGTTCCTATACGTTGCTCAATGTGATATTAAGTGTCGGAGCCAATTATTGATAAGTTCCAATAGTACGGGAGGAGCCTGGAATTAAGATTGGGAGGTACGTGATACCTTAGCTGTTAGTAGGAGAACGAAAGTCAGCTAGTGCATACATTAAGTCACTGTGCACATACGTTCAATGTCAATAATCGCCCTTAGAGCATTTGGTGTAACAACACACTCTTTACAATACTATATATAGACCGCCAGCTCACGCGGTATATAAGACAGGATGCCGGGTTTAGTAGTTTCCACGTGACGAAAAACTATAAAGGGATCAAAGGCTAACCCGTATAATTAGCCTAGCTTGCCTCCTTAGCACAATTGGTAGTTGCACTTCACTTGTAATGAAGATGTTGTCAGTTCGAGTCTGACAGGAGGCTCTAATTAGCAAAACAAAAATAAACATGATAGGATTAATTATTTTTCTTATATGGATATTATCTGTAATGGGAACTATTGGTTATTATATGTGTCGTGAAGAAACAGAATTAGGAAGACCAACTCTTCCAAGAGTAATTATAGCTCTTACTCCTGTAATTAATACTATATTCTGTTTAGGAAAAGCAGTATTTACTAATTTATTCGAAGACATACTTAAAGAACTTAAATAATATGAATTATCAAATTACAATTAATGCCCCAGAGGGTAAAATTCCAGTTTACAACGAAAGTACTCAAAGTATTGATTTTGTAGACTCTGACATTAGAGAAAGAGTTAAAACCTACGAGGACGCACTTAAAGTCTTGGGAGAAGAAAGACCATCCTATGTTGATGACATGCCCAAACATCTAGCTGCAAGAATCAAATGTGAGACTATCTTAAGAGCATTGAATGGGGATCATAAATTCCATCTTACAGAGGGTGCTTGGTATTATCCTTGGCTAGAAATATATCTAGAATCTAGTACTCCTAAAGAGTATAAGATAGAAAGTAATCCTCTATTTCTTTATGAAGGTAAAAAATACCGGCTGCGCTCTGGTGATTCTGCCTATGCTTTTGGCGGCGTCGCTTATTTCGGTGCTCATTATGGTTCTGGCTGTTCTTATGCCGCTGTCGGCTTCGCTTGCCGGAGTAGAGAAATAGCAGACTATTTTAGCGAGCAGTTCAAAAAGCTCTATTTCGATGCCATCTATGGAGGTATATTGAAATACAGCTGGTGTTCATAAAAAGTTAATACTAAGGTGTAAAGCGCATGCGTGCTAATAATAGCAACGGGAAAGGAAACTTTCCCGTTCCAAGGTAGGGTTAAAACTGATATTACATCTTATGTATGACGACATAGCTCAGTGGTAGAGTAGGAGAATCATAAACTCTTGGTCGAAGGTTCAAGTCCTTCTGTCGCTACATCTTAAAATCTGTTTCTTTATGTCTAAAAGTAAAAAAGTTCCTATTTATAAGGATCATGGTATAGCTCGTCACAATGAGTTTAGAAGAAAGATAAAAAGAAGAATTAGGCAAAAAGTTAGAGATATAATAAATTTGATTGATAAAGATTCTTACGAACTTCCTCATCCAAAAGTGCTGGTAAACGATTGGGATTGGTGTGATTATATATTAGACTATAGATTCAAAAGTCAAAGTAGATATATAAAAGATCCAGAGGAATATGAAGAATATTTTAAAGAGTCACAAGTTAAATATTCTAGAAAATAAGAAATATGATAGTACTTTTCTGTATATTAATAGTAATTTTGCTATATATACATATAATATTAAGACCATATGTAGATATAACAGAAAAGAATACTGTTATAATATGGTATACAACTTTTAAAGGTCATAGGAATTATATAATAATTAAATGAATATGGGAAATTTTAAGCAGATGTTATCAGAAACTGGCAATGCCTTGCTAGTAAAAAGATCAGATTGCTCAAATTGTAGAGATGGAACAACAATCTCTGGTAAATAACTTAAAGAAGGAGAAGTTTGGATTAGAAAATGAATTGGCTTCTTTAACAGATTTATCAGTTAGAACGTCTGATTCTTTAACTTTAGCTTCAAAGTCATTCAATCCATCAGAGTTTGTAAGTCAAGTACAAAACTTGAAAGTGAAGTTAAGAAATAAAGAAATTGAGTTAAAGTTAGCTCAAGATACTTACGATGAATGGTTTAAAGAGGAGGATTAAGAATGGGATACGGAGTTTATACTGAATGCTCATATATGGCGGCTACAAAGAATGCTAATATTACTGCATCCTCTAGCGTCAGAGATACTTTTAGTTCTCATATACAGACCAATAAATTATCGTCAGACTTTAATTTGGGAGCCAGGATACATAATACTTCTGTTCCTAAAGAAATGTTAAATGTAGGAGTAAGAGAATGTAGAGATAGTGAGGAACATCCTAATACTACTCCTATTATTATAGCTTTTGATGTAACTGGATCTATGGGTAGGATTCCTCTAAATCTAATCAAAAATCAATTTCCTCATCTAATGTCATATTTAAAAGAAATTGGAGTTCAAGACCCACAGATTTTATTTATGGCTATTGGAGACCATTATTCTGACTCTTATCCAATTCAAGTAGACCAATTTGAAATTGACAGTGAAAAAATAGTTAATTCTCTTAAGACCTTCTATATTGAAGGAGGTGGTGGAGGAAATGGTGGGGAAAGTTATCTTTTATCCTGGATTATAGCTGGTTATCATACAGAAACTGATGCTTGGTTCAAAAGAGGAAAGAAAGGATTTTTATTTACCATAGGTGATGAGCCTTGTCACGAATGCATTAAAAGTACATATCTACATAGACATTTACAATATGAAAATGGATGTAGTGATATTACAGCTAAAGAAGCTTTGGAAAAAGCACAAGAGCAATATCACGTATTTCACATTCACTGTACCGATGGAAGTTATCCATTTAGCAGGATAAAGAACGGATGGGAAAGATTAGTAGGGGACAATCTTCTTTCTTCTAACTCAGAAAATATTCCAGAAATTATTGGAAATGCTATTAAAAATTGTAATTCAGAAAGTATATCTAAAAAAGTAGAGGATTTTCCCACGTTTTTATGATACATATAGTTTTAGGAGCCTTTTTTGGAGACGAGGGCAAGGGTCAGATAGTGCATAACCTATCTGACTCAAACTCCATTATAGTAAGATTTAGTGGCGGATCACAAAGTGGTCATACAGTTATTTCTGGAAACAAAAAACACGTTTTCAGTAATTTTGGAAGTGGAACTTTTAAAGGATGTCCTACTTATTGGTCAGAGTATTGTTTTGTAAACCCCTTGTCTGCTATAGTTGAAAGTAAAATTTTATTAGAAAAGTTCAATGTAACTCCAAAGGTAATATATAATCCCTTATGTCAAGTAATTACTCCTATGGATATATCTTTTCAAAGAAAAGATAAGGATAATTTAAAACATGGAACCGTAGGAACCGGATATTGGCCGGCTATTAAAAGAGTTATGGAATGCTGCTCCCTTACAGTGGAAGAATGTCAAAATAAAAAAGTGTTGCTCTCCAAGCTAAATTCTATATTAGAGTATTATAATGAAACCTGTGTTAATATAGAAGAATTAGCAGAATCTTATATTAACTGGTTCAAAAGAAATAAAATAGGATTCTTAAAACCTAGCTTTTCTAATATTATATTTGAAGGATCTCAAGGAATACTACTAGATCAAAAATTTGGATTCTATCCACACACTACTCCTTCTAATACAACTGGAGAAAATGCTTATAAAATTATAAAGTCTATTGGTGTGAAAGATATAATAGTAAATTATGTATCTAGAATATATATAACTAGACATGGAAATGGGCCTATATTATCAGAACCACTAGAGAACATTGTTAATCCTGAAGAAATTAATGTATATAATAAGTTTCAAGGATCTTTAAAATACGCTAAATTAGATTTAGATCTTCTTAACCATTCCATTAATTGTAACAGAATTATAACGGAAAAAGAAGGTATAAACGTTTCCTCCAAAATATGTTTTACTTGTTGGGATCTCAAAGACCAACTAACTTATATTAACAATCTAAAAGAATGTAGCTTTTCTGATCTTCAACCAATATATTCTAAGTTCAGAGGAATAGAATTGTCTATGTTTAACTGTGATAAAGAAATAATGTAATTTTTAAAGTTCCCCTAGCTCAATTGGTTAGAGCACCTGACTCATAATCAGGCGGTTATCGGTTCAATCCCGGTGGGGAACACCAAATAATATGTTTTATGGAAGAGGTATTTGTAATAAGGACAAAGCACTACGAATTTAAATTAAGGGAGAAGTCTGTACTCGTAGAAGTGGTTGAGCGTAAAACTCTAAATGATGGTAGAATTATGACTGGACATTCTGGTACAAAAGTATGTTCATTATTCGAAGACTTAGGAATAAGAGACTATCAATCTTTTTTAAGTAAAGTATATGGATATAGGGCTGGAGGTGGAGCATGGCCAGAATGGAACTCTAGCGATACAGAAGCTTTTATAAAAGTTAAAAAGGCTCTATTGGAATTATCTTTCAGTCATACGGTGGAAGAAGAATTTTTATTATTACTCTTGTAAACCCAAGAGTTAAAGCCTTCATGGTGGAATTGGTAGACACGCTAGACTTAGGATCTAGTGGCTTCGGCCGTGTGGGTTCGAGTCCCACTGAAGGCACTTATAGACTATGACGAGTTAATTTAAAGCGCTGACTCGTTTGAGAATTGAACTCATATAAGACTTTCCATATCCTACTGGGAAGTGATTCTGTCCGGATAGATACAGTATGTGGAGAAAGAAACATAGTCTATCCTTTGATAAAAAATTTAAAATAATATCTAATAATTAACAAGTAAGAGAAGATTATGATTTTTACAAATCCGTTTTCAAGAAGTTCAGCTAATATGCTGAGTAAAAGTAATGCAATCTTAAGTATATTTATTTAATAAGACCATTACTAAGTTGTTAAATTTAGCTGATAAAGCTCAAGCTCAGGCAGCTAAGAAGCAAGAAGAGATGAAAAAGGCTCAGGAAGAAATGGAAGCTCTGAATAAGATTGCCTCTGACAATCGTGCTATGGCTAAAAAGTTTGAGGACATGATTTAAGCTGTAACTCTAGAAAATGGGGGGGGCATAATAATGCTTTCCTCATAATTTACTTGGAGAGTAATCCTTGATGGTGATAGGGACTGCCTGCTAAGCAGATTGCACTCCGTATGGGTGTCTGGTTCGATTCCAGTGCTCTCCGCCTTTCAAATTAGAAACTTATGATACAATTAAATAATATGACTAAACAAGAATTTTACAAAACGCATCTAGAAGGTAAATACTTCATATGCAAAAATGATGAAGAAATAGTAACAACTCTTTCTCCTATAGCAAAATCTTTAGGAAAAAAGATAAGAGCCGTTCGTTTAAAAGAGGGAGAAATGGCATGTACTCTAGATGATATTTTATGGTTGGAGTGGATGGTATCCTCCTTCTTAAAAGGAATTGAGGCATCTCTTTGGATTGTTAAAGGAATTTGGGATGTTGAGGTAGAAAACAATGTTCCTTCCATATCTGAGGGACAAATGGTGAAACTGGAGGACGGAAGTATTTACGTTATCTCCTCTTATAAAGGAACGCTCAGGGCTTATAATCCAGCAAAGGATTGTGTAACCGTTGTAAATGATTCCTTTTTGAAGAAAGTAACTAAAGTAGTAAATCCAGAAGGAGGGGTATTAATTGGAGAATTTGACTCGTACAAAGTAGTATGGAGCAGAATGAATATCCAAAAAGTGAAAGTCTTTTTAGGAGTAAGTTATATGTCTCCGTATTTTGGAAGAGACTTAACAGCTACTTATCTTTCCCAAGAAGGATATGAAGTAGTAGAATGGTATAGAGATAAATCAGAAGAGGAAAATATTAGAAATATTAAAACTTGTGATAAACTCTATCTTGTAGTTCCTAAGAATTTTCTAGAAAATAGAACAATAGGAAAAGGACTATATTCAGAACTCATTGGATTTTTAAGTAATCATTCTATGGGCGATGTATCCGTTGTATGCTTTAATGATACAAAAGTAGAAATATATGGAGTGTCCGGATATGTTAAATTTAAACAGCCTATTGGAGGAGAGGATTATCAAAATTACGCAACATTAAAAATAAAGAAATAATATGAATAAGCAGTTAGTAGCAAAGCAAGGAGATTTAGTAAAAACTAAAACTGGAGTGCTAGGCATTGCAGTAAAAACATTTGGCAATGTACTATTCTTTTCAGAAACTGGAAGAATTAATTCTGAGAACATCATCGAAGTAAGAAGGCCAGTATCTACATTACTCTTTGGGATTATTGATTTAGCTACCTGGAACACGGCATCTACAATATGGCGTAAAGAGCCAGAGAATGTTACATTCCTAGGAGTGAGCTATAAAGCTAATCCTGCTAAAGTAAACAAAGTAAGATCTTTGTTTAAAAATGTAGTAGAATATGATGAATCAGCTTCACTATCTTATAATAATGAGATGTTGAAACAGGCTACTAATCATGTTATTGTCCCTCCTTCCGATTTTTCTTCTGATCATATCATAGGAGAAGGGCTATATCAACAATACTTGGTAAGAAAAAACTGTGGCAAAACTACAGAAATTTACATAGAGGATAGAAATATTATTCTTCCAATTAAGCAGGTATATAAATTACAAACTTCTGATATGACCAAATCAGCATTGGTAATCTACTAATGTATACAGTTTATACCGATGGAGCCTATTCCTATGCCAGAGGGCAAGGAGGAATAGGCTTAATTATTGTAGATAAAGATGGATATGAAGTATTAGAATATAGTAAGACATATATTAATACTACAAATAATCAGATGGAAATGATGGCATGTATAGTAGCTATGGAATCCATTTCTGAACCATCTGCTCTAAATATAATAACTGATTCACAGTATGTTATTGGATGTGCTGTCAAGGGTTGGCAAAGAAGAAAAAATGTAGACCTATGGAAGAGATTCGATAAGGCAATGAGGTTTCATCACATGGTTACTTTTACTTGGGTAAAGGGGCATAAAGATGATAAATATAACAATAGATGTGATAAATTGGCTGTAACAGCTAGTCAAAAAGAATTATAATATGGCTAAGGTTGATCCTATAACTCCTGGAAAAGCTAGAGAGTTGCGTGCTAAATTAGCAAATGATGAAGTAATAGCAATAGTAAACGATCTTCTAGTAAAAAGATTTTCTGATTCAGCTCCTATTAGTATAAGTACCGAAGAGATAATGGATGCAGTACTTACTAAATATAGTGGAGACGAGAAGGATAAAAGAAGAAAAGCATTCCAGGATAATAAAGAAGGAAATGTTGAAAATTTCTATAGAAGTAGTGGTTGGGAAGTAAAGACCATTGACGGAGAAATTTTATTCTATAGCAAATAAGGGCGATACAGGCTTTTGACTGCTATGACGAACGGTAACATAGGTGAAAAGGTTGTGACTACCTTATAAGTACAAACAATTAAATGGAAAGAATAATGCAATTTCTTTCTCTCGCGAAATCGACGAAGTTCGTATCGCTGCTTAATTGCAAAGAGAGTCGAGTGTAAGTCAGCTTAGGAACAGAAATGACCATTGGTTTCTATAGTTCTCCAACTTATAATGGAGTGGTGGAGTGGATGCCAATCGGCTTCCCCTAGTTAGCCTTCTATAAAAAGGTAATTTCGCATATACTATGTTATTGAGAAGTAGTTAGGACGAGGGTTCGAATCCCTCATCGTCCACATTAAATTTTAAGATATGAAGATAACAAAACAGATTAGTGAAAGAAAATTTGAAGTAGAATTAGAAGATCTAGATTTTTCTAGAGAAAAAAGAATTATAGTAGCCCATGATTATGTACGATTTATGGGTAATTCTGGAATGCAAACTATATCTGGTAGTAACGTTCCACTTCATACAGTAAATACCTGTGCAAACTGGATTCCTATGATGCAGGAAGTTACTATTCCTATAAGAGAGATGGTTAAGCTTGTTTTGCCGTTTCTTAATTCCCATGAATATTGCAATGAGAATCATATAAAAGATAACTATGTATTGGAATCTGATCCTACTGTATTCTACAGAAATGGAGTAAAAATGATAGCATTAAGAGAAGAAGGGAAGGAAAATTTTAATGAAATTCCTTATTCTTTGTATGAAAAAATAAAGAAAGGCGACTTATAACAATAGGTCGCTTATTTAGTATATACGTATACTATTAGTATAAAAATCTTATAGAAAATTTTGGAATAGTAAAAAAGAATTACTACCTTTGCATCACTGTATTAAAGAAATAAGGATTCTTACAGCAAATTTAAACTAGAGTATATTAGGGATATATTGGACTGTTTATATGAATCCTGTAATCTGTACCCTGAGCAGAGCTGGCTACTGCACCGGACTTTTAATCCGGAGGGAGTAATCCCACGCTGGGTTCGAGTCCCAGAGGGTACACAAATTAAAACTTTTAGTTTCCAGATGTTAAACAATTAAAAATTTATGAATGATGAAACACATGTAGACGTTGCTGCGAAAATTATGGCCTCCATAAGAGTTTTACCTGAACCTTTGAAATCAAAAATCAATAGATTAGTTGTAAAAACTCAATTTAAATTACTTATTATGGAAGCAATGAAACAAGCAATAAAAGAATTAGTAGCTAAGCAAATTAAAGCTAAATCAGACAGAAAATCGAATGACTATAAAACTAGAACTAATGCGGATTACCAAGTAAAGAAGAATAGGGATGAGTTATTTGTTATGTATGTCACTTATTTTATTTTAAAACATAACTTAATTTCGAATAGTGAGGACTATATTAAATCTATTCTTAATCATGCTAAATGGCTAAGTGGATGGAATGGTTTTGGCTTAGATCCATATGATTCTAAATCTGACATTTCAAAAACTTATTTAGGTAAGGTGTTTATTAATTCGGTTAATAGTTTAGTAGACAAATATGCAGGAGAGATTATACGTTCTGATAGATCAGAATCTTAATCCTATATATGGATGTGTACAAGGCGGACATGCCGTTGCTCAATGGATTATTGATCATCCTAACCAAAAATGGAATAATCAGTATTTAATCTATCTGTCTGCTAATATAATAGAATGGAAAGAAAAATTAAATTTGTTAAACAGAGATTTTTCTTTATTCAAAGAGCCTGATTTAAATAATAAAACTACAGCAATAGCAATTACAGATTCTGGAAAACTTTTTAAAAACCTTAAATTAATCTCTTACAACGGACAAGGCTTTGGCAGGTGAAACAAACTGGTGGGATGCGAGTGGTTGACCAAAGAGTCAGATGAATTGGCACTGTACTGCAAAAATAGTGCCTCAGGATTTCATGGGAGAGTGGCTATCCGTTGGTCCCTAAAACCAAATACGTCGGTTCGAGTCCGACTGGAATCACAAAATTTAGTAAAATATATAAGATATGAAGAAGATTTTAAAGATATTAATAGCTTTATCAATAGCGTTAATGCTGTATATAGTTATTTCTGACTCTTTTACTACAGTAAAAGCAGGTAATGTGTATTCTGCTCCAACAACTAGAGAGTTTTATTATAATGGACATCATTATATAACTTTCATGCTGAATAATGCTACTGGAACGAATTATGGTACAGTTCACGATCCAGATTGTCTATGTAATAAACATTAATATGAGAGTTACTTCAGAAGAATATATTCAACTAATTAATAAGTTGAAAAATTTAAAATCTTCGTATTTGGATTCGCCTCTTCAATTTGGAAAGTACAAAGGAAGGACTTTGAGATGGATAAAATCTTATGATTTGCAATACATATATTGGTTAGCTGATAGTACAGATTTTCCCATAGATTTAAATCTTCTTGATTTACCAGAAAATAATACTTTTGAACAAAATGTTAGTAAAGATAAAGAAGATACCTTTATAAAAGACTGCCGCATAGAAAGAGAGCAATCTCAAATTGAAGCTTACAGAAGAGAGCATGGTCATGGCTGGTAAAAATATTTCCTTCTACTGCCTCTCTAAATTTGGATATTGATGCACACTAGAGGAGGAGTTTTATCCTATCAACGACCAAAGTAGAAGATAGGTTGAGATACCGCTAATATAGTCGGCTATTAGTATGGATCTCGTAATGGAGGGGTAGCGCAGGTGGTCAGTTCGCGCTGGATTTTAAGATAAAAGGGACAGTAGCTCAATGGTAGAGCGCAGGTTTGAAGAACCTGGCGTTGGGGGTTCAATTCCCTCCTGTCCCACCTATATGGGAACTTTAATAAGTAAATTTAGTGATGAAGAGTTTAGTAATATAGTTAAAGAATCTGAGACAGTTTCCGAAATAGCTTTTAAGCTTGGTTATAGGTCAAAGGGAGGCGGAGTTACTAAACTAATTAAAGATAAGATAGGAGAGCTAGATATAGATACATCCCACTTTAATAGATATGCTAAAAATCACTCACCTGAAAGGTATAAGTCCTTAGAAGATATTCTAGTAGAAGATTCTACTTACACCAATAACACTTCTCTAAAGAAGAGGCTATTGGAATCTAATTTACTAGAATACAAGTGTAGTATATGTGGTATTAATGAGTGGCAAGAAAAGCCTCTATCATTACAATTAGACCATATTAATGGAAATAATAAGGATAATAGAATAGAAAACCTTAGATTACTATGTCCTAATTGTCATTCCCAAACCGATACTTTTTCTGGTAAGAACGCATCACATTATTGAAATCCAGAGATGTGGGTTCGACTCCCACCTCCTCCACTAATTATTAACTAGATAAAACTATGTGTTTAAAGATTAAAGCAGAGTCTTTTACAGAAGATACTTTCAAAGTATCAGAGGAAGACGTAGAGTGTTATAAACTCTATATTGAAAGATATGATGGAAGATGGGTAACTCCCATTAGAAATGTTAAAGCTCCTCGAATAGGGGAAAAGAGGCAATCTAATGAACCTTTTAATATTTTAGGCATTCATGTAAATGATAAAATGGAGACTAGGGATGGAATACACACTTATTCTAATATCGATAGTATAATTATGATGATTTTGAGTAATAGCCAAGTTATTGCACATCCTCATCCTAATGTTAGACAGAATATTAGAGTAGTAAAAAGTATAATTCCCAAAGGAACTAGATATTTAGAAGGTACTACTGGTTTAGGAGATTCTTACTCGTCAGAATATTTAGTAGATGTAGAAGTAATATTTCAAATTAATTCTATAGAGAATAAAATATCTGACAGCTTAAAGAAATTATTGGAATTTATTAGAAAATAAGGTTTAATTAAATTATTTTAAATGAAGAAGTTTTTACTTATGTTAGTAGCAGTCTTTATGACTGCAATGTCGTATGCACAGGTAGACACGGTGTTGTTTGAACCAGGAAAACCTGGCAATTATGAATTGAAGGTAGATACGGAGAAGTATCCATATCTAAAAGATGTAGAAGTTAATTGGTATTGTGGATTTGGTGATTTAGAAGTAGATTTCCAATCTCAAGGAAAGCATGTAGTATGTGCTCAAAAAGTACCTAAAGAGGCTATTACAACACTAGATGATGGAACTAAACTACTACATATGGAAGAAATTCCTGATGTATGGAATCCGTGGCAGAATATTAGAACCATAGAATTATTTTATACTCATAAAATTGAAACTAAATCCGTTACTGATGAATATGGAACTTTTTATAGTAGGAATGAATTTGATGGATTTACTTGTGATACTGTAGCTACGTTACATATATTAAAGGATTTAAATAAGGTTTCTAATCCTACTGACTTAGTTAGTTCATTCCAAGTAAATGGAATGGATGACAACGTTATCAAATTGACTTCTGGAGATACTGCGAAATTTACAGTAAAAGCAGTTAATGACTTGGATATCCAAAAATATATGTTATCATCAAATGATGAAATTATAGCACAATCTGATTCTGGATACTTTGAATTGATTCCAGATGAAACTATTGAAGATATTAATTTGGTGGTTTTAAATAAAACTGGAGAGTATCCTTTTACTTGGACTAAGACACTAGAAGTTTATCCTAAATTCGATGTAACCAATACAATTTACTCTACTTCTAGTAATGGTAAAACTATTACTGTAGAAAATCCTAACATTAAAGATTTGGAAGTAGAAGTATTTAATCATGATTCTGTCTCCTTAAAAGTAGAAACGAATATACTGGAAACGTTGAATCCTACTAAAATTACTTATACTTGGAACAAAGATGGGAAAACTCTCCCAGAAGGAGTAAAATCAAATAAAAATGTACTAACTATTTCGGAATATGTAAAGCCAGATATGGATGGGGTGTATAACTGTTTAGTGGTAGCTAATGATACTACTATCACGGCTTCATTTACATTCAAATCTGAATTTCCTACTTCTAATGAAGAATTAACTTTACAGGAAGTCATTGTAGTCAGTTCTAATGGCAATATTTTGGTTAGTAATGTATCTAAGAAATCCATAAGAGTAATAGATACTGTTGGTAGAGTTATTTATAACAAAGTATCAGACTCTGACAGAGTAAATTTAAATGTACATTCTGGAGTTTATTTTGTAGTTGTAGACAATAAAACTTATAAAATTGCAGTACGATGAAATATAAGAAAAGAGTAGCTAGGCTTAAAGCTAGACAGGATTGGTGGGATAAACAACCAAAGGATTACCAAGCGTCTACTACTAGACCTGGATCGTTAAAGAAATAATACAAAGCAGGACTTATTTCAAAAATAAGTCTTGCCATTTTGGGCTATAGTGTAATGGTAACACAACAGATTTTGGTTCTGTATTTCTGCGTTCGAATCGCAGTAGCCCAACAAATAAATAAATATAATTTATATGGTAACATATCTTTTAGGATGCTTGACAGTTTGTTTAATATGTCTTGCTTTAATATATTATGTGTTTAAAAAATTAACTGTCAAATCTGTAATACTAAGTATTTTGGCAATTATAGGATCATGGGTTTCTATAGCTGCTGGAGGTTTAATAGGTATTCCTGTATTGGTGCAATTTATGCAAGATGGAGACGATATACCTTTATGGAAACGTGATTAATTGACCTCATAGCTCAACGATTAGAGCTGCGGACTCTTAATCCGTCGATCAGGGTTTGAATCCCTGTGGGGTCACTCCGAGCCGGCATCTGGGGTGGAATCTCAGCGTGATTTCAAGAAGAAGGAACTAGTCTGATACGTGAAAGCAGATATAATAAAGTAATGAGGTAGGCTTCCACACCAATACACTGGTGTGAAGGTACGGAAGCGTAGAGGTGGTTAAGGTAATCTTTAACAGCAAGTGTATTAATCTGTTAGAGATCTTAGGTAATTACTTATTTTTTATAACACGGAAGCGTGGGAGGAAACCCACCTTACAATTCAAGAGTTCGTAAATCCGGCCGGATAAATCGAATGAGATACATCTGTAGAGCACCTATGCTAGCAATTAGATCTACAGGGACTAAGTAAAATTAGTGTAGCAATTCTGTGTTATATAATGCCCCAATAGTTCAATGGATAGAACAATTGCCTTCTAAGCAATCAGTCCAGGTTCGATTCCTGGTTGGGGTACTTATTGGTCCTATAGTTCAATGGATAGAACAAAAGTTTCCTAAACTTTAAATTCAGGTTCGATTCCTGATAGGATCACTATATATAACTTAACTTAAATAAAATGAGGAAAATTTTATTCACTATTTTACTATGTGTTTGTATGTTCAGTTTACAATCTAATAGTAAAAGAATGGAACATAAAGTTCCTGAGTTTATGACAGCTAAGAATCCCACTCCTGAGTTAGTGTATCAATGTGCTAGGTACTATGGATTACAACATGCACATGTAGTAGTAGCTCAGTCAATCTTAGAAACTGGTCATTATAAGTCGGATGGGTGTACTAAGCATAATAATCTATTCGGTTTATATGACTCTAGAAATAAGAGATATTATCGTTTTGACACTTGGCAATCTAGTGTAAAAGCCTATAAAAATAAGGTACAATATAAGTATCAAAAAGGAGACTATTACGCATTTTTAAAAAGAATAGGATATGCAGAGGATCCAAATTATATAGCTAAAGTTAAATCAATAGAAAAAAGATATGGAAAGAGAATACAGACGTCCAAGATTAGTAATTGAAGAAGTTAGAAGAAAATATAAATTTCTCAATACAACAGGAGTCAGATGTAATCTAAAATCTGATGGTGAGTCTGACTATAGTGTAGCCTATGAAAATAATAGGCATTCTTCTCCATGTAGCGGAATGTATTGTAGAGATTGCATTTTTGGTAATCTTACAACACAAGAAGAATTAAAGAAAGCCAAGGAATATTGGTATAGTAAAATGATTTCAGAAAAAATTAATGATATAGAATTATTATTACTATGATTTTTAAGTTTCTAATGCCATTTCTAATGGCTTTACTAGTCATTTATTATGTATGGTTATTTTTATCAATGGGAGGGGTAGTTCCTAGAATTTCCAATAGAGAATATAAGCTTAGAAGGATTATTATTCCCTTTTATTATGTAATTTTTGAATAAATATTTTTTATAACTTTTTAAAACATTAAGATTTATGAGAAAAGGTGTATTGGCACTTATTGCAGTAGTAGTTTTCGCATTTTTATGTATGATTCCAAAATTAGGAGAAGACATGGATAAGAAACAAATTGGAATCAATCAAATTCCGTTTACTGGAACTTTAGAATATTGGACAAATGGGGGATTCCAATTTCAGAAGATGGGAACGGTAACTATTTATGACAAGACTTCTCAAATTTGGTTCAATCAAATTTCAGAAGATGGGAACGGTAATTTGTTCATTCCTGATGATGCAGAAAGTCCTGCAATGCCTATCACTTACAATGACAAGGGTAAGGGTTATGTTTTAGGCTCTCTTAGAATTGAGTTGCCTACTGAACCTAAATATTTGGAAAGAATCCAAATTCATTATGGTTCAATGGATCGTTTGGTAAACGACTTAATTAAACCTACTATCGGAAAGGTTATTATTGCTTGTGGTCCTTTGATGAGTTCATTGGAGTCAGTTAGTGAGAAAAGAACCGATTTGTATCAGTATATTACAGATCAACTTAATTCCGGTATTTATAAAACTACAATTAGAGAAATTGAGACTATTAATCCTCTAACTAATGAAACACAAATTACTAAAGTAGCAGAAACAGTATCTGATTCTACTGCTTTAAATGGTTTGAAACGCCAGGAGGAAAGCCCATTTACTTTCTATGGATTACGTGTAGCTCAAGTATCTATTGCTGATTTGAAATATGAAAAAGCAACTCTGGATCAGATTTCTAAACAGCGTGAAGCAGATATGAGTATTGTAACAGCTAAAGCTAAAGCAGCTGAGGCAGTACAGCGTACAATTCAAATTACAGAGGAAGGTAAAGCAGCCGCAGAATCTGCAAAGTGGGAGCAGGAAAAAATTAAGGCTGTAGAGGTGACAAAAGCTCAGCAAGCATTTGAGGTAGCTCAATTACAAGCAAAAGAAGCAGCTGAAAAAGCTAAGAAAATTATTGAGGAAGGTAAAGCTGAGGCTGAAGCTAATCGTCTTAAAGTACAGGCTGGTTTAACTCCTCAGGAAGCAGCTGAGTGGCAATATAAAACTACTGTAGGTGTAGCAGAGGCTCTTAGCAAATCTAATGTACGTTGGGTTCCAGAAATTATGATGAATGGTAACAATTCTGGAAGCGGTAGTGCAATGGATGCAGTTGGTTTGAATATGCTAATGGATGTAGCTAAGAAAATGAAACAATAAAAATTAGTTGGAGATTGTTAAATCAATCTCCTTTTGTTCGGGTCGCCAAGTTGGTTAAGGCACAGGTCTGCAAAACCTGCATCATGGGTTCAAGTCCCATCCCGGACTCAAATAACTTAAAAGTATGAGAATAGAAGAATCAGACTTTATACTAGAATCTACTAGTGACACAGGACATTTCTTTGATTTACAATTACTTGTTAAAGTAAACAAAGGAAAGTCAAATGAAAGAGAGGAAATGGGAAAACCTAGTTACGGTATCCCTTTGGAAACTGCATTAAAGTATATAGCTCACTATAGAGCTTGTAAAAAAACTGGAGATGTTACTACATTGAAAGAATATATAAAAGAATATAAAAATGCAGTGGAAGAATTGAAAAAAATGGTGGAAGATTAAATTCGGCCGTGGGCGAGTGGTTAATGCCAGCAGTCTCCAAAACTGCCGAGAGGAAACTCTCACGTAGGTTCGAATCCTACCGTCCGAGCTTATTAACTGTTTAATATTTTAGATTAATTATGGCTAAACAGCAGAAGAAAAAGGAGCTTGATCCAGTAAATGTACATGATCAGCAATTAATGATTGATTTAGGATTACATCCTAAAAATAGAGTGATTTGTGATTTCAGCAAAACGGCTGAGGAAAAACGTGAATTAAAAAAACTTCGTCGTAGAGAGGGAAGAGGGTTTTACAACCAAAAGTGGGCTTCTAGGGAAAAGCCAGTCATTCCTGTTTACAGTAAATTGATTGTTTATGTATATGGAGAAAATACCAAATCTATACAGTGCAATCAGGCTGATATTCCAGATATTCTGCTACGGATAAAAAGAGATCCAAACAGAAAATTACTGAAATATCAATGGAATGGAAGAACCTACCAACCTAATGAAATCCCCTACTGGAGACCTCGTGTTAAAGGTGGGACCTCGATTTCTATACGAAGTTACACTGTATAAAGACTATAAAGATAGGTCTGAAATAGTAGATAGCCGATTTTTTTCGGCTATCAAACCTGTAAAGTATAAGAGTCCTCAGTTTTGTAAAATGGATGGATTTATTTTATCTAAGTATGTTACTTGGTTAGAAGCTCCACTAGATTATTTAATATCAAATGGTTTTACAGAATATACTAATGAGAAAACTAGACGAAAGAGGAAATCCAATACAGGTTGACACACCAAATAAAGGAGTAATGACGGTTGCAGCTGAACCTACTATGACTTACACTAACAAAATTATAGATAAGTCTAGAAGAGAGTGCACATTAAGTACTCCTATGATAGAAATGCTAGTAAAACAAATGTCCGCAGAATTAGCTAATCATAGCCTGTATAGAACATTTGCTAACTATTTTGCAGTAGAAGGCTTACCCAAATTAGAAATATATTGGATAGGCAGAGCTAAAGAGGAATATTTGCATCATGAATGGATATATAAATATTTAACTGATAATGATGCTGTATTTCAGTATCCTCCTGTTCCACCTATTAATGTAGATATAAAAGACAGAATAATGCCTTTTGAGGCTACAGTAGATAGGGAAATAGAAACTACAATGTCTATAAACAAAATTGTAGACCAAGCTCTGAAAGAAGCTGATTGGGCTACCTTTCAGTGGTTAAATGGAGAAAGTGAGGAAGAAGGAAGACTTGTAAAAGAACAAGTAGAAGAGGAATCAATTTCCAGAACTATATCTGATATGGCAAAGGAAGAAGCGTCATGGCTCCGTAAGGAAAATGCTATATTGGATTTTTACAATGGACTAGGTAGAAAATAACATTTTAAAACAAATAAAGATATGAAAAAGATTTTTAAAGAAGCAAAGTTTAAGGATTTTAAAGGTAATGAACGTTCATTTACTGTCTGTGGAGTATTACTTGATGAAAAAGATGGAGTAACTATGGCTACAGTAGTTCAAAATGAAGACGGAGTGCTCAATCAAAGACATAAGGAAGATGATGATTTCATGGAATTTCCGGAAAATACTCTTCGTATTGGTATCTCTTTCTGTCATGAACATGATCAGGCTAAATCTGAACTAGGAAAAACTTTGGCTGAAGGTCGTGCCCTGAAGGAAGATAAGGCAAATTGTGTGTTCACAAGTACCAATTCTTTGCTTCTTAATATGAGAATGGCTCATCAGATTGTAGATTGCGTAGTGTCAGACATTCAATATGCTCCTGGTAAATATATTCCAGGATACAATGAGATGGAGGAACGCTATCTTAAAAAGAATACAGAAGGTAAGAAAGTAGATGAGCAAGATTAATAAAATTGCTATAAGTATAGCTATCTTATTAGCTATAACTAATGTAGTAGTTTTATACTGTTACTATAACTGGGGAAGGGTAGAGAATACCATCCCCTATGAAAACAAAATAGACTCTTTAAAACTAGTAAATGACTCATTAAGTACTATAAATATAGACTTAACAAGTAAGATTGATAGTTTAAAAGGAGAAGTAGGAGTATCTGACTCAATAATAATTGAAATTGATCATTGGTATGAGAAAGGTCTTGATAGTATTACTAATCAGTCTATTGCCGATGATGCCCAGTTTTTCTCAAGCTATCTATCCAAAATTGACTCAGGATTCGTTAATAGTAATAACTCCGACTCAATTAAAGAAAACAAATTTAATCTTTCTAGAACATCAGAAACTCAAATTGGAGATTCCACAGTTAGAAAGAAAAATAGGTTTACAACAAGAAGCAAACACGATACTACAGCAATCACTAGTAGTAAAGGATCAGCAAATAAGTAACCTGCACGAGATAAATAATATCAATGAATCTATCTTACTAGCAAAAGATGGTGAGTTGAAAAAGTATAAAGTGCAGAATAAGCTATTTATTATAGGGGGATGCACAGTTTGTGCATCCCTTGTTTTTTTGCTAATAATTAAGTAAAGATGGGTATAGAGGAGTGGGCTGAAAAAGGCTTTAGAATTGGTATTTTCCCAGTTTTGCATTTGGGTAAACATGAGTGGACTGCTGGAGTTAGGATAGGAAAGGAAGATAAAATGACTTGGCTTTCTAAAAAAGATGAAGGATGTACGTTTAGTAGTTTCACCTCTTATAGTAGAGCATTAGAAGAGGCTCTTAATTTTTGTGAAAATTATAAACCGAAAAGAAAGAGAAATGGCTAAAAAGGTTAGTGATGATGTTATACTTACTGGTAAAGCAAAGGAAAAAGAAATAGCTGATTTACATAGAAAAGAGTGGAAATTTCCAGATAGAAGTTGTACAAAATGTAAATTATATAAATGTTTCTTAGGGCAAGAGGTTACTAGATGTGATTTTGCTAAGTATGGATGTAGAAAATATGAATGTGATGAATAAAACAGAATTTAATATTTATGTAGGATTAGAAGGGGGATTCGGAGGAAGTAGATATTATTCTACTATTTTGGCTGACAATAAAGAAGAAGCATTAGAATACGCCTATCAACTTGCTAGAGAGGAGTATGAGATGTATGAGGGGTCTCATGGGCTAATGACTTGGGAAGATTGTGCTGAAGAATTGGGGTTTGATTGTGATGATGAATTAACTGACAAAGATGAAGAGACAATTTCAGAAAGATATAATGAAGAAGTAGAAAATTGGATTACCTACAAAGTAGTTGCTACTTCTGAAGATAGTGAAATTTCTGAAGATGAGTTAGTTCGTGAACACTATTTATGCTAGATTACTAGCAGGAAGAGGAGAAATGGGAGATTATACTAAATATGTGTTTCAAAATATAGATACTGGTGAATATATATTATGTACTAAATTTCCTAATTGGGATTCTCCTCCTATAAAACTAGGTGCTGTAGGATACCTGAAATATAAAGAAATAATTGCAGGTAAAGAAACCTGGTATGATCCAGTCAATAACATATTTGTTCCCTATAGATTCGATTCAGATCAATTTATAGATTTTGTAGAAAAACAAGTAGTTGTTGATACCATAATGATATAACCTACTAACAACAAGATGATTAATTAATAACAAGATGAAAAAATGGTGAAATAAAATTTAGTAGAGAATATATGACAATAATTAGAGAGAGATTGGAAGAAGCAATGGCGTCCAAAAAAACTGATATCAAAAGCTTTATCTGGAAAGGTAGAAAACAAGAAATTAATGGCGAAATAGTACAAGAAGAAATTAGATTGATTGATGCAAGTGAAAGTCAGCTAAAATCGTTTTATGCTCACTGTAGATCTATGTTATACAATCAAGACAAACAAAATCCAGGAAGGTATGTATTAATTGATATCATAAAAGATCAGATAGAAAGGTGTAACTGTGAGCTATTCCTAAGATGGTTAGAGCAGGAAAAAGGTAAACCTAGATTTAACTTTTTATCTGATATTAGAACTATTCTAGACAATAATAAGGATTCAATCACTGATATAAAGAATGTTCCTATTTCTGCTATTGTAGGTGGTTGTCCAGATGAATTTAAGGAGTTACCCATCAGTCTAGTAATGGATGGATGCCTAGACAGACTTGGCAAATTTAATAAACAACATATTACCTTAACTTTTGTATTGAAACAAGGATTGTGGTTTTCACCTCAAGAGTTGAAAGACTTAACTGTGAAAAATGAGGACGGAACTACTAGGGACAGAGTTGAAGTAGTGAAAGAAAGGCTGGGTCTAAAACCTTCTATTAACATTTATATTACTCCTAAAGGTCTGAGTTATACTCAATTAAGAGCTATGGTCTTACTTAAAAGTAAGAAATATTCTGAGTTAACTACTGACCAATTAAAAACGTTGAGAAACGTCATCTTATTTGCATTGAGCGATGAAGCTCGATTCCATATCTCTCAGTGGGAATCACGAATGGAGCAAATCGAAATGGTTGCTTCCGAAAAAGGATATGATCTTGTAGGATGATTTTATACAAATTAATATTAAAATTACTGTATTATAGTTCTGGAATATATAAATTTAGTCCAGAACAATATACAATGCTGTTAGCATTATGCTGAATAAAGGGCTATAGTAAGCATTCTCCAAACCTGAGCCCTCCTTGCCAACTAAAATAGTGCATACGGTCCACGTCGTAATGACAAGAGCGCAGTTAGGGAGAATTTTTTATTATGACAAGGGATGAAAGACAATCTTTAAGTGTTCAAAAATGGGTAGATAACAAATGTCAAGGAATAATTCATGGTTGTACTGGTTATGGAAAAACCAGGTGTGCTTTATTAGCTATTAAAAGATTCCTAAATAAAAATCCTAGTAAGAAGGTATTAATAGTAGTACCAAATGAGCCATTATTAAAACAATGGAATGCGGAAATATTGGATTGGGGATTCAGCTATAATTGCGAGGTTGTAACCATGAACGAGTCTTCAAAAGATTCTAAAGAAATAATAACCGATTTATTAATAATTGACGAATGTCATAAAATATTAGCTCCCACTCTGATTAGAGTATTTAAAGTTGTACGCTATAAAATGTTGTTATGCCTAACTGCAACTCTTATAAGAGTTGATGGTATGCATAATTATTTATTACAATTTTGTCCAGTAGTAGATATTGTAACTAAGGAAGAAGCCATTAAGAATAAATGGCTATCATCCTTCAGAGAATATAAAGTAGTACTTGATGTAGACTTATCTGAATATAACAAATATAATGAGAAGTTTTATGAGGCATTTTCCTTTTTTGATTATGATTTTTCATTATGTATGAGTTTAATTGGACCTGACGGCTGGAAAAAGAGAGAACAATTAGTAAAAGATAGGTGTAGAAATAAAGCATTAGAAGCTGACTACAGAAAACAGGTAACAGCTATGACTTTTCAGTTTTCTCAAAATCTTCAAAAAAGAAAGGCTTTCATAGCAAACCATCAAAGAAAAATAGAAGTTACTAATAAAATACTATCTCACTATCAAGACAAAAAATGTATTACCTTTAGTAGTACAATAAAAATGGCTGAAAAGATAGCTTATGGAAAAGTTTATAGCGGAAAAACATCTGCTAAACAAGGTAGAGCTACTATAGAAGATTTTTTAAAGCCTGGATCTGGAGTTATTAATACAGTAATGAAATTAAATGAAGGCTTTAACTGCCCAGAGGCTTCTATCGCAGTTATACTTGGATTCGATAGTTCTCAAACTAAAAAAGAACAAAGACTAGGTAGAGTATTAAGAATCTTTGAAGGGAAAGAGGAAGCTATTATATTTACCTTAGTAATAAAGAACACTGTAGAAGAAAAATGGTATCAAAATTCATCAACTGGAAATTATATAACCATTGATGAAGAGGGATTAGATAAACTTTTATCTGGAGAACAATATACTCCGAAACGAGAAAAGGAAACACAAATGACATTTAGGTTTTAATGATAAGATGTACATACTATGATAGGGTAGGTAGTGGGGAATGGATTAAGTCTGAAGATGTAGAACTTAGTGTGGATAGATTTTTATCTATACTTAAAGACTATGAAATAGGAGAAATCAATATATTAGAAGCTAGTATAGGTGATTTTAAATTAGATTGTAATAGACTATCTCAACTACTAATACTATGAATCAAGCTGATTTAGATTCTGATATAACTATAGATTTAGGATTTATAGGGTATTGGAATATAAGAATCAATTGCCTAGACTATATGGAAGATTATGATGGCCCATGTGCAGAAGAGTTCATTTGGCAAGCTACTATAACCCAAGATGGGTATAGGTGTTGGTACATCGAATCTGATTCTTTACTTGATGTAGTAAAGAAATCCGTTGACTGGGCAAATAAAAGAATGTATATAAGTGATAGAGACATATAGGAACTAAACACTTTGATAGGAGGGTTCCAAATTTATATGCAAGACAACACTCTGAAAGGAGGATAAATTGATTGCAGTTAGATAGATAATTACTTTGTAATATCTAAACTAATTGTATTTGGAAAAGTTAAGTTTAACTATAGAGAATGAGCTATCTGTTCTCGAAAAATATCATCTAACAGCTGAAGAGTGGTTAGTTGTTAGATTATTGTTTCTAGCTAGTGCGGAGGAAGACCATAAAGAATATTTAGCTAGATATTTATCCACATCTGATAGGCAAGATTTGAGAGAAGTCATGCTTTCTCTTCAAAATAAGGGAGTCATTCTCAAATCTTATAAAATTCCCGATAGGGGGCAATCTTTTGATCCCGCTGATGTAGAATTTAATAAAATATTCCTAAATAATTATTTTAAATATTCTGCTGAATTGGGGAATGATTTATTCAATAATTATCCAGTTAGTATGATTATCAACGGAGTAACTCACATGCTAAGAACTCCTGGAAGAAAATTCAAAGATTTGGATGATTTAAAATTTGGATATGGTAAAGCAATCAAACATAATCCAGAAACACATAAAAAGATTATGTCCTTACTTGACTGGGCCAAGGAACGCAATCTTATAAATATGGGTATGGCAGAATTTGTATCAGCCCAAGCTTGGCTTAGTTTAGAGGCAATGCAAAATGGAGATGGCGAAGTGATAAACATGGATGCTATCAAATCATTATAAATGTCGATAGTAAATTCTGTATTAGAGCAAATAGAGAAAGGAATGAAGGGGGAAAACTGGGGTTTACCTATGGGTTTACCGAAGTTAGAAAGTGTAATAGACGGAGTAACTCAGTCTACATATTCTCTTATATTTGGCTCCACTGGAAGTGGAAAAACTTCATTTGCTCTGTATGCATATATATATAAGCCTTTAATGGATAATATAAACAATGAGAATTTTAAAGTTATATATTATTCTCTGGAAATGTCCGCTGAGGCTTTATTTGTGAAACTTTTAAGTATCTACCTTTGGGAAAAATATGGAAAAGAATTATCATTTAAGGAACTTCTTTCCAAGAAAAGAGGTAAAACTCTTTCTGAAGAGGATTTTGAACTGGTAAAAGATGCCAAAAACTGGTTGGATAGAATAGAAGAAATAATAACAGTATATGATAGAAGCTTAACGGCTGATAGAATGTATGCTCATCTTCTAAAAGAACTAGGTAAATATGGCCGATTTGAAGAAACAGATACCAGAAAAATATATATTCCTAATAATAAGAATCAAGTTATCTTAGTAGTAATAGACCATATTGCACTAATGAGGAAAGATAAAGGGAGAACTAAAAAAGAAGAAATAGATTTAGCTTCCAATTACTTAGTTACTCTTAGAAACAGATGTGGTATAAGTCCTCTTATTTTAATGCAAATGAATAGAGGAAGTTCTTCTATGGATAGAAGAAATGCTGGATTTCAGGAGCCTCAACTAGATGATATAAAAGATAGTGGAGGACCTAGTGAAGATGCAGAAATAGTACTAGCTGTATTTCATCCTCATAGGGAAAAACTTGTTACTTATAAAGACTATAAAATAAAAGGTATGCTGGAAAATACCTTTAGAGCTATAATAGTATTAAAAAATAGATATGGAGACACAGACGTATCCATAGGCAATGGATTTTATGGTAATGTAGGAGTATGGAAAGAACTTCCTAGAGGTAAAGAAATAAATGATTATGAACCATATTTAACCTTAAATGGTAGGCCAGAACAAGTAAAAGATGAAATAATAAAGAAAGATACTCCAGTTGAGATAGATAATTCTGAGAAAAATTATCAATTTGTAATGTAAATGGCTGAATTAATAGCAATCGTTGGTCCATCTGGGAGTGGAAAATCCACCTCTATTCGTAATTTAAATCCAGAAGAAACTTTCATCATAAGTACAACCGGTAAACCTCTTCCGTTTAGAGGATTTAAGGCTAAATATAAAAGCTTAAAGCAAGATCCAGAATCCAAAGCATGGGAAGGTAATTACTACGTAACCAGTAGTGTGGATAAAATTGGAACTGTTTTAAAGCTAATAAATAGTAAAATGCCTAATATTAAAACTATAGTTTTGGATGATATGCAGTATTTGATGTCGTTTGAGGCTATGGATAGGGCTAAAGAAAAGTCTTACGAAAAGTTTACTGAAATGGCTCAACATATGTATAGTGTGTTTAAAGAAGCTATGAATATGCGTGATGATCTTATGTTTGTGGTTTGTACTCACAGTGAGAATGCTGGGGACGAAATGAATCCAAATTATAAGATTAAAACCATAGGTAAAATGTTGGATAATGTAATCGTACTAGAAGGTTTATTTACTTATGTTTTATATACAGTCATTGGAAAAAATGATGATGGAGGTATTGCATATAAGTTTATGACTAATAGTGATGGTACAAATACAGCCAAAAGTCCATTTGGTTGTTTTGAAGATCTTTACATAGATAACGATTTAGAATACGTTATAGAGAAAATACGCGAGTATAATGCGGGTTAAAATGTTGATAGAGTTCGATTTTGATCCTGAAACTGGAGATTACACTCCAATTAGCAGAGAGATAATCGAAGAAGGAGCAGCAACTCCTAAAAAGGCTAAATCAGTAATGAAAGATGATGGTAGTACAGAGCCTATAGTTATTCTGGAAGAGAATAAATTAGTTCTTAATTCTAAAGCTGTAGAAGTTTTAGGGGCAGAATGGGAAGATAGGATTTCTGTAATATACCAAAAACATGAAGATAAGTTAGTTCCTGTAATTGGTAAGGATGAAGTTTTCGGATGTAAAAGTGGAAACAAACTTACTAAGAGCAAGACTGTTTCTTGTAGAGGAAAAGCTAATACTAAGTTAGCTGAACACGGTACAGAATTTAAATTAATTCCACTAAATAATGATACATTTATCATGGACGGTGGGGTTGATATTCCTTACGTAGAAGACTCTAAAAAGAAACGCGTAGATCCAAAGATTAAAGTAGTTGAAGATGATATTCCAGAAGTTCTTCCTATGGAAGCAACATTAGATGGAGACGGAAGTGAAGAGATTACTGAAGAATTTAAATTTGAACTCTAATAAATTTGCACAATTATGGAAATGAATATTGGATTTGGAGCCAACGAAAAATATGTATCAACTTCTTTACCTTTATTAAAAGCTTGGGAAATTCACGATGTACAATTTGATGGTGTAGAATATGCACAATTTGATGGTAAGAAAGATCCTACTGCGAAGTACGAAGTTCTTAGAATCAAATTCAAGAACGATGAAGGTCAATTTACTCATACTCTGTTTGCACCTAAACCAGGAGATGAGAAAAGAACTACCCGTAAAAACAGCAATGGACATGAAATGGAGAATCCTTCTAATCTAGAGGTATTTACTAAAACCATTGGACATTTATTAGCTGAGGTTTGTCCAGAAGCCTTAAATAAATTATCTGGGAAAAGTACCACATTTGAGAAGTTATGTAAGTTCTTAGAATCAGAAACCAAATCAAAAATTGGTTTCCAGACCAAAATTAAGTTAATAGGAGATAAGGACAATAAACCTCGTTTTCCTTATTTATTGTCTGTATTCGAGCCAGGTGGAGAAGCAGTTATTACAAATAATTGTATTGGTCAGAAACTAGGATTTACTCCTTACGAACTGGATAGGAAGAAGGATATGGAGACAGCTACTCCTACTAAGATGCCTTCCCTAGACTCAGGAGCAAGTAAACCAAATGCAGTAGGACAACCTGTTCAAGCAGAAGACTCTGATCCATTAGATTTTGAGTTATAAAAATTTCTTAGTAACTTTGTGGTTTAATTGATAGTATATGGAAATACAAATTGAACCAACAATAACTAAGGAATTAATATTACAGAGACTATCCCAAGAAGCCATTATGGAACACTATTTAGGTGTCCATGTTGGCAAAGGGTTGTTTTGTTCTCCTTTAAGGAAGGATGAAAATCCCACATGTGCTTTTTTTAAAAATAAGCGTGGAGACTTAATCTTTAAAGATTTTAGAGGCGATTTTTATGGAAATTGTTTTAATTTAGTAATGTATAAATATGGATGTTCATTTCATAAAGCTTTACAAATTATAGCTAATGATTTTGGAATTATACATAGAAAGGATTTAAAAAAACATGAAAAACTTATAGAGTACAGTGGAAACATACTTAAAGAAACAGAATCTTGTATTCTACAAGCTCAAATACAGCCATTTACAAAAAAAGAATTGGAATGGTGGAAATCTTACGGAGTAGAGGAATCTACCCTGAGCAAATTTAATGTATATTCTTGCAAATCAGTTTTTCTAAATGGAGGTTATTTTACATCTTCATCTCCTAATAATTTTATTTTTGGATATTACTATGGATCCAAAAATAATATGGAATTATGGAGGATGTATTTTCCTTTTAGAACCAGATTTAGGTTCTTATCTAATTGGCCATCTAAATTAATTCAAGGAAGTAAACAATTACCTGAATCGGGGGATCTATGCGTTATTACTAAAAGCATGAAGGATGTTATGTGCTTATATGGATTAGGCATAACAGCTATAGCTCCAAATTCTGAAAACTTATTTTTAACTGAAGAACAGTATGAAGTACTAAAGAGAAAATTTAAAGTCATAGTAGTCTTTTATGATAATGATTCAGCTGGTATAAGTAACATGTTCAAAATTAAGAAGAAATTCGGATGTCACTGTCTTTTTATTCCTAAACATTATGGTGCAAAGGATATTTCAGATTTTTATAAAAAATATGGAAGAGATAAGACGATCGAGTTAATTAATGACGGAATACAATGGCTAAATACACGACTGAAGAATTTATCGAGAAAAAATGTAAACCAAAACATGGAGACAAATATGACTATTCCTCTTCTGAATACAAAGGATTAGATGAACCATTTACGTTTATTTGCCCTATACATGGGGAAGTTACCCAAAAAGCAAAATCGCATTTAGTAAGAAGCGGATGTATTAAATGTGATGAGGAAAAAGCAAAAACCAAAAGAAGAGGAGGAAAATATGCTAAAAATAAGGGAAGAGCATATGAGTATAAAATAAGAAATGAATTAAAAGAACTGGGATATCTAGAACTAGTAACTTCGGCTGGAGAAAGTAAGAAAATGGATAACATGAAGGTGGATTTAATAGATCCATCTGGCAGACTTCCCTTTTATGCTCAAATAAAATGTACTAAACCTACTCCTTCTTATCATGCTATAGCAGAGGCTTGTCCATTAAAAGATAAACCTCTCGTTATATTCTGGAATAAACAGAATGTAAAAGAAGGACAGGTTAATATGTCTAGTGAGGGGGAAGTAGTAATCCTTCCTAAAGAATATTTTTACCAATTAATTAAAGCTGCCCAATAAGGGCAGCTTTTTGTATTTATGACAAGATTTAAAGTAAATATACAAAGTGTCTCAGATATAATAACTAATTCTAGTTCCGAAATATTTTCTATACGCACAGACGTATCTCCAGAAACCTTCAGAGAAGTATGGAATAAAATACTTAAAAAAATGGGGATATAATATAGAGGATGACGATGATACTATTCTTGGAGATATTTATGAAGAGTCTCCTGGAGAATTGATATTAAGTTATCCAGTTATGTGCAATGTAGGAGAAGACATATCTAGTATACTTAAATTAATATTTGGCTCACAAAATATAACATCTGAATATTATGGTTAATTTGCTAATTATACCTGTACAATCCTTTAGTGACGTAGTGACCAATTCTTCTTCAGAATTATTCGTAACTGATACGAAATTAACTGAAGAGCAAGTATTTAATGTTCTTAAAGAAATAACCACTGGGTTTGAAGAACCTATGAGATTTTCTTTGAATGACTACAGAAAGGCTTTTTATAATAGACCAGCAGACCCATACACTTTAATGTATAAAGGAAATTGGGGATATGGAAGTTACTATGGCACAGTAGAAGGATGGTTTATAGATTTAGAAGACGAATACGCTTTAGCGAGGTATAGAATGGAGAGTGCATCTAATCTTGATGGAAAATACTATAAAAATACCTATATGTTTCTTATAGAATATTTCGATTTTTTAGAGGGATTAGGATATAAAATGGAAGGAAAAAGAGGGTGTGATTATTATGATGTGATGGAAATTCCAGGAGCTTTAGAAAAATGCAAAATCTTTTTTCAGGAATATGAAAAATCCGGAAAACCATTACCGTCATGGTGGAATCCAAAGGAAGAAGAAACTTTACAATACTTAGATGGAAAAATTCTTATAATAAGTACAGAAGACAATTCTATTCCTTATGATACCTTTGATATAATCACAGAACTACTAAACGGATTCCATATACATCTGGGATAAATACACAAGTAAAATGAAATACATTATACAATCATACGTAGACTTAATTACAAATAGCTCTACATCCGTCTTTACTTGGGCTACTAGCCCAGAAGCTGTAAAAGAGATTATAAATGCTGTTTTAAAATCTGCTGGATCTGATTTAACCTGCGACGATCTATTCACTATAAAAGTGGAATATAATTTGGAAGTTGGAGATACAGATGGATGGTATGTTGATGAAGCTAAAGAGGAAATAGAAGAAAATCCTGGTAAACATCCAGATCTTGAGGAATTATTAAAAAATTATGATGATAAAGTTTCTAAAAGACTCTGGAGTGATGCGTCCGATGTAGAAGAGAAAATATACCACTATATGGTAAATAATTGTGGTAGTTTAAGCTTGGATGAATTTGCTAAATCACATAATGAATCAGATCCAGAGTGGTATTATGATTCTTCCTATGTTATTAAATCAAAGGATCCAAGTAACATACATAATGCAGCTATCCTGAATAAGATCAACGGCTTATTTGATTACGATGCTAGCTATTGTTGAGTATAGTGATAATGTTCTAAATCTTCTAAAGGAGTTATTAGGATATTCCCCAATAACATATACATTTGGAGAAATGTTTTCCAAGTATAAAAATTCAGTAAAAAAGAGTAAGAGGAACTTAGCCACTGAAGAAATTTTTTCCTTATCTTATGATTCTCTTCTGTCAGATTTGAAAAGGTCTATTTGGGTATCTATAGATAAGGAAGAACTTCCTCTTATAAATAAACAATTAAAAGTACTAGAGATATGCAACTAAGTATAAAAGTCCAATCAATTTCAGATGTAATAACTAATTCCAGTTCAGAAATATTCAGTATTAGGACTGATATGCCTAAAAAAGAATTACAGTCCTTGATAGAGAAGGTGCATTCCCAATTTAAGTATAATGGAAGTTGGGAAAATTGGGTAGAAATGTCAGATGAAGAAAAAGAAAAATATGACATTAGTTCAGGGATGGGAGGTATATTAGAAGTTAAAACCTTTGATGATTACTATCAAGAATATTTGTCTTATATACCCGAAAACAAAAAACACTTATATACTAAGGAAGTACATGCTATAGGTAATAAGAAGCCTTTAGAAGAACTAGAAAAGGAAATAAGTGTGGATATTGATCATGGGTTTACACATACTATAGACTGGATTTTGGAAAATTTGTTTGTAGTAGATTGCGAGTGCCCAGTAGCGAGAAACAAAGAGGGGAGAGTAGTAAAGCTATTGAGCTGGAATGAAGACGATTATATAGTAGATGATGACGGTAATAAAATAGAACAATGAAATTTATAAGTGCTATACAATCATTCAGTGACTTGATAACTAACTCTAGTTCGGAAGTATTTCTAATGCATCCATATTATGTGGACAATTATAGAAATATAAGTGATGAGTGCATAGATATTTGTGCAATAGGAGATTTAGATTGGATAAAAAGTCATAGTGAATATGATGAGTTGTTCTGCAATTACTTATCTATAAAATATAATTGGAGAACTGATGATTGGGATGAAATCGTAGATAATAACTCTGAAGAATTTAATACTTTAAAGGGTTTATACATAGTAAAGATTGAGGATCATTTTCCTACATGTGAAGAAGTCTATGACAATGCAAGGAGTGAATGCTATGCATCAGAATATTGGCATTAATATACAATCATTCGGAGACATAATAACAAACAGTAGTAGTGAAGTATTTTGCACTATTAGCGCTGAAAAGGACGTCTGCGAATTTATCTATGAAATACTGAGTGGGATTTTACCTACAGATGGTGATTCAGAAATACACCCAGTAGTTGATTATAGAAAGAAGGAGGATGAGGATAAAATATGGTATAGTGAGGAAGAGTGGAATAATCTTCCAGAAGCATGGATTGATATAACAATGCCATATGGTTCTGGATATGAAGACTGTGACACCTTTTATAGAGCAGGATTAGAAGCTGTTCTTAAAACTCATAATATACCAGGAAATTATACAATAGATTTTTTATAAAAATATGAACAAGCACGAAGATTTATTTAGTAAGATTAAAGTAAGAAAATTTCCTAACAAGAATTATCATGCTATTTGGCATAATCTTAAAACAGTAAGATTAGGTAAAGGGGTAGCTAGTGAATTGGAACCTGACAGAAGTGAGTTTTATGACGTAGGTATTAACACTAGGTGTAATGCTGAATGTCCATTCTGCTATGTGAGTGCTACAAATAAAGGAACTGATTTTCAAGACATTTGTGAAACATGGAAAAAATGGATGGCTACATTCCCTGAAGATAAACAGGTAGAAAGTACTAATGTTATTGTTACAGAGAAACCTTTTCAAATAGCAATTGGTTCTACTGGAGAACCTACTATTCATCCTCAATTTTGTGAGTTTCTAAAAACAGTATATGATAGCGGAGTAGTCCCTAATTATACTACTAACGGAATTGTATTATCGGATGAGTCTACTTCTTTGGCTAGAAATATATTGGAGTATACATCTAAATATTGTGGTGGAGTAGCTGTTAGCTTTAGTAACCCGGTTTTAAGGGAAAGAGCTACAAAAGCCGTAAACAATTTATTGTCTTTATCTGATGTAAAAGTGAACATACACCACATTATATCAGATAATAAGTCAGTGGATGAGTTTTTAAAAGTGGTAGAAGAATATGGTAAAAATATTTATTATCATGTGTTATTACCACTGATGCCATCTGGTAGAAGTAAAGAAGGATTACAAGAAGGAACATGGGAGTATCTAGAAGATGTTCTGTATAAAGATCCTTGGAAATATAAAAATGTGTCCTTTGGTGCTCATTTTATTAATCAACTAGAAAAGAGTAATAAAATTAAAACCTGGATGTATCCAGCAGAATCTCTTAGTAAGAATATTATTCTAACTAAGGATTGTGTAAAAATAACTCCCAGCTCATTTAACCTAAAACCAATCAAAGAAATCAACTTATGAAAATGTTAGATGTAGTTCTACCTGATTCTCATGAAACGGTAGATTTATGTGATGGAAATGCAGATCAAGGTTTATTTCTAGTATTTAGTAAAAATGGAGATTTTATAGGAGTAATATTGTACGATTTGGACTCTGATTCCTATAAGCTAGAAACGGCTACTAATGGAGCATCATTATGTAGTGATTCTAATACAAATGACTTAATAGTATTTTATAATAAACTACAGTATAGGTTTCCAGGGTCTTATTTAAAATATGCAAAAACTCAATCATGAATAACTTATTATTAGGAGCAATAGTAGGAGATATATTTGGTCAGCCCTATGAATTTAAAAAATCTAGACAAAATAGTCCATGTTTTGACCTATTCGAAAATAAGGGGAAATTCACTGATGATACAGTATGTACAATAGGTGTAGCTGAAGCTATTATTCATAATCCAAAGAATCCTGATTTTACAACTTTTGTATCAAAGTGGTGTAGTAAGTATCCATATGCTGGATACGGCAAATTATTTAAAAAATGGATAGTTTCTGACAAGAAAGAACCTTATGGTAGTTATGGTAATGGCTCGGCAATGAGGGTTAGTCCATGCGGATATTTGTATGAATATGAGGATGTTCTTTATTTTTCTACCAAACAAGCAGAAATAACACATAATCATAAGAAAGGAATTATAGGAGCTAATTGTGTAGCTGATTTGATATGGTCTGCTCGTGAAGGTTACACAAAGAAAGAATTAACTGATATTGCTTCTGAATATTACCCAAACTATGATTTTGATGCACCTATTGAAAAAGTAAGAAAAGGATATACCTTTGACTCTAGTTGTGAAGGGTCTGTGCCCCAGGCTATTAGATGTTTTCTAGAATCTACCAGCTATGAGAGTTGTATTAGAAATGCTATATATTTAGGTGGGGATGCAGATACAATAGGAGCAATATCTGGAAGCATAGCATATGCTTATTGGAAAGAAATGAATGAAGATATGAAAGACTACGCTCTGGAAATATTACCAAAAGAGATGATTAAGGTTATTAATGATTTCGATAATTTCATCAAACAACAATGAATACTTATTTGATACCTGTTTTCGATGGAAGCTCTGTTTTTATAGAAAAAATTACAGCCAGAAGTTTAGCATCTGCTGAGGATCGATTTATTGATCTATATCTTCCAAGTGATGAGGATGTTCCAGCAGACTGGGAAGACTTTGTAGCCATTATGGAAGAAGCAGGATATGCAATAGGAAATTTTTACGAAATATCTGAATTTTAAACAAATAAGATGAATAGATTAAGAATTGCGTTAGACATTGACGACACATTAGGAGGTTTTTATCAGGCATATAAAGAAAAATTTAATGCCGATAAAAACCCTAAGGTAATGGAAGGATATATAATAACTAGAAATGTTTATAAATTAAGAAGAGATAGAGATTTCTGGTTAAGTCTTCCTAAAATAGACTGGATTAACTTTATTCCAGAAATGTACTGCACTAAGAGAATAAATCCTAAATCTTGGAGCAGAAAATGGTTGATTGACAATGGTTTTCCAGATAGACCTATATATCAAATGATATACCAACACGGGAATAAGGCTGATTTGATTAAAGGAAGATGTGATGTACTAATCGACGATTCTGTATCTAATGTTTATAAATGTATTCAATCTGGAGTTCCAGCTTTATTAATTGATAGACCTCATAATCAATATGCTGGCCCAGAATACAGAATATATAGTTTGGACATAGATGAAATTGTTGAAGCATATAGAATATTGAATGGAAAAACAACTTTTTGATTGGAAAGATTGGGATGAAATGGATTTTCTAGTGGTAGAGTTTTATAATTGTACTTTTAATACTGATGTTGGAAAGTATAAAAAAGGAGATAAGGTAAGCTCTATACTTATGGATTATTCAAATGGGATTATAAAGATATATGAAAACTTAGATACTTGTGTAGAATATGAACTAAGTTTTCTTATACATGAAATTGAGTGATATAAAAATAATTCCTATATTAGAATCTATAAAAGCATTAGATATATCTGATCAGGAGTATTTTAGCCAAGAATACAAAAAATACATAAGTAATTCAAGTCTATCTCTTATAAATCCCGAACAAGGAGGTAGTCCTCAATTATACTATGAGGGATTGAGTGCTCATCCTAAGTACATGGATTCTATGGTGTTTGGAAGTGCTGTTCATCAACTAATATTGCAGCCAGATGATTTTACTCTTATAGAAAATGTAAATAGACCTACATCTAAAGCTGGGTTTATGGCAGACGAATTATATCCTATATTTATTAAAAATGGGGATATAACTTTTGATGATATAATTAAAGCGTCAGACAAAATAGACTACTATAAGGGGAAAATGGATGATAAAAAGGCTGATGCTTTGAGGTTGAAATGTAAAGATTATCATTCTCAAAGGAGAGCCTATGAAAATGGAAGTAGTTTTAATGAGTTAAAAGAGCCTATTTATTTAGATGAGAAATCTAGATTTAAGCTAAGAGAATGCTTAAAATCAGTAAAAAATAATCAGGAAATACAAAAACTATTAAATCCTGATAGTTTATTGTCAGAACCAGAATCAAAGAATGAGATATGTATTCTCTTAGATGTAAAGGCCATTTACCCAAGTAAAGAAGAAAGAATATTATCTTTGAAAGCCAAGATAGATAATTATACTTGGGATGAATCAATAGGGGAATTGGTCATTAATGATTTAAAAACTACTGGGCACGAAATCTCTGAGTTTCAAAATAGTTTTTATAAGTACCACTATTATAGACAGATGGCTATGTATAGTTGGCTACTATTCTTGTTACTTGGTCAAGATCAAAAATTGAGTATGAAATCTAATATGTTATTAGTATCTACAATACCTCCTTATAATTCTGGAGTATTTAAGGTACTAGATACTCATATAAAGAGAGGCATGAATGAATTTTCTGAATTACTTAAAAGAGTAGCATATCACGAACAATATGGATACGATATTGAACAACCCGAATTATGAGGAACTAAAGGGAATATATTCTAAGTACTTTAGTTTGGGAGGTATAGCTGGAGATATAAATAACAAATTTGGTCTTATTTCCTTAGTAGGATTTTTGACTTATCAAGCTAGACAAAAAAATCCAGATGCCACTTGTTATCAAGTAATAATGAAAGTGACTGAGGGAAGACACTTTCCACAGGAGTATGTTAGAGGATTATCTATAGTATGTGAAGACTTCATGTATGGTGTAAAAACATTTAATACCTGTGGATGCAAGTCCGCTAAGGAAATGATAACTCAAATAAATAATATATTAGACAATTGGCTCCCATTTTGAATGTAAATGAAAAAATAGCTTGCAGAAATGAATATAATATTAAAATTCTTGACGAGCTATCTAATATGTTAAAAGAGTATCCTGAATTAAGATTTGGGCAAGCTCTTATAAATCTGGGTATTTGTGAGGATACTCCAGAATTGTGGTTCAGAGAAAGTGTTGATACTTATTATGAGATGAATCATAGGAAGTAAGTATTAATAACTTTTATATAAACAAGAAAAGCCAGATCAAAAAATTACAATTTTAGATTTTTTTATCCACAGACCATTTGGTCAGATCAAGTTTTTGTAGTATCTTTGTATCACTCTTTCGGGAAGAAAGAGTAGTTCAAAACTACAAAATTTAACACAAAAAGATTTGGTGGACTCACCTAAAAGTACTATCTTTGTAGTACAAAAAGCAACGAGATCAAGGATAATGAATTAATGAATTTTTAAATTGTAATAATTATGGCTAATTTTAAGAGAGTAGAAGTAAAAGCATTTACTAGAGCAGAAGCAGTAGAACAAGTAAAGGACACATTTTTCGTACAACGTGATGCTACACAGGCATGGAAGAAAGCAGGAGAGCCTTCTCCATTAGACAAGGAATTTAAGACATTTTGTGCTAACTATTTAGAGAAGCACACGAAGAATGCACCAGGAACAGCTTGCTCCATCACTTATAAACCGGGGTCTGCTGATACAAGGGAACGTCCTTACAAAATGAATGATGTAGTAAATGAAAAAGGAAAACGTAAGTATGTAACTACTTATATTATTAAGAACAAAGAAACTGGAGAAGAACTAGCAAAGACAACTGAAAACAAAGCTAAGGCTAAAGAACTAGCTAAGAAGCTGTATACAGAAGGTGGATACAGAGGTTCTGTAATTTGCAATTATACTAAGGAAGTTGCAGAGGGTGAACCAATTGCATTTACAATGGATTATGCTCCGTCTAAGAGTTCAAAAGAAGGTCATTACATCTTCTTCGGAATCGAGAAAGACTAATTTTACTTCTCTCGCAATATCTTTATAGGAGGGTTATCTGATTACAGATAGTCCTCCTTTATTTTTTTATATAAGTAAAATTTTATGGCAACAAGATTAGATACATATCATAAAGTAATAGATTTATTAACAGAAGCAAAACAGCAAAAAATAAGTTTGCAAAAAGTATGTATTAACAATTCTTTATCCAGTAACTACTTATATCAAGCTGTAAGAAACATAAAGCTACAGCATGATATAGAAAATGCTCTATATCAAGAAGTAGTACAATTATATGATGATGTAGTTAATAAAAGGTGGGATACTGATAGGAGAAAAGACCCGGAAGGAGTTTACG